GCACGTCGGCGTTTGCTTTTGGGCATGTGGGTGCTACGGTGCAGGGGAATGCGGGTGTGTCACGGGGTGAGTATGTGGCTGATTCTTCTGTTTCGGTTTTTCAGGATTCGGTTTCTGCTGGTTCTTCTAAGTCTTCGGGTTCGGTGTTGCCTGCGGGTTTTGGTTCGGTATCGTCTCAGGATTCTTCGCTTCTTCAGGTTTCTCAGGTTTCGCCGCGTTCTCGGGAGCGTGTGAAGGTTTCGGATATGGTGGGGTCTTTTGAGGATCGTGTATCTGTGGACTTCCCGTTTGTGTATGCGGTGCCTCGTGAGCTTTTGTTTGAGGTTTCTCAGTGTGCTTTGGCGGTTTCGTCAAGTCGTCTTGATTGTTTTAAGGGGTATCGATTCAAGTCGTTTGCTGACGGTACCTTGTTTTTGTCGGTTGTTCCTTTTAAGAAGTCTTCTTCGTTTTTGAATACTCGTATTCTTGCGGTGAAGTCTTCTACTGATTTTAAGGATGAAATTTCTTCTATTGTGAATTTTTGGGTTAAGGAGAAAGTGATTCCTTCACCAGCTGATTTTAAAGTTTTGTCTGAGGATGGGGTTTCTGAGGTTTCGTTGGTGTTTGATTCTGTCCCTGCGTCTTATCATGAGTTTGTTCCGGTAGCTGATTCTTCTCTCGCTTCTCGTAAAGTTTAGAGAGATACAGGGTTGGAGTAGATTCAGGGGTGTTATGCAGACATTTTTTATTGGTGGGTTCGCCCGCACGGTACAGGGTGTTTCACAAGTCGGTACCGCTCAGTTAGTTCCGATGACGGTAACGGCTGCTGGGGATATGCAACAGTTTCGTGTGCTGTTTTCGGGTGTGTCTTTGACGGCTTCGGGGATGATCCAGTTTCAGTCTCCGGTGACGCTTTCTTTCGGATCATTGCAGGAGTTTGTGCAGGCTCAGTTTGTTCCTGCCCCGTTGTCGGTAGTGTATGCGACATGCCCGGATTCTTCTGTGTTTGGGCAGTTGCCGTTAGGTGGGCGTTGGGAGTTTCCGTTATCGGTTGCACCGGTGGTTTCGGTTTCTCGTGCGCGGTTGGGGCAGGTGCTTGAGGTGGTATCCTCTGCCTGGCAGGTTCATGATGAGGAACAGGTATCGCAGGTTTTTCAGGCGGCGTTGTCTCTTTCGTCGGTGCCGCAGGTGAAGGTTCATGAGGGGTCGGTGTTGGTTCCGCGTGAGGGTTTTGAGTCGGTGTTTGCGTTTGATCGTGAGGTTTGTGCTCGGGCGCGGCAGTGGGTTTCTGATGCGTGTCGGGATCGGTCTGCTGCGGTTGTTCCTGCGGGTGCGGGTGATGTTTTGGGTATTTTCTCGGGTACCGCTTTTGTGTCGCCTTCGGTTTCTTCTCCGGTGTGGCCGTCGGGTTCTTATGCTGGTTCTTCGTTGAAGGTTTTTGAGGTTATCACAGTGTTTTCACCAGAGTTGTAGTGGTTGGGGTAGGTTATTTCTGATATGTCATGTAATCCTTGATATAATGGTGAGAGTTTAGTTTTCTCTAAGGATTGGTTTTCATGACTACCATCGTTTCGGATTTTAACGATTTTATTCCTGAACTAACAGGCGGCAAAGTTAAATATAATCCCTATAATCTCCAAGGTTGGGTGTCAATGTTGCGCTCTACGGGGGACGCAGAGGATTTTTATTCAGGGTCTGTTGAGTTTTTCGGGAAGCTCTCTCAACTGCTGACGTTTCAGATGTATCAGAACGGGTACTGCGCTTCCCCAGTCAAAACCACTGTGGAGGAACTAACTCGTACCGCTTCTTCGGAGGATGTGCATCTTCTGACAACTTCCGGTCGGGTGCAGCCGACAGTTGCTAACCTTCTACTGCATGTTGTGAAGGAGATTTCCCGTGAGAAAGGTTTTGCAGGGGAAGAGATGTTTTGGGCGCGCTTCTTCCGTAATGGTTCCGCTTTGATTCTGAATCATGATTTGTGGAGTTCGTCGTCGTTTGCGAAGCAATTTTTGCTGTGGATGTTGGCTAATTCTTCAGCTCGCCTCATGCACCGGGTGATGCGCCCTCAACCGAAGGTAGGTACCGCCGAGCAAGGTGAGGGTTTGACGGAGAATATTCTTGATACGTCTTTTGCGCCGGGGTACGTTTCGGAAGCTGCGTTGATGGTTTCTCATCCTAACGTGTCTCACCCTGTTTCTACTTTGCACACCTCTTTTGTTCGGGTACCGCTGTTTTTGGAGTTATATAAGAAGGTTCGGGCGAAGATTTTCGGGGAGAAGGTTTCTGAGATTTCGTGGGAGGAGCCAGGTGTTTTCTTTAAGGGTGTGTCTTCTTTAACAGAAGGTATCCTGTTCCCTGCTTTGGTGGTTGGGGATGTTATGGCGGAAGGTTCCGCTCTGTTGCGGTGGTATAAGTGGGTGTTGGAGCGCCAACAGACTTCAGGTATCGAACTCTTGTATACGTTGTGTGAGGAGTTTGCTCAGGTTCCCTCAACGCGGTCTTTGTATCGCACAGTTGAGGATGAGTCGTTTAAGTTTCTGTGGGGTTGGTCTAAGAATTTTGTTGATAATTCCTCGTTGATTGGGGTGGATATTTTTTCGGCGGTTCTTCAGAAGCCTCAGGATGTGCAATTGTCTGCGAGTGTTCAGGCTTCAGTGACGTTCCCGCGTATGTATTTACCGCGCCAGGTGCAGGCTTCCTGGGATTCGGTAAAGGATAAAACCTCAGATGGTACCGTAGCGTCAGCGTGTTTGTTCCCGCAGGGTGGTTTGTTTCAGAGTTCGTCCCGTGTTTCGGTTGAGGATGCTGCTCGTTTTGAGGATGCGTGCCGCGCGGGGGATGTGGGTTTACTGCTTGATCTTGAGTGTTGTAATGCTAGTACGTCTCCGGCGACTGGTCGTTTTAGTAAGCATAAGGTGCTTGGTTTCGGTTCTTAAATGTAATCCCTTAGTGTAGTTTAGTGTGAAGGGTTGGTTGTATGCGTTTAGCGGTGAAGTTGTTTCGGGATGCTCAGGTTGTCCCTCAGCAGGGTAGTTCGTCTCGGCGCTCGCGTCGTAATCGTGGGTTTAGGGTGCGCGGTGTTACTCGTTTAGGTGTGCGGGCGGTGTGCGAGTCTGTTGATTCTGCCGCTGGTGTTCGTTCTTTCCGTGTGGCTGGTTTAGCTTCCCGCAGTGAGGAAGGTTCATGGCAGGTATCGCCGTTGTTCTCGTGGAGTTCTGGGGACGGTTTTTCATCGTCTGAGGTTTCGTGGGATTCATGGGTGCGTTCTTCTCTTGAGTCTGCTGGCGCGCGGCGCGGTGAGGAGCGTCTGTTTTTTGTACCTTCGGTGGCGTGGGTGCAGTCGTTCCCAGTGAGTCAGGTTTCGCTCAGTGAGTTTTTGTTTGAGGGGTTTTTCTCGGTGCGTGAGGATGATCCGTCGGTGGTTGTTTCGTCTCAGGTGTTCGGTGTGAAGCCTCTGGTGGCGTTTGATGATTCGTTGAGTTTTCAGCGTGTGCAGGTTTCTTCTGCGGTTCAGTCTGAGTTTCATAACGTTGTTTCCGCTGCTGTTTCTGTGTAGTTGATGGGGTGGTGTGTTGTGGTTCGTGAGGATTTTCAGGTAGCGCCTTTTGTGGAGTTTGTTTCTCGGCGCGCGGTTCGTGATGAGGTTGCTCGGGTGTGTCCGCAGGCGGTGGTGGAGTTTGATCGTTTGTATGGGCATCGCGCGCCGGGGGAGGATATTTCTCCGTGGGATAATAAGGTTTTTGTGGATAATATGGGTGGCTTTATGTCGTGGATGGAGTTCGCGTATCTGTTGTTCTTTGTGATCCATGAGAATAGGTTTCCGTTACCTGAGACGGTGGTTTATCCGCGCACGTGTGCGGTGGGGTATGTTGAGGGTGAGGGTTCTTCTGATGCTGTTTTGGATATTGAACCTTATTTGGATCATTTGGCTAAGCAGTTTCCGCAGTTGTGTGCGCCTGATTATCCGGTATCGCGTGAGAATCTTGTGTTTTCTCGTGTGGTGAGTGTGGTGATGTTTAATGAGGTTTTGGTTCCTTATCCGTGGTGGGTTTTTTCTCAGATGGTAAGTGAGCTTCCTTCTTTTCTTGCTAGTTTGTTGGATTCTGAGAAGTTTGTGTGGATGGTTTCTGGTTTTTCACCGGATACTATGGAAGCCATTATTCAGGATGTTTTGTAGTCTAGTGTTTTGTTGATGATGTGAAGGGTTGGTTATGGGTGTTTTAACGGATTTTATGCGGGATTTTTTCTATTCTCCGCAGATGTACGGTAAGTATGTTGAGGAAGGTGCCGCGCCTCAGGAGGTTGAGTTTTACTCGTCTCAAGATTTTCTACGCCGTTTCGTAGCGTCAGGGCGTTATTTTCAATTCCTTCAAGGCAAAGGTATCGCGGCTGCTGAGTTGGTTCAGGGTTTACGGAAGTTATCGCATGATGATTTTATGCGCGCGGTGGATGTGCTCGGGTTGTATGTGGTGCGTGACCTTTTGAAGGATAGCGCTGTGTATTCTGAAACACCGGGTACTAAAGCGGTTTCTTCGCATGTGATGCAGACGTTTACGAAGAAAGTTATTACATCGTGCGAGTCTTTCGCGCAGGAGCATCTTGAGGGTGCGTCCTCTTCGGTGACAGCGGCTATGGCGAAGAAACTTCAAAGTGTGGTGACGTATCAGGGTTTGGCTGTGGAGTACCTGATGCAAAGTCCTTTGCCTGCGGTGGTGCAGGAGGATTTGACGGTTGCGGTGGTACAACCGTCGGTGACGCGCGAGGAGGGGCATAAGATTGTAAACACTCGCAGTAAGGTTCAGCTTGCCCAGGATCAGGTATCGCGGTTTTATGCGTTTGCGTATTTTGGGTGGGTGCTTCATGTGCTGGCGCATTGTGCGGGTGTGTCTGGTAATGCGTGTTTTGAGGTGACGTTTGAGAAGGACGGTGGGGATCAGCGTACTTTGGTGACGACGTTCGAGACTGAACCGGTGCGTGAGTTGTATGGGGATGAGGTAGCTTCTCAGTGTTCGTCCTTGGATGAGGTGCGTAATTCGTCGTCTTTGTTCCGTGGTTTTGTGCGGTTGCCGTCGTTGGGTGAGTTCTGTGGGAATGGTATTTTCCGGTCGGTGAGTTTAGCTCGTGTTCTGCGGGCGCGGTTTGGGTATTCTGTGGTGGTTGATCCTACTTTTGTGGATGTTGATTCATCGGTTTCGTATTCGTATCTTTTGACGAAGTTGGCGGAGGTTGAGGCTGATTCGTCGTTGGATTCGGAGACGAGTTCTGTGAATGCTCAGCTTTCGTCGCTTTTCACGCCCTCGGTACCGCCTGCACTGCCCGCGCCGCAATCTCAAGCTGTAATTTCTGAGGGTTCTTCTCAGGGCGCGCTCGGTGGTTTTTCGGTTGGGTTGCTTGGCGATCGGTTGAAGTCGTTGGGTTTGTTGCCTCAGGAGTTCCAGGTATCGCTTGAGTCTTTGCGTGGGTGGTTGGTTTCTTCGCGTGATGTTCGGGGTACGCAGTTTTTGAAGGATTTGCATTTATTTTTGGTTGCTAATCGTGATGTGTTTAGCGATTATGACCCTGTTAATGTTTCTTCGGATTCTGATTTTACTACAGACGGTACAGGTGGTTTGGTATAATCTGAAGTAACTTGTTGTTACTTTTAAGGATTATAGTTATGCCAAATTCTTCTGGTAGTTCAGAATCTTCACCTGTTTTATATCATGATTTCTTTGAAACGGTTTCTTCACGTTTCCGTGGTGCTAAGACAGATACCGGTGAATCGGTGAGCGATTTCAGCAAAAAGTTTTATGCAGATCAGCTCAAACATCAAGTAAACCCACAAGCCGATGAGGAAATCCCTGAGTTTCAGATCGCAACCTTAGGTACGTACCTTGAGAACATGGTAGGTACTGAAGGTGATGAGACTCAAGAGGCTTCTCTCGGTTTGTGGGATACTTTATTGCAGGAGTATGAGTCGCACTATCCGATGAAGTATCAGGCGAAGAAGTCGGAGGCTGCGGTTAGTATTCCTGAAGATGTGGCTGTGGTGCAGGCGCTTTTCGATACGGATGTAGTAGCGGTGTATCGGAAGGACACACAAGAGGTCGCGTACTATACCTCTGTGCGTAGCATTTGTCAGGAACATGCGTCACGGTACACAGAGTTAGAAAAGAAGATGGGTGAGAAGAACGCTCGCCGCGTTATCCATGCCATGCGTATTGATGCGACTTATGTCAATGCACATGAATATACTCTCAAAACTGTGAATCTTACCGCCAAAACTGAACTGAAAATGGATGAATGTATATTCATTCCTTTGTATTCTTTAGAGCGTTTATACACGGTTCTCGATTCTTTCTTCTTCCAGTCACAGCAAGGTTTGAAACTCGGCGATATTAAACCCGCTCGGGATTCCGCGTTACTGGAAGTTCGTCAAACAATGGCGAATGTGCAGACGGTACGTTATCTCACAGCTTCACGCAAAGGTATCGCTAAATATCGTGGGGTTGATGATATTGGCGATATTCCACAGAATGCGATTTACCGTCTTCCCCTCTTTAGGATGTATGTACCTTCCCTGGGCGCGCCGGTGACGTCGTTAGGTCTTTCGGCTATCAACGTTTTCTCACTGGATTCACTGCACGCGGTGAAGTGGTCTCACTTCTCGGCACCGCTACCGGATAATAGTATGCAGAAACTTATCCAGGGTGAAGTTATTAACGTGTGGCTTCGCGGTATTTTGGAGACGAAGAAAGATGCTGACGGTCAGGAAACAGCCGGTGAGTCTGATTCCGGTACTGATTCTAACGGTGCACGTACATCGTTGATTACGATGCTGAATCAGACGTATGGTTTAGATATTCCGTATGATGCGGGTGTAACCGCTGTTATTAAGGAGGTGCGCGATCTGGAACCGGCGAAGTTCAATGATTTGTTCGCGCGTCTGCCGCAGCAGTGGCAGGATTACGCGCAGCGTATGGGTGGTGTGCTAACGCAGTACACACCGGTACAGGTACCGTCTACTGCAACAGAGTTGGCGGATATGTTGGCTACGGGTGCGTACCGTATCGTGTTCGGGACGAAGGCGGGTAAGTTTTCGTCAGCATTGGTTTCTAACAGCGAGTTTGTGCTGCGCAGTTTTTACGGTAAGGCGTGGTGGCGCACGTATGAGGTCTCTACGTTCGCACGGAAGCTGTTCGCGTTCCGTAAGCTCTCCTCAGGTGTACCTATTGAGGTTGTCGCTGATCTTTTAGGTATGGCTGTTGGTGATGTGCAGGCGTGGGTTTTGGAGTCTACGTTTGTGCCGCGCGCTTTCTTGTCGTTGATTGGGGAGAGTACGTCGCTGCCGCCGCAGCAGGTGAAGCAGGTGTGGTCGCAGTTTGTGGAAGCGAATGTTTCAGGGTTTGTTTCTCAGACGGAGGAGGATCAACAGGCGGGTACGTTCCAGTCCCCTACTTTTGCGCAGGTGATTGAGGCTTTAGGTTCTGTTGGTATCGTTTCGGTGCAGGGTGCATATAAAGCTGCGTTTAAGAATGAGACGAGTACGTGGTTCTTGGATGTTGAGGATGTGATGCGGATGCAGTTCTCAACGGAAGGTAACCTGGTACCGCGTTCTGAGGGTTCGTATGTGTTGGAGCGTCCTTCGTCGCGTGTGGTTAATCCCGTGGAGTTAGTGGCACAGAATATGCGCCGGTCGGCGTTTACGTGGCAGCCCGCGCCGCCGAGCTGTATTCCTGAAGATTCTACGGAACCGGTGTTTGTGTTGGCGGATGGGCTGACGAGTAAGTCTATCCGTCCGGGTGTTGTGTTGGCGCGTAGTTTGTTCCATGCGAAAAATTCGTGGAGGCAGTTTATGCAGGAGATTGATGTGTCTAGGATTGTCTTCATGTCGCGCCTTACGACGGAGTATGTGCCTGGTACGAACCGGGTGATTGAGGATTCGGTGCGGTATTCCCCGGATGGGTCTGTTGTATCATACGATATGAAGCTATTCTAGGGTCTCGCTGGGTAGGAAAGAACTTGGTTTTCTTTTGTGAGAAGGAAAACCAAGTTCTTTCTGTAGTTGGGGTTTGGTATACTGTTTTAGATATGTTATTTCTCTTCTTGAGGGGAGGTTAGGTATGTGTGCAGTGGTTTATCAGGATGTAGTACAGCAGGGTTTATCTCAGGTTCAGGATTCTTTATCGTGGCAGAGTATTGTAGCGGCGCAAGTTTTGATGATTGTGCAGCGTGAGGGTGTTTTTGCTGATTTGAGCGCTGAGCGTTTTGGGTGCGGGGAACCTGTGGGTATCGCTTCGCGCCGCGCGGAGGTTTCATCAGATGAAGGTGCTGTGGTTCCTTCGGTGAAGGTGGATCGTGTCGGTTTTTGTGGTTCTGCGGCGGCGCAGGAGTCGTTGATTCTGTATACTGTGGCGGTTGGTGAGGATGATTTAGGTTTCTCTGTTTATCCTGTTTCCCTTCAAGATAATGTTCATGAAGATGTGGTTGAACCTGTTGGTACGTCTTTACGTACTGGTTCGTTGCAGGTAGTTACAGAGAGTTTTTCGTTTGATACTTTTGTAAATATACCTGATGATGTAGATTCTGAAACACTTATTACTGATAATAAAAATACCCCTGAACCTGCTTCTCTTGTTGTGTTTAGTAGCAGTCTTTCTTTAGAAGATGGTTTCGATGTTTGGGGTTATTCTCTACACGATGTAGTTCAAGAACAGGAAGTTGTGAAACAACCTTCGTTCGTTCTATTCACGTATTCTGAACCTGTTGGTGAAGACGGTTACGGTTTCTCTATTTTCACACAAGATAAGCAACCTGAAGATAACTATCTTGAAGGTTTACCGGTACCTGACTCGGCAACTCCCTTAGGGAATACAGTTTTTAGTACTCCGCAGAAACAAGAGAATGGTTTTGACTATTACGCGCCCGCGCTGCGTCAATCTTCACAAGGAGATGGTACCGTACAAGTTTCAACGATGAGTGTTGAGGCGCGCCGAGCTAAAATGGCTCAGCGGTTACGTCCTTTTGGGCAGGCGCAGGAAGGTACCGCTTCGGAGTATGTTTCCGATTGGGAAGATACTCTTGTTTCAGAAAGTAAAGATACCCGTGAAGGTGAGGATGTCTCTTCGCTTTCTGAGCAGGATTTGTTGGAGAGGCAACGTAAGGATTACGAGTCGGTAGAGAAAGCTATCGGTTTCTTGGGGAAAGCTGTTACTTCTTTAGGGAAGAAAATTTAGAAAAGGAAAAGGTCAGGTTCATAGAATGTACACGTCAAAGTCGGTGGCTCAAACTGTGCTTGATATGCAGCGCAGCGTCTCTTCTCTGGTGAAGAAGGATCAGTATAGTACTTCTCTTTTCACAGTGTGCGATAAAGCTGTGAAGGATGAGGATATTGAGTCTCTGCGGCAGTTGTATTTGAAGCAGGTATCGCAGGCGGTTATCGGTTTGGTTCAGGACGAGTTGCTGCGTGATGTGATTTCGGTTCGTGTTTTTGTTGATGAGTTCTCGGATCAAAAGAAGTATCGTGTGAGTGTCGGGTTGTATCCGGTGAAGGCGACGTTTGGGAAATTGTTTTTACGTCGTCGTCAGAAGCAGCGTAAACGTTTTGAGTATGAGGTTTCTGAGTCTTCGAGTGTTACTCTTGCGGATATGGTGCAGGATTTTGCGCAGTATTATCAGGAGTACCTGACTTTCATAGTGGCGAAGCGTAATATTTCAATTCTCAATGATTTTATGCACGAGTATGTGGATTCTCTGGTTCCTTATCAGGTTCGTTTTGAGGTTCATGATGATGATTCCGTAGTTAAGAAAAAGTTGCTTGCGGGGATAAAGAGCGTTCCGGGTAGTACCAATAATTTTGTGAATTTTTATGTTGATGTTCCCTCCGCCTTGAGTCTTGAGGATCGTTTAGGGTTCTCCCCGGATCAGGTAATGCATGAAGGTTTATCGTCGTTGCAGGATAAAGACTTGAAGAGTGTTCGAGCGATGGTGGAAGCGTTTAAGGTGGCTTTTAACCCGGTTATTATCTTAGCTACTAAACCGTCTTTGGTTTTGAAGGTGTGTCCGCATTTGCGGCTTCTTTCTGTGCAGACGATGATCGGTAAGTCTGCTTTTACGAAAGTGGGTGCTTTACGCGATTCTGTGGATAAGTTTTTATCAGCTCAGGTGCGCGCGTATGTTACTAAGGAAGGCACCTGGGAACTGGGTATCGCTTCTGATGCGTCACAGGGTTTGAATGTGGTGGCTCTTATTGAGGTTTCTGCGAAGAAGAAGCTGTATCGTGTGTTGGTTTCTCCGGTGATGCTCTCGGGTGTTTCTGCTGCTCCGGTTGAAGATTTGAAGGATTTTCTCAGTGCTAAGTTTGGTTTAAGCGAGGTGGGTTCTTAAGATGTCGTACAGTCCTTTTGGTGATGGTGCACCTGATAATAACGCACCCTATGATGATTCTTCTGGTAACGCTGACCCTTGGGGTTCGGTAGCTGGTGAGGATACCCCTACTCGCGTTCTTCGGGAGGATTCCTATGATGGTTCTTCGCATCTTTCTGATGATTTCTATGTTAGTGACGTGTCTCAGTTGGATGATTCTCACCATCAGGTGCATTCGTCGGTGGCGGAAAATATTTCGTCGTGGACGGATGGGAAGATTCTGAAGTACCTTTTGATCGGTTTAGTAACGTTATTTGTAGTAAGTGTTGTTTTTTATTTCTTGTCGCAAAATTCTTCTAAGTCGGCACCGTCTCAGGAGGTTACATCTTCTCAACCGGCTTCGTCTTCGGATCAGCAGGGTACTTCTTCTGAGGATTCTTCCTCTTCTGCGCAGGGTGGTTCGTTGCAGGAGGTTTCGGCACCGGAGGTTTCTAAGATTTATGAGTCTAAGGCTTTGGTGACGGATAAGAAGGTTTATTTAGATAAACGTACTAATCAGTATCAGTTTGTTGTTGTTCTTGATATTGTTGTTGGTTCCGATCACCGTCAGGTTGAGTATATTTTGCCTCAGGAGATTTGGAATACTGTACGTGCTCAGCAAGAGTTGAAAATTAAATATACTGGTGATGATTCTTCTAACTTCATTATTGTAAGTGTGAAGTAGTTAGATGAAGTGAAAACGTTCCAAGAGGTTTTTCTTTTGGAACGTTTTCATTTTGTCGTGTGGGTTTATGTGTTAGACTTGATGTAGTTGATTTTCAACTTTTGATTTTTGTTAGTCATAACGGTGAAAGGCGTTATATCTGATGACTGCTTTAGATGGTACTGTGAAGAAGCCCGCAGGAAAAACTGCGGGGAAGAAAACTACTTCCGCAACAAAAACTTCGACAGGAAAAACTTCGGTCAAGAAGGCTCCTTTACGTCCTAAACCTTCTGCTAAGAAGACTGAAACTGCCTCGAAGGATGCTGCGGCGACTGAAGAAAAGAAGGCTCCCGCCACTGCGGCTAAAAAGGCACCTGAGAAGACTCCCGAGAAGAGTGCACCTGCAACTAAACCCGTAGGTAGCACTCAGAAAGAGTCTGCTAAACCTGAAGAAAAACCTCAGGGTACTGCTCCTGCTCAGGAAGAAAAGAAGGCTTCCACTGCACCTGCTTCTACTACTGCTACTGGTGCTGAAGAAGCAGGTGCTAACGCCCCGGTTGATCATAACGCTGTTCCTGATGCTCCTGCGGGTGAGAAGGTTGTTACTAACCTGGATAATGAGGATGTTGGTAAGCTCTTCGGTAAGTTACAGCTGGTGCAGACCATTGCTACCGATACCGAGTTCGCTCCCGGTACTCAGGCTATGACGAACCAGGACGAGTTGGTTCGTTTAGCTAACGTGCCGAACGTGATGATTACCGACTCGAAAACTAAACCGGACAGTAAGTATATTGCTTTCCCGTATTCCTTCGGTTTTATTGTGAAGAATACTTCTGATGAAGTTATTCCGATGGTGAAGATGCCTGAGGTTTCAAAATTCCACATACCTGAGCAGGATGAGGACGGTAATTTCAAGGATGATAACCCTCAGGATACACGCCGTATTGCTGAGATTTATGCTCCGAAGCGTACCGTCTTGAAGAAGTTCTCACGTATGTGGGGTCACCCGATCAAGGGTCTGGATAACCAGAGTGTAGGCGAATTTAACTATGAGCTTGCCCCTGGTGCCGCTACCTTTGTGACATTCTTCGAGTTGGCTGCTACTTTATCTATGTCTATGAAGTTGGCAGAACATGAAGGTCACCTTTTGGATGAAGATGTTCTCGCACCTTTCGGTGGTTTGATTCTTTTGTCGGCGACGTTGAAGAAAAATAATAAAGCTGCTTTGAAGCCTGCGAAGTCTCATGAGCCGCTGGTTCAGTTGTACGGTTACCCTTATGAGCGGATGGTTCAGGGTAACGTGAGCTTCCGTCAGGGTGCTCCCGCTGAGGTTGATGCTGAAGGTAACCGCGTTCCTGGTTCTCGCCGTAATGTGACTGCTACGGATTATAACTGGCCGAAGGTTGTTTCGTTGAATGAGACTGCTGAGACTCGTGGTAAGAAGTCGCGGTACGTTTATGAGATTACTTCTGATTTTGAGGAAGTTGCTCAGAAGGCTCCTGCTGATTTGAAGCCTGCGTATGAGGAAGCTCGTCAGTTCCTTCAGATGCTTGTTGATGCTTCTGTGTATGTGAAGACTGTACGTGATATGGAGAAGCGTATGAAGGCTAAGGCTTTGCGTCGTAACGCTTCTGTTTCTCGTCCTTCGGCTCAGGCTCAGTGGTCGCTGTCGCGTGGTAACCTGTTGGCGGCTTTGGCAAAGTAGTTTTGATAAACCACTATGTTAGGGTTTGAATAGCTGTTTGGTACAGTTATTTTTGGATGAACCTTTGTTTCTAATTTATGGAAACAAAGGTTCATCTTGTTTTATCTGTTATAATTTACGCATGGTTGATTCTACTCTTGCTTTGAAGTACCGTCCTAAAGGTTTATCTGATTTTATTGGTAATGAAGTTACAAAGAAACTGATTTATGGATTCTTTGATAAAAGCAACCCTAATCATAAAGGTTCTATTGATAAATCTATACATAATTATTTTATAACTGGCACTACTGGTTGTGGTAAAACTACACTTACTCGTATTTTAGTTGGTCTTTATATGTGCACTGGTGATACATCTGGTGTGATGTGCGGTGAGTGTAATAATTGTTCAGCAAGTGAAGAGTATATTCTTACCGGTAACACTGATGGTTTTATGGATTGCGTGATTGAATATAACGCAAGTTCTCTCACCGGTAAAGATTCTCTTGAAGAGTTGATTCAGCGTATACAGGTTCTTCCCGCCATTGGTTTTCCGTACCGTATCGCTTTCATTGATGAGTGTCATCGCATGAGTCAAGCTGCTCAGGATAGTATGTTGAAGTACGTTGAGGATTCTCCCGAGCATGTTATTATGATTTTTTCGACGAATGAGCCTGAGAAAGTTTTGACGACTCTCAAGGATCGTTGTCAGGCGCGTATCAAAGTTGAAAAGCCTACGTCGAAGGAATTGTTGGCGCATTTGATGACGGTATCGCAGGCTGAGAATATTAAGTATGATGCTGCTGGTTTACGTATGATTTGTTCTTATAGTGAGAATGTTGTGCGTCGTTCTTTGAATCAGTTGAATACTTTGGCTTCTGCTGGTTTGATGGCTAAGGCTTCTGATGTTGCGAAGGTTTTCAATCTTTATACTGATGATGTTTTGTCTCGTTTTATGAAGTCTTATTTGGAACTAAACTCTCCAGAATTTCTAGGTTTAGTATCCCGAGTGAGTAGTTCTGGTGATTTAGATAATTTCATTTCCAATTCTATTCAGTTTTTAGTGCGTGGTTCGTATGTGCGCGCCGGGGCAGCCCCGGAGGATATGCAGGTAGAGGAGGTGCGCTGGTTCAAGACTCTGTTCCAGGATTTTGAACCTTCTGCTGTGGCGGGGTTCCTTTCGGTGCTGACGCGAGCGCAGAAGTCGCCTTCTGCACAGGTATCGCTGGTTTCTAGTTTTTATGAGTATGTGGAGCAGGTATCGCAGCGCGCGAAAGATTCTCAGGTTGAGGAGACGTTAGGTCGCCTTCAGGAGATGGTGCAGCGTCTTACGGAGTCGTTTCAGGTTCGTGTTCCTGATAAGCCTGGGAGGTTTACGTCTGCGGTGAGTGCTGATCTTGCGTTGGAGTCTGCGGTTCGCCAGGGTAATGTGGTGCGTACTCAGCAGGAGCAGATGCGTGAGGGAGCGCAGGTGTTGGGTGATGTGTCGGATCGTGTGTTGAGTGTTCGTGAGTTGGCTGAGTGTGTTGGTGGTTTTATTGTTAAACCTTAAATTGTTTATGTCATAATATTTTCATTATTTAGTTTTAATACGCCTTAAGATTTTTGTTGAGTCTTAAGGCGTATTTGTCATTCCGTTAGTACATGTTTTTTCTTCAGAGACAACATAACTGTGTCTACGGTAAATTATCCGACGCGGTTGATGAAAGAAGAAAAGTATGGTAAAGACTGAAAACAAAACATGGTCGCAGAAAGCGCGCATCCCTCTTTTGGCTGCCGCAACGTTGGTATTTGCCGTCTGTGGTTTTGCTTCTGCAACCGCAGCTGATAATCCTAACCCGGTCACCGGTAATTCACAAGGTTCTCATTCAACGGTATCGCCTGCGCCGCAGCGCTCGGTGGTACCTTCTCAGACTGCTACTCGCAATCCTGGTTCCGGTATGCACTTACCGTCCTCGAAGAATGAGGATACTGAGCGCGTCAAGAAAGATATTCGTGGTACTGAAGATCGCGGGTTTTGGTCTACTATCGCGTTTTGGGTTTTGCAGCTTATCAACGGTATTTTGGTAGTTCTTTTCCCTATTTCTATCTTCGTTTCAGTTCTTGGTCTTGTATATATCCGTGTACCTTTCACCCGTCCTTTCCTGCGGGATGACAATGAGGACGGTGCGGGCACCAACACTACGTCTTCCTTCGCTAACGGTTTAGGTGGTTTCCAGCAAGCCGGTTTGAACTATTCCGCGAAGCGCGCTTTCTGGAATTTGCACTGGGTACCTGATTCCGCGTTGGATGCGGTGAAGATGCTCGGCGGTACTCGTGGTGTGCAGCAAAACGCCGCTCTTTCCGGTATGCCACAGATGGGGTATAACCCCATGATGGGTGGCGGTATGGGGCAGTTAGGTGCTGGTAACCAGGTGATGTCTCAGGATCGCCAAGGTATGACGTTTAAGTCTCCGATTGCGTGGTATGTGTGGGAGGAGACGAAGGCTCACATCATGACCGGTTTCGGCGCGGTAGTGCTGACTTCTTTCAACACTTTCGTGTTCGGTGTTAATGCTGCTGGCGTTCTGATGAATTGGGTTGGCGGTATGTTCGGGGGAGGTGCCTAGTCATGGCTTCAGGTAACCCTTTGGTTCGGTGGCTGAATAACAAACTCTCGGTACCGCAGAACAACTCGTTTTCCGATATGGAGCTTGAGCTTGCGTATCAGACGTTTAAACAGTTGTGCCAGTCACCTAAGGGTATGTCTCCGGGTGTGCGTGAAATGCGAGTGGGGATTCCTTCGGAGCAACAGTCGTTGTTTTCGGAGTTGCTGAATCTTCCGAAGTTGCAGAGCACGTTTGATTTTGTTCAGGATGAGCGTGATCCGCAGGTGTGGGTTGTGTCTCCGAAAGCGGTTTCGTCCGAGTTTATGAAGGTTTAGGTGTGATAAATGATTTCAACGGTTTCTTTTAATGAATACGTCGATGTGGTGGCGCACCGTACTTCGCAGCCTAAGAAGGTTGTCAATCTCGTGATAACGGCGTATCTTGCGCATGTTGCACAGGAGTTGGAAGAAAACGGTTCTGCTGGTGTTCTTGGTCTTTTTGATGTGATGGATAAGACTAAGGTTCCTTCCGCTCAGGACATTCGTACTGTGACTTTTGCAGCTCAGGTTTCTTCGGAGAAGTTTCGGAAGATTCTTGAGAACCTATCTTCTGATTTTGAGGTTAAGGTTCTTCCGAAGTTTCCGGTGGCGCTTTCTGTTTTGACGCAGTTTCGCCAGGTGGTGCAGGTGCAGATCAAGCAGGGGAATGCGGTAACGCTTCGGAAGGTGGGTAATGTTCGTGTTTCTGAGTCGGGTAGTTTGCAGGTGCGTAAGGCAGCTAGTTTAGGTCAGGGCGTTTCGTTGGTTCCGAAGACTTTCTTTAAATCGTTGGTGAAAGGGTAGTTTGCAGTGTTAGGTAAGACTCATGCGTTAGGTGGTTCGGTTGCTGCTTTTGGCTCTGTGTTGGGTGTAGCTTCCGGTATCGCTGCGTACCATCATGTGCCTGTGGCGCAGTTGGATTACCGTGATGTCCTACCTTTCGTTTTTGTGACGTATCCTATGGCGATTTGGGCTTCTAAAGCTTCAGATATGGATCACCATGTGGGCAGTGTTCCGTTTCGTGATCCTGTGTCTATGTCGTTGCATTATGTGCTGCATTGTACCTCTGGTGTGCGGCGGTTTTTTCCGCGTAAGAGTTTTGTGTATAAAGTTTTGGGGTTTGGAGATGCGCAGCATCGTTCGTGGCAGACTCATAGCGATTTAACGCTTTTGTTGGTGTGGATTCTGGTGTTTATGGCGTATAACGGTACTTTTACATCGTGGTTCGGTGTGGTGTTGGGGCAGTTATCGCAGTGGGTTACACCTGGTTTGGCTTTGGGTTTTACTGCACATATTGTTCTGGATTTTCTGACTCCTGAAGGTATGTGGCTTACTGTTCCTTTGTTGGTGAATACGGTTTTAGGTAGAAGGGTTTTACCTGAGAAGTTTAAACCTATTTCGCCTTTGGTAAGTCTCTTAAGTTTGAAAGTGGGTAAGCAGAGGGCAATTCATTATTTTTCTACAGGTAATGGTTGGGAGAAAGCTATTCAACGTGTTTTGTTTGTAGCTTCTTGGATTCTCTTCTTATTCGTGGTTTATCTAGTTTTACCGTGGAGGGTTTTGACGTAGATTAAAGATTTTATTTAAAAACACCACATACATTGTTTGCGGTTCTGGTTTAGATGACGTGGTGAAGAAGAACACCAGGTATCGCACTTTTACTGTACAGTAATTTTTATGTAAAGGATTTCTACTATGGTAGCGATTACGAAAAATAAGTGGCTGTCATTGCTTGCAGCCCTAGTTTTTGCTGCTTTACTGTCTTTTTCCGGTGCCGGGTTCTCCTCCGCACACGCGGCGGATAGTGAAGCGATGCAGTCCCTCTCTTCGCAGGTCTATTCTGATGTCTCCTCCAATGATTACAAAGTCGATGGAGGCGGTAAGATCAAGGGTTCCGAGCTGATGGAGAAGGACGACACAGGTACCTATGTTCTGAACAAGGATACCTTCGAGCAACTTTCCCCCTCCGGTCGTAACGAGTTCTCAGCTGACGTGTTTAACGGCTCTACCTCCGTGGTGAAGAACGGTGAAGCTGAAGGTCTGACAACTGATACTCAGCGTAACTGGTTGTATGACCTAATGAACACCCCTGGGTTCGGTTCTCAGGTGATGATGACCGCTCTGAACGATATTAAACCTGACTTCATTACTGCGCGTGCTTTCTGGGCACCGTGGATGTGGGTTTTTAACGCTATTATCGGTATCTTCGTCATGGGTGCTGTTATGTTGATGGTGGTTCAGTCCGCTATTGACTTCGCTTACGTGCTGATCCCGATGTTCCAGGGCATTATGGGTCAGGGACGCACTGGTGAAGGTGATAACTTCTTCAAGCGGGTTGCTTCTTCTCTGGTATCGCAGGATGCGCGTTATGCGGTTGAGAAGGCAGAGGGTCGCCGTATGAAGGCGGTCGGTATCTTGCTGGTCTCGACGGTAGGTACCTATTTGATTGCGGGCTTCTTCGTGGTCTTGGTATCGACAGGTAAGATTTGGGTGATTCTATCCCTGATCTTCGATTTGACGTTGCGTGTCTTGAATTTGGCGTGATGTCGGCATAGGTCTCTTATGCGGTGGTGGGTTGGTGCTGGTTGTGGTGCTAACCCACCACATTTACTAAAGGCTTGGTTTGATCTGATGGGTAAGATTTTAGGTTTGTTCAGTTTTGCGCGGCGTGTGCTTTTGGTCGTGTTGTTGGCGTGCGCTGCCGTGTTTGGCTCGGTGGGTATCGCGTCTGCTGATACGGCACCTGCTGGCGGTTCGGTGAACGCTGTGGTGAAGCTGGATGATACGACTGCTGGTGCGGTGGCGGATAGTATCAATGATGGTACTGGTAAAGAGTTTTTGAGTTATGATGATTCTAAAGGTGTTTTGACGTTTGATAATAACGCTTATTCTCGTTTGACTCAGGATGCTCGTAAAGAGTACATGAAGACTGCCTTAAAAGGTGTGAAGCGGTCTACGTTGCAGGATATGACGAAGAATCGGATGTTTGAGTTTATTTCCTATCAGGATTCCTCAACAACGAAGGCTATCAAGACTGTGGTGTCCGATACGAACGCCGATATTTTAGCGGGTAGTGAGTTTTGGCGGCCGGCGATGCCGTTTCTATCTGCTGCTTTAGGTATTATCATTTGGGGTCTATTCCTCTTCCTGATTTTCCGCCTTGTCATTGATATGACGTTCCTTATTAATAATGGCGGTTTCTTAGAACCTCTCTTTATTAAGTGGTACGACAATGATTCTCGTAATGGTGTCATTACTCGCGTACAGCAGGACGGGGTTCGCACCCGTTTTATCTCGGGGGATGCGTATCGCGCGTATTCGGATTACCGGTCGGGGAAGAGTGGTTATCCTCTTTTCAGTTATTTCTTGAAGTCTATTATTAACTGGATTTTGGCTGGTTTGATTATTTTGCTTCTGGTGACCGGTCAGTTCTTAGGTTTGACGGGTTGGTTGTTTGATACAATTGAGCCTATCTGGGAAATTATTACACATCAGCGTTTCTAGGTTTTGACGTGTTATACTGAGCAAAAGTTTTAGAGGTTAGTTTTATGGGCTAACCTCTAAAATGCTTGTTTAGTTTTTATAGAATTTTGTGAGGTTTTAGATGCACGGTCGTTACAAATACATAGTACGTGCTGTTAGCTTTATCGTATCCGCTGTGCTCATTCTTTTAGCTGTACCCTCAGCGCAGGCGTTGCAGTGGGATTTAGGTAATAACAAGGCTGAGAGCACTGTCGCCGAGTTTCTAAAAGCCTCCAAGCTCAAAGACTCCGACAATAAAGAGGGTATCGACTTCAAGAACCTCAAAACGTCAGATGCCCGCTTTATCGGTATCTTTATGACTAACTACATGTCCCCCACTATTACAGAGCTGACTCTCAACGGGGATAAAAAGGAGTCTGATAAGAACCGTGAAGGCATGATTAAGGTACTCTCCGATCAGTTTGGTTTTAAAGATGGGGACGCCCAAATCCTAGTGGATTATGTGATTGAGGAGATGAGGAAGTCTTCTAAAGAGCTGAAGTGGTACTTCTCCGATAAGCAGGACGCAACCAACACTGAAGGTATGATTGACGGCTCGTCCATTCCTGCTACGTATTGGAACCTTCAGAAGAATATCTCTGGAGAATTTGGGTTCGGCGCAAAAACCTCTTCAGATGGTTCCGAACATAACGGTGAGAACTGTGGTCTCTCGTGTACTCCCGGTGATTCTAAGCGGATGCTTGAGTACTGGAAGAAGCAGGCACCGCGCCTTGCAGGTGATGACCCTGCTGTAAAGACCGTGAAGGAAGTTTACGAGAAACAGTACCGTTACGCTTATTTGGCGGATGGTTCCGGTCATATCGCGTTTAATATTGACCTCACCGGTGAGTACACTACTCCCTCAGTGCAGGCGCTCGCCCTCGGTGGCGCTTCCCAGGATGTGAAGTATGGTTACGGCACCTCTTTCTTTGATTATAGTAAGGATGAGTATGAGTCGGAGTTAGGCGGTAACGATCAGAAGCGTATGGATGAGGTAAAGAATTACGATAAGTTCGGTTCTACTCAGCTCGGGCAAAAACTCATGTTTGACTCGTTTGGTTCTATCAACGTCAAAGGGGACAACCACTCGTTTATGCTTTTACCTGGCGGTGCTAACCCGTGGACGTGGGTAACAGCGGACGGTAAGAGCGGTAGTGTGTTTAACGCTGCAAACTCGCTTTCTATTGCAGGTTCTTCTCAGGGCGCGTTGTTCTCGTCGCAGCAGGGCGCGTCGAAGGATAATCACGGTATCGGCTCATGTAAGGTTGCTACTGGTGGTGCTATTAATTCACGTCGTGATTCTATCTCTGACTCGAACGGTATCGCGTTGCGCGCTACTCGCGGTTCTGATGAGTCTAATTTTGATGCTGGCAATTTCGGGTTGTGGCAGGTCAATAACGTAGGCGGTACCGCTGTGTCTCATCTGATGGAGAAGTATACTCAGGGGGACGGTCAGCGTCAGTCGTATGAGGATTATATCGAGGGGCAGAAAGGTCTTCGGGACGCGATTCGCGGGTACTATTTCGGTGGTGCGAAAAATGGTACGGTGCGGGATAATAATGTGCCGTGCCAGGGTAACTTTATTCTCGGTGATCTTTTAGGTCAGTATGAAGGGGATAAAGCTGATCCGTCGAAGAAGGATTCAGATACTTCTAACAAAGATTCTAAGGATTCTAAAGACTCCAAAGATAAGGATTCTAAAGATTCTAAGGAAGGCTCTTCTAAGTCCGATACAAGCTACTCTGCTTTCCATGTGTACTCAGCGATCCAGTCTAACGGTCGCCTCGGTATCGGGGACGGTGGTAACCTGAACCTTGATAACGCCTCGAAGATGTGGAACTCGGATATTGCGGATAAGTCCGGGTACGGTTCGACATATGAGCCTGATAAGGCGTTGGATCAGCCCACCGCAATTTCGTTGTATTTGACGTACCTTATTGCGCTTAACGGCTCTGATGAAGCGAAGAAGGAACTCGGGTTCTCCGTCAATGATAAGAACTTACCTGATATTACAACGGGTGAGTTTCAGATTTCTAAAGAGGCGGAGAACGCGAATAAAGAGAATGCTCAGAAGCAGCGCGCTAATGAGCTTGTGGACTTCATGTGGTATTGGCTGAAGCCTGATGCTACCGCCTATTTTGTTCAGTGGGTGGTGAATAAGCTCACTGCCTTTATTGCGGATAGCCACATGAAGATGGCAGGTACCACGAATGGTACTCCAATTCCTGGTTCGGTGAAGTATAACCCTACGTCGAGCGCGTATGTGATCCCTGCGTTGGATGAGATACCGGGTGTATCTGATGCGTTGCACTGGGTACAGGATAACTACATATTGTTGGTGCTGATTTTCGTTGCACTACTATTGTTGTATGTGGTGGTCGGTGTTATTTCGTGGTCTCGTGCGGTAGCTGGTATTCTTTTGGCTCTTATTCTGATACCACTGCCGTTAGGTCTGCTCAACGTGGCTATTCACGGGGCTAATGATCTGAATACGATTCAATTTGGTAATAAGTTGAATCAGTGGGCGTTGATGCAGCACCAGATGTACTCGGATGACATTGATAAAGCAGCTACCGGGGAGAACTATGAGAACTGGTTAGCGACTCAATGGAACTCGATCTCTGCTACCGATATTTCTTCACAGAAGGTTGGCGCTAACCCTTACGGTGGTGAGTCCGTGATTGTGAAGTGGCAGGGCGCAAAGAAGATGCGCTCTTTAGTGCTGGGGAAGAATGAGATTGATAAATCCGTGGTGAACATGGATTCTCAGTTCGCTAACTATGCCCTGAAGGCGCTCAACCGTGCTGGTAGCGGTCAAATGTTTACCGGGGATGATAACGATACGTACCTGTATCGGTCGTATATTGACCTCTCGAATGTGTCTCGGTACGTCTATCGCGGTATCGCTAACGGTGGAGGTTTCAACAGTTCACCGGATACGTCCGCGTGGGATAAGCAGCTTGCGCAGGCGTGGTCGGAGCGCTCGGCGAAGGATGCTAAGTATATGCAGCGCGGGTACGGTATTTCTACTCAGGGTTCGTCCACGTCAGGTTTCCGTCTTACCCCGATGTTGGGTTCGCGTATCGTCTCTGACACGTTCGATCAGAAGAATCACATGCAGGATTTGAATCAGTCCGTGAATCTCGGTATCGACACGCGGTCGTTTAACTTTGGGTTACCCGCGTTTACGAAGGACGGTACGGGTAACCTGATGTCGATGGTTGAGGATACAACAACTGCGTATTCAGGTAAGCAGGGTTTCGCGCTCGCGGATGGTTTCACTGCGGATCAGGGTAAGGGTTACACCAATGAGGATTATGTTTCGTTAGCTGCCTTTGGTTTGATGTCGGAGTCTCCTTATTATTGGTTCTCGTGGAACCTGTACGATCAGGGTCTTTCCCCTGAGACTGGTTCGTCTGATAACTATAAGAAGCTGTTGCTTGGTGATGGTGGTGTGGGGTATTTCTACAATACAAACGCTGCCTCGAAGGGTAACGGGGAGATGCGTGACTTCTTGGATATGCGTGGGTTGTTTACGTATACGATTCCGTATTTGCGTCAGGCTAATGATGCGGTAGATCGGTACCGTGCGGTGCACGGTTTGACGTATCATGAGGGTGTTCCTTCGGTGGAGGGTCACTGGGATGACCCGGATATTAAGAATGACCCTGTGCTGGCGCAGCAGTATTGGGAGAACCTTCAGATTTCACGTCTGTATGGTGCGTACACCCCGTGGGTGGATTTGATGCTGCATTCGGAGTACGCGAAGGCGGAGCGTATCAATTTCCAGGATGAGAAGATTACGATTGCTGATCCTCTGAATCCTGCAAGTTACCCTGCGAACCGCCCGATGGTATTCAGTAAGTCTGAGCAGACGGACTGGGGTATCGCTGATTCTGATTTGACGACGGTGGAGAAGAAGATTCAGGAAGTTCAGAAGAAGTCCTATGATTCTATGTTCCAGTTGTTGAACAACTATAACTATAAGGATTATGTGCTTGATTCTAACGCCGCCATGTCTTCGACGTTCGCGTTCAATGAGGTTTTCAGTGAACCTGCGTTTATTGGTGGCGGTAGCGATCTTTACCCGAAGTCGTGGGAGTTGAAGAACTTCAGTTATGATGCGATGCTGCGCTTGGTTATGGCGAATAACTCGGATTTGAAGGTAGCGGAGCAGTCTGGTAACGACTTCTATATCAAGCTGATTTATAATTCCAGTTTATTTACTGGCATTATGCTTCTTCTCCTGGATGTTGTGAGCGTCTATGTGTTGCCGTTCATGATGATCGCTATTGTCTTGATGGTTGCTCTGACGTTGGTCTGCACTGGAATTATTATTCTGCTGAGTATTGCGCAGCTCAAGGATGTTATCAAGTCCGCCTTCAAGGGTATTCTCTTACCTATTGTGGGTGTGTTCGTGGTGCTGGTCGCTATGGGCTGGTTACTGTCCTCGATGATGTCGAACGGCTCTACCGCCGTCACAGGGTACTCGGGTTTGAGTATAAATCTCGGCTCACCTACCGCAGCTATTTTCGCGTTGCTGGTAATTGAGTTGTTGGCTTTGGCTGTGATGGTGAAGCTCGGGTTTATGAGTTATCGTGCGGTGCGCTCGGCCGCTGAGGCGGTGTGGGGTTCTGCTAAGGGTGTTTTCCAAGGCACGGTCAGTATGGTGGGTAATATGGCTCACGGTATGTCGTTTACGGAGGCACGTTCTAATGCAGCCCGCACGACGGAGAGCAAGATGTCTGGCGGTGAGCCTTCGGTATCGCCTGAGGTGCAGAATGCGGTGAATAACGCGCCGCGTGGCAATTTAGGTAACGCTGAGCAGATGGAGCGCGAGCGCCGTAATAAGCTGTTCGGGCGTTTGGATGATACTGATGCGCGTAAGTCATATGAGGATTCTGATGAAGCCTCGTATAACAAGAAGATTGATGAGATTCTGAAGAAGGGTAAGAAAGGTAAGAAGGGTTCTTCTCAGGATGGTTCATCATCTGAAGGGGATTCTAAGTCTTCTGTTCCGGGCGCGCAGGGTTCGGTTGAGGATCGTGTGAATTTCTTTGAAGGTAAATCAAAGAAAGGTTCCAAGGATAAGGAAGAGAAGGTATCGCCTTCCGGTTTTGGTTCGTCGAATGAGGGTACGGAGTCTGTTGTAGATTCTGTGGTTTCTGGTTCTAAGGATAAGTCGAAGGATAAGAAAGCCAAGAAGGGTTCTGATCAATCTGGTTCTTCTGAGTGGACTGATTATTTCAATACGAAGCCTTCACAGGCGACTCGTCCTGCTAAGAATAAGGAAGCTAAAAACTCTAGTTCTTTGTTTGAGAATGAGGCGAAGAAGAAAAAGGATTCTTCTAAGAAGTCTAATCCTGTTGCGTGGTTAGCTAAGAAGGGTTTGAAGAAGTAGATTTCTTCTGTGTTAGAATAAGTGGCAGATTCTCTATGTTTTGTTAGAGAATCTGCCACTTGTTTGAGGTAAATTATATGGAATTTTTGGTTAGTATTCACATTACTCTTTTTAGTATGAGTAGCACTATTAAAGGTTATATTGCTTTTGTTCGTGTTGCTCAAGAAAAGGGTGCTCGTGATGGAAAACTACGTAACGCTTCTGCGAATGTTAGTGTTCGTGTCCTCAAGATTGTGGCAGCTATTATTGATGCTTTACTTATTCTTCTAACAGCTCTTGAAGTTCTTGTAGTCTTTCTTCTTATAGCTATTGTAACTGTTGTTATTGGTGGCGGTGTTCTTCTGGTTTCTGGTTTGCTCGGCGGCGACTTCGGTGGGAACGGGAGTGTTTCGGGTGCGTATACGTCCGTTTCTGCACCTGCAACACCGGGTGCAGCACAACCTGAGGCGGGGAAAGGCTCTTTTGATAAACCTGATGGTTTGAAGCAGGAAGAGTGGGATAAGCTCTCGGATCAACGTAAACGGGTGGTATCGCGCGCGGTGCAGGCGGTGAACACGCCGGTGACGAGTGATTATAAGAATATGAATAAAGGTCGTTTGTTCTATGATTGGACGGAGCGCGGGCAAGGTGTGGTTGATTGCTCCACGTTCGTTTCTGAGGTTGGGGAGTCCTTGGGTTACCTTAACAGCGGTGGGAAGCGTCAAGGTGATCCTTTCGATTTTTCGTCGATGAACAAAGGTGATTTGCAGGATTACATGTACACGGGTGCGATGTTGCAGGCGTGGGGTGGTGCTTCCACGCAGGTATCGTCCACGCAGGATGTGCAGTCGAAGGCTAAGCCTGGGGATATTATTGTGAACTCAACTCACGTTGGTATTTATGTGGGTGAGAATGAGGCTGGTAAACCTGTTATTGTGCACGCTTTTGATGCTGACCCGAATCCTGGGAAGGCTTTTGAGGATGTGGCTTTGACGAAGCCTGTAGCTATGGCGGGTATATCTGATTTGTCGGTGATGTGGCCGGGAGCTTTTGCTAACTCTCCGGCTGTGGTTGTGGATGTTGAGAAGGTGTGGCATGAGTGATAAGTTGATGAAGAAAACGGTTATTGAGAGTGCTGCGGAGAGTATGCGCCCGGAGAATTATCCGGTGGATCGTGTACGTATGCCGATGTCTTTAACGTCGTCTCTTTCTAATCGTGTGGAGACGAGTAATACTCGTCTTCTGTGGGCTGGCGTTTTTGTCTTGGTTTCGCTGGCTATTGCCGTTGTTTTATTCTTGAATTTTGAAACATTATTACAGAAAGTTTTTTACACGTTAGCTTTTCTGTATGTGTGTTTCCTTATTTTACGGTACCCTTTTTTGAAGGAACACAAGTACCGTGCTCAATTTTTAGATCGTCGTAAAAATGATTACCGTTTAGAACTTTCAGACTTGTGGGGTATCGCCAGTATCTCTGAAGGTGGCTTTTGCATTTTCAAGGATAAGTCTATCGGCTATTTTATTATTTTGAATAAAGGCTCTTTGGTGGGTTCTACTGAGGAGCATAAACGCCAGCACGATAAGGCTGTGTCTGATGCGTTGAATTATGCACGTTCGCGTGGGGTGACGGTTGCGTATATTGATTTGATGGATAACCGGGGCGGTGATTTCCGTATCCGTCAGGCGAAGCAGATAGCGAAAGCTAATGCTACACCGTTTACGGGTTTGAATGAGTTGAATGGATCAATTCTGGATTATCTCGATGAAAAATCTAAGGGTAGTAGTATCTCTTACGATATTATTCGTTTTTCTACCCATAATCTGAATGAGAAAGACTTGTACAACACTTTAGATAAGTTTCTCGGTTTGATCCTTCAAGGGATGTATACGGGTAGGGGTATCGCTAATAAGCAGGATATTGGTGTGATTGTTAAGTCGTATTTCAATTTGAATGATTTCAGTATTGATGATGCGGTTAGTTCTGTGTATTCCGGTCAGGTGATGCGCGGGTGGAAGGTTCTTTCTCGGACGTTTGAGGATGGTACTGAGGAAGTTTTTGAGAAGTCTTCGTATGAGCGGTCGTTGGCGATGCAGTATTCTCGGCAGGTGCGTTCTGCTTTGGTGAAGTCGAAGCAGGAGCGCGCGGAGCGTGTACGTCAGGAGAAGATGAAGAAACGTCGTGGGGTTCCTGTTTCTGATAATAAGGAAAAGGCAGACGAGGTTTCGACGTTTGATCCGTTCCAGTCTGAGAGTTTTGGTGCGGGGAAGTCGGATGAGGTATCGCGGTCTGAGGCGGTTGTTTCTCAAGGTGATTCTCAGGGTGATTCTCAGGCTTATAGTCCGTTTGGTTAGTCGTTATTCTTCTTGTTCAGTGTGATATACTGATTTCATAGGTACTTTGAGTATAGTTAGGGTTGTTGTATGGGTCGCGTGAACTCGTTAGCTTTGATTATTTCTAACGAAAAATTTTTTGAGACTGTTAAAAATATTCAAAAATCTTATTTTTCTTCCGTAGATGATTTTCTTAGTTATGCTCATGAGAATAATGTTTCTTATGATCGTGTTGTTGTAGTTGAGAATTATTTATCGGATGATGCTTCTACGGTTAATACTGTTTTAGATGAGGAAGATAAGTCTGATTCTCGAATTGTTAATCTAAACAAACTGTATAACTTTTTGCGTAAAGATCGTTTAGGTTTTCAATCAGACGTTCTAGTGGTGTGCAGCCCTGTTTTTGATTCTGGCGTTGCAGGTTTTGTTGAGAAATATCCCAGTGACTCTATCGCAGCTGTTACATACCCTAAGAATCCGGTAAATTCAGATGATGCAGCTCTTTCTACATTTGATTTACCTGATCTTAAAGCACGTTACTTAGATTCATCTACTAACCCTAACATCGCACCTACCCGAGCTGCTCGGTCGGTGAATAAGCCTAGCCCCACCCCACCGCCTCGCTCGAAGCGCCGTTCGCGCTCTCGTTCGGGAGAGGGTTTCTTATCTCGCTGGTTTGGTCGTCGTCGCGCTGAGGATTCTTTACCTGATCCGGGGTTTGATGACGGGGATATTCTTGCTGAGGAAGAGGATTCGTCGCAGTCGTCGTTGAGTGCTTTACCTAACCCTTCTCGTCGTGAGGCTTTGAATTTCACACCTCCACACCCACAGCCGCGTTCTCCTATTCCTCAAGGGTGGGATTCTCCGTATGCTGTGAAGGAGAGTGAGGATACTCACGATTCCTACGATTCCGCTGAGTCCTCGTTTGAGGAAGTCCCGGAAGTAACGCAGGGTGTCGCTGATGGTGATCTTGATTTGTCTTCTTATGTAGCAGAAGCAGGTTTTAATCATGACGATACCAGTTTTGTTTCAAAGGAGAGTGCAGGGAAAGGTTTTGATGCGCAGGATTCTTCGGAACATTCTGTTTCTTCTCACCATACTTCTTATTCTTCTGCTTCCTCTGATGTGGCAGTACCGTCTTCCAGTTCTCGTGTGGTTTCTACACGATCTTCTGCACATCAGGTAAGTTCTGATGTGCAGGCATCCGATGGTTCTGAGTGGACTCTGATTAGTGATGTTTCGCGTTTGTCTCTGAACCGCATTACGGTGGTGACAGGTATGTCTGATGTGATTCATCAAGTAGCATTAGGTATCGCTCTTAGTTCTACGTCTCAGTATGTCAATGGTTCTCGGGTTGCTTATTTTGATACCGATTTTTCATCTGAGGGTGTTGTAGCGTTCCTGGATGGTTCTTCAGAGTTTAGTTCGGGTAACCATTCCATAGGTTCTTCACCTTATGTTGAGGACGGTATTTCGTTTTTTGGACAGCCGAATATTTTGCGTGATTCCGTGATTTCTAATGAGTTTTCTAAACTCTCTAATCCTAGTTCTTACGAAGGCTACAATAAAGTTGTTATTGCTTGCCCGTTTGGTTATTTAGGACGTTTGTCTGAGGATGTTTTACGTAATGCTAGTTTAGTTGTTTGTTCTTCGAGCAACACTTCTGAGTTTTCACGTCTTTTGACAAGTTTGGAAAATACTGATTATTCGATTCCAGTGTTCCATGCTTTGAAACGTTCTAACTTTGTTTTCACGGATTCAGGTAATTCTGATTTTGAGGATTATTTGACTTCCACCTCTTCTAAATATATTCCTACGAAGTATGATTGGTTTAGTAAGTTAAAATCATGCTAGGTGAAGTTAATTTTACTAAGAATGATTTGGGTAAGGTTCTCTGTCTTGTTGATGGAGAACCTTTAACCCATGATGTTGAAAATTTTGAAGGTAATTTTACTTTCAACTCTCAAGGATTTAACGGTTTAAACCCTTTAGATGAGTCTCTGCACAAATTATATGCCCAACTTCTTCTTGTCTCTCAGAGTTTACAGAAGACTATCATCGTTCCCGACGATTCACCCGAGTTGAAGGTTGTACGTGCTGTTTTTAAGGTAGTTCAGCAGCAGGTATCGCTTTTTCAAGAGGTGCCTGTGCCTGTTGGCGTTACACAATTTACACAGGATTCGTCCACTCAAACCTTTACTGGTTTGAAGCAGCGTGTGCTGCGTAATTCGCTGCACACCTATTTTCAGCAGCGTTTTTCGCAGGATGAGTTTGTGCAGCAGTGCACAGAGTTGTTGGTATCGCTGGTGCGCGAGCTGATGTTTTTCGGTGTGTTTTTACAGCAGCAGATGTTGGCGGATCATAAGGAGTCGCAGCAGGTTAAGCAACCGGTGTTGCAGGGTTCAGGTAAGACGTATTCTAAGTTTGGGTCGGTTACGTATTCTGAGACTTTCCGTAGTATTTTAGTGGTGAAGTCGGTGGGAACACCGTTGTATTTAGTGTCGTTTATGTTGGGTTTTTATGATTATTTGGTAAATACTCGTCATAAGCGTATTAAATTGGTTTTTATTGTTCCTCCGGGTGAACGTTATGCTCATAAGTATGGTGAACCTGTTTTGGATAAGTCTTCGTTTATTGATGATATAAATTATACGAATAAAGGTGCGTATAATCAGGATATTTTGTTTATTAACTATCCTACATACAAGGTGATTCATAATTTGTTTATTCAAAAATTTGATTCTCTTGTTATTGTTGATATGCGCGGGGATACGTATGAAAGTATTGTTACTGGACGTAACAAATGTGTGAATACTGTGTTCGCCGCTTCCTCTTTCAAAGAGCTGCAATACGCTCAGCAGGTATCGCCCACGCGTCGCCGCGCTTTTGCGTTAGGTGTTCCACTGCCCTGTAACAGCACTTTGTTTACGGTAGAACCATATGAGAACTTCCCAGAGGTTCCCAAGGATCGTGTGGGGTTTTACCGTGAGTATTTTGAGGATAAGTTTCGTACTTTAGAAGGTTTCCTTCCGAAGGTGTAGGTTGATATGATTTTTTCGTTTTTACCCAAAGGTAGTTTCAAAGCCTTCGGAAAGAAGGGTATGCCTTTTTGGCAGGTGTGGGGTGAGGTTTTCCGTAATAGTTCGTTCAGTGACTATTCGGAGGATCAGCCCCAGCGCGAGCATAATGTGTATGCGTCTATTAACGCTTTGATGTCAGGTACCGATCAGGTGGCGTATACGTATACGATTGATGAGTTTCCTGAGTATATTGCTTCTAATTTCGCGGGTCTGCTGCGGCGTTCGTGTATCCCGAAAGAGGATAAGGATACCCGCATTCAGTATTTGCTTCTGATGCTGCCGCATTCGTTTAAGTGGCGCTCACCGAAGATGCGTTCATTGTTCAATGTGTGGCGCAACACAGAGAAGAAGTACGATGATGACCGCGAGCGCAAAGGTGAAGAGACGGTTTATGATATAGCTCAGGGCAGCGGACGCTCGCTGTTTTACCGTTTCCGCCGTCGTAATATGACGATTGCGTATTTGGTGGATGCGGTCAATAACCGTTTCCGTCAGACGTACCGTATTGTCCCTGTGCTGACGGTGGTGGGTAAACGCGGTAGCGCTTTTGATAATGTGGCGCGCCATATGGTTGATTTCTGCCAGGATCAGGGTATGAATATTAACCGCGTGGATAATGAGATTGTGAAGTATTTTCAGGTGCTTAGCCCTACCGCTGGTAAGTCCGCTGGTTCCGCTTTGTCTCAGATCGGCGATACGGTGGTGACCGATGAGATTGCCGCGAAGATGTTTTCGTATGAGCAGGGTATCGTCGGTGTGGGCGATAAGTATGTGGGTACCGATGTTGAGACTGGCCGTCCGGTGTTTAAGAAGTTTAAGGGTGCGGATGGTTCTAAAGCTGAGAATATTTTGATTGCTGCGAAGACCGGTGCAGGTAAGTCCGGGTTTTTGAAGGGTTTCAATATTTCGGTGTGCGCGGATAAGAACGCTATTTCTACGTTTAATGATATTGATGGTGAGTATAACGCGCTGTATAACTTGATGGAACCACTTTTAGGGAAGAACATTCTGCGGATTAATATGTCTGCTGGTTCTGGTCGTTATTTTGATCCGGTGACTATTTTCGATCACCGTATTTTAGGTGATTTGGATCAGTATGATGACAATTTTGTGAGTATTGTTGAGGGTTTGTATCAGTACGCTTTTACGGCGACTGTGGGTGTGTTGGCGACTATGGCGAATATTTCACATGTTTCTGAGCAGGGTGTATCTCGTGGTTTAGGTAAGAGTGATTTGCTTGATGCTAACCGTATGGGTATTCGTTTGTTGAATTATGCTGTGTCGAAGACGTATCAGGAGGCGGGCGTTTCTAGTTCTGATATGGGTACGTGGGCGTTGTCTAAGGATTTAACGTTGTTTGATGTGTTTAATATGTTTAAGCGTTTGTTGTATCAAGCACAGCAGTATCAGCGTAGTTTTGCCCAGGTATCGCTTCAGGAGCAGGAGCGTGTGTATGATCCTGTGTTGGACGCTTTGACGGATAAATCTTCACAGACTCGTAAGGTGTATGATGCTCTGTTGCAGTCGTTGCAGCCGTATTTGGATCGTCAGTACGGCGCTATGTCGTCGTGGCTTCAGAATCGTGTGACGTTATCTGAGGTTGCTGATGCGAAAGTTGTTATCAACTCGTTTGGTTTAGAGGGCGGTAACGCGGCTACTATTTCGGAAGTTTCGTTAGCTCTTTCGATGCTTTATTCTACCCATATTATGTATTTCCGCAGTATTATTGCTAAATCTCGCGGGCAGTTCTCTTATCAATTCTTTGAGGAGTTTCAGCGTTATGGTGATATGCGCGGTGCTTATAATACTGTGAACAGTACTTTGACCGGTGGACGTAAACTTGGTGTTGTGAATTTTATTCTCACTAATAAGTTGTCGTCTCTGATTGATAACGATGTGTTCGGTATTTTGCAGAATACAACCTCACGTATTATTGGTGCGCAAGCTGATGCTGAGCAGTGCCGTTATGTGTGTAAAGGTTTAGGTATTGAGCAGTTTACAGAGACTTTGATTCAGATTACACGTAATACACGTACCTCAACTGATGCGGAAGAGATGCATTTTACGGATATGTCTGATTACGGTGATGACCGTATCGACATGTCGAAAGACGCAGCAGATTTCAGCTACGACAAGGTTAATAAGTATTCGTATTCTTTTCTGGCGTTGTTGGATGATGAATCCCCGGTGGTACTGCGTATGGAGCTTCCAAAGAGTCTCGTGAACAGCGCGTATATGCGTACTACCGTCAAGAAGTTTGATGATTAGAAGAAGGATAGGTGCACGATGCAGAATTTCAAAACGTGGTGGGAGAATGTTTTTCTCCGTTACCCTTTCCTCAAGTTTGTGATTGGTGGCGGCGTTATTCTCCTGGTGATCGTGGTTTTCTTTGTGATGATACCTAGCTGGGAGTCGAATACGCCTGCTAAACCGACAACGACTAAATCCGCTAAACCGAAGGCTACTGGTATTAACGGCGGTACTGATACGAACCTTGGGCGTAAGCAGGAGGCGTATAAGGATAAGTGCGGGGATTACCCCGGTGAAGGGTTTGTATGGGGGTCTAATAAGTGCGATCTTATCGGACTTGGTATCGAAGGTATGAACGCTGAGGATACGGTGTATAACTTTATCCGTAACCTCTCGAACCTTGAGGTTGCAGCAGCGCAGCGTGTCTCGCACGCTTCTGCTGTGGTGACGACGTACTCTGAGGCGGTGAAGTCTTCTAATTCGACGAAACTCGTTGATGAGGCGCAGATGTTTAAACGCGATTCTTTTAAAACTGCGATGCAGTCGATGCAGATTGAGTCGGTGCAGTCAGCAGGTATCGCCGCTGATAAGCAGCAGACGTTTGAGGTGACGCTCAGCGTCATTGATGTGACGAATAAGGATTTTTGGGAGTCTGAGAAGGACACTATTTATGAGCAGCTGTGGAAGCTGGATAAGGTGCAAGGCGACTCTCAGGCGGCGCAGCAGTGGCTTAATGATTACCTGAAAACTAAGATGCAGGATGAGAAGTTTCCTCGGAAGAAGATTACGGTCACGCTGACGGTGGAGAAGTTCGACGAGTATAACTCGGGATGGATCGTTTCGCGTGATACTGACCTTGCTACGGCTCTTTCGGGCGCTAACGCGAAGCCTACCGGTTCGTTCATTATGGAGCAGTACCGTGAGTATAAGGCTAACCGCGCGCAGCAGGAGCGTTCTAACCCGTCCCCGTCTAAGTCCCCTCAACTGAAGGGTTAGGTGGTGTACGGTGACGGAGTTTTTGGCGTTTGTTTTTGAGCCTTTTCTGTTGATTTTGTGCGGGTATACGGTATCGCATAAGCAGTTTTTCTCGGATAAGGCGCGTTTCACTATGTCGGTTGTGATCGGCATTATCTTGTTTTTGGTGGTGCTGGTCGGCGTTTTCGGTTTGTGGAATAAGTAGTGAAGGTTTGGTGAGATTTTATGGCGTCCCGCGATACTGAGTTTGAGTTTAGGCGTAACCCACCGCAGCATGAGCAGCTAAGTTGGGATCAACCCTCTAGTGCTTCTTCGTCTCCGGGGTGGGGTTCTGATGCGTGGGATTCTCCGGGCGGTTTTTCCTCCCCTGGCGCTGACCCATGGTCTTCTGCTTCTTCTGCTGACCCTTTTGGTTCGCCAGGCTCTGCTGATCCGTGGGGGCAGTCTCAGGCTTCTTCGTCTCCGGTGGGTTGGTCGGGGTCTTCTGATCCTTTTGGGCAACAGGTACCGCAGCCTGGGCAGGATTCTCAGAAGAATCCTTTGGAGATGGCCGCGTGGGAGGCTGCCTTGTTTCGCTCGGCGAAGCGTGCTTCATCGAATACGGGTAAGTCCCTTCTTGCGTTTTTGAAGTCGTTTAAGTCGGCTAATTCTATTGTGGGCGCGAAGATGGGTTTGTTTTTGGCGGTTGCAGGTGCCGCGCAGATCGCGTTGTCTCTGGTGCTTGCGGTGGTTGGTTTGTTTATCCGTCTCAAACCTTTGTTCCCGTTTGTGCTTTCCGGTTTGGCGTTGGCGACGTTGGGTGTGTTTTTGTTGATGGTGTGTCGCCCGCGTGCTCGGCGTTTGTTGGGGTATGAGGGTGATGACACTTTTTTAGGTGAGCATGTTGAACCGCAGGTGGAGGATGACCTTTCCGATTTTGAGGTGGTTGAGGAGCCTGCCGAGGATTCATTCTCACCGTGGGGTGATGCGGGTTCTCAGGTATCGCCTACTCAGGATGAGTATGAACCGTCCTTTGTGTGGGGACAACCTGAGGAAGAGGAGGAAGAGCCACAGCCTGTTTCTGAGGTTGAGGAGGATTCTTTCGCTAGTGTTCTCACCCAGGATGTGTTTGATGTTACGTCCTTTGAAGAGGAGGATTCCACTTCCGAGGTATCGTCTGCTGTTTTGGAGAATGTTTCTGCTGCGTACCCTGATACATCGGCGTTGCAGGAGGGTGTGTTTACGCGCCAGTTCTTGTTGGAGCAGTACCGCCGCGTGTTACCGACACATAATAAGTCTTTTGGGCAGTGGGTGACGCTTAGTGAGAACTCTGAGGCGTTCCGCGAGTTGGAGGTGTTGGTACGTAACGCGGTTAGCTCGGCGTTACCTTCGACGGTTCAAGTTGATGATGACGGTATTTTGCGTTTGGAGGCTTCGTCGGTTCGGGAGAATGATTATCAGATTACGGTTTCGTTTGTGTCGAAGCTGAATTTCAAGGTTGCTGATTTTGAGCGTGGGATGCAGTATCAGGTACCGCGTAATGAGGTGTTGGGTTTACCTGATGCTCAGGTGGTGTTGGAGTCCGGCGCGGGGCATTATGATGTGACGATTATTAAGGGTGTTCAGTCTCGCGTGGTAACGCTTGGGGATATGCTCTCTTCACAGACGGTACGTGATTTTGTGCTGGATTCTAAGGTATCTGCCCCGGTGGTGTGGGGTGTATCTGCACACGGGCAGCCTGTTATGTCGGATTATTGGGATGGTTCGTTCCCTGGTTTGCTGGTGGCTGGGCAGCCGCGTAGCGGTAAGTCGTGGGAGGTTTCGTCTCTGGTGGTGCAGTTGTGTATGTTTGCCCCACCGTCGGAAGTCGCTTTCTATGTGGCTGACCTTAAGGGGTCTACCTCGGATTATTACAACATGCTTTTGCCGCATATCCGTGATTTCCAGGGTACCGCGTCCGGTATTTTGCGGATGTTGTCGTGGATTTTGAATGAGGAGTCGAAGCGGCGCACGCAGGTGTTTGAGAAGTACGGTCCGTTTAAGAATTATGAGGAGTTTAAGCGTCGTGCCCCGTCTGCGGTGAAGTCGGAGAATATGCCGCGGCTGTATTTTTTGGTGGATGAGGTGACGAGTATCCGCAATTCTGAAGGGGATGTGAACGGTTTCTCGAAGGAGCAGGCGGATCAATTTTTCAGTAATTTAGTGGCGTTTACCTCGCGGTTGGCGAATCTTGGTATTCATCTGATTGCTATCCCGCACCGTATTACGAATACGGTGATTCCTAAGAATGTTTCGGAGCTGGTGTCGGCGAAGATTGTTTTTAAGCAGACGGCTGGTGAGATTCAGTCTACGTTTGGTTCTTCGGTGAAGGTTCATTTGCCGAATGCAGGGGACTCGGTGGTTTCGTTGCCGAGTGTGTATGGGCGTAGTGTGACGGCGGGTAAGCCTTCGTATATGAAGGGTATCGCGGTGACGGATGAAACTAATTCCGGTGTTTTTGCTTTGACTCGTTTTATTTCGCATTTGTGGCATAAGTTGGATCATTCCAGTTTCCACGGTCATCATATTGATGTGACGGGGTATCGCTGTTTCGGTGATGATTATGAGTATTTAGATTGTTGTGGTGTTTCACGTGAGCAGTTAAGTTCTCGTGTTAATTCTCGCGGTGGTTCTAAAGGTAATTCTTCTTCAGTTTCTTCTAATGTTGTGCATCATGTGGAGGATTCTTCGCGTGATAGTATAAGCACTGAACGTTCCGGTTTTAATGCTTTGGAAGATATTTTTCGAGAAGATGAATAATGCTTATTACTGAGTCACAATTACATGAGTTGGAACGTACCATTTGCGATAAACATTCGGCGGAATCCCCCGAAGAGGTGCAGCAGGTGGTACGTTCCACGTTTAACAAGTTTTACAGCCAGTTACCGTCTACGGTTCCGAGTCCTTCGGGCGCGTCTGTGGTTCTGATGCGTCCAGCTTCAGGTGCACAGGCTTTTGCGGGTATGCGTCTGTGGCAGGGACAGCCTATCAACCCACCTCAGGAGCAGGTGTACGCTCCGGTTACGGGTGCGCAGGCTTTTGCTGCGTTAGCAGGTGTACCTGCCCCTCGGCGCGCGGTGATAATGTTACCTGGTGCAGGAGAGGATTCACTGACGGTAGGTGAGAGCACGCAGGAGGAAGAGAGTATCGCTCCGAGCGAGTTTTCAAAAGCTGTGGTGTACGCACCTGCTGTTGCTGAGCGGGATGGTTTTTCTGTGTTTGAACCTGCGTTGCAGTCACGAGAGATGAGTGAAGGTAACGTTTTAGAATCATCTAACACAGGTACCGGTGCTGATGTAGTGGTGTTTTCGCAGGCAGTTGCAACGGGTGTTTTTGATGTGTGGGAGCAGGTTTTAGGTGATCGTGAGGTATCGCAGCAGGAGGAAGGTCAGAATGATGAAGGTTCGAGTGCAGGCATTTCTATTGCTGATATTTGCCAACTTACTGTTTTTAGCGATGCTGTGGGTTCTGATTCTGCCGGTTTCAGTATTTTTGAAAGTGCTCTACGTACTGATGCTTCTGTTGGTTCAGTGGCCGATCCTCACACGCGGTCTTCGGTTGTGGGTGCTGAGCAAACCGATTCCTCAGCAGGTTCAGAGTATTCTGAACCGAGCATCACAAAGGTGAAGGAGCTTCCTTCCGGTACTGTGGTGACGTATTTCTCGGATGGTTCAGCACGCCAGGTTAAACCTGACGGTACAGTTTTGATGCGGGACGCTTCCGGGCATGTGACGGTCACGAAGTCTTCTCAGCAGGGTAAGAAGCAAGTGGTTTCCCAACAAGGTTCCCTACCGGAGAAGGTATCGGAGCGCCCGCGTTCTCAGGTATCCGGTGGTGGTTTTTCCTTGATGATGGGTAAGAGCTCAGGTTCGGCTTTTGCGCGTTCGTTAGGTTCTTCTGCTGGTTCATCGCAGGTTTCGGTTTCTGCTCAGATTCATGATTTTGTGGTGCAGCAATCCTCTCAGGTGACGTGGGAGGTGTTGGAGCAGCGAGGTTTTACACGTGAGCAGGTGATGAAGGCTTTGCGTTCCGGTGATGTTTTTGTGCGTGCGGGTGTTTTCTCGGCGTAAGAAGGTTTGGTGGGTGTAGTGTCACGGCGTAAGGTCGTTGTTTATAATCAGCGCACGGGTGCGTATCAGGGGCAAATGCTGACGGATGAGGTGTGCGCGAAGCTGGATACGGTGATTCAAGCTGAGGAAGATATGCAACCGTTGCAGCTAAATAGTCAGCTTCTTTATGATTTACCGCCGGATGTGGTTGAAGGTATCGCTGAGTCTCGGCGCGCGGTTGCGCCGCAGAGTGTTGAGTACGGTGTTTTGCGTGATTATCAGGTGCGCGGGGTTGCGTTCATGGGTTTGGCGAAGCGTTGTATTCTCGGGGATAGTGTCGGTTTGGGTAAAACGGTGCAGCTGGCGGCGCTGTATAATTTGGTGCGTTTACGCCGTGGTGGTGAGCGCGTGCGTATGTTGTTTTTGACGGATAAGACGGTTGTTCCTCAGGTGTGTGAGGAGTTGATGCGTTTTACAGGTGAGTTTGTTTTTTCGGTGACGGGTGAGGCGCGCCGGTTGAAGGAGTTGCAGCAGCTTTACGGTGTGGATGCTGAGCCTTCGTTGGCTGATCCGCTTTCTATTGTGGTGGGGTCGCATTCGGTGGGTACCGCTGCGGGTTTTTATGCGTGGTTGGATGAGGTTGAGCGTGAGCTTGGGTCGTCTGGTTCGTTTTTTGATATTTTGGTGGTGGATGAGTCCGCTGTTTTAGGTAGTACAACGTCTCAGGTGTATAAGCAGTTGAAGAGTCGTATTGCGGATAAGGTTGAGTATTGTGTTTTGATGAATGCTACAACTTTTGAGATTAATTTGTTGAAGTTTTATCATCAACTGGCTTTTGTTGATTCTACATTGCTTCCTAAGAAAGCTGATTTTTATAAAGATTTTTGTTATATGTGCCGAAGCAGGTTCGGTGATTTTTTTGAACCTACGGGGCGTTATAAGAATGCCGATATTTTCCGTCACAGGGTGAGGTATCGTTACTTTGCGCGTACTCGTGAGCATTTAGGGTATACGTTTGAAGGTTGTTCGGCGACAAGGCATGTGGTTCCTTTGTCGGATGTTCAGCGGGCGTTAATGCGTAAGGTTTCGCAACATCAGTTGGTGGCGGATGATCCTACTCTTTTAGTGGATGGTTTGGTTTTTTCACCGTCGAGTGTTCCTAAGATTTTACGTGTGTTGGATTTGCTAACGGGTGCGTTAGATGATTCTGTCCCCGGTAATTGGGGTTCTGCTGAAACTGTTATTATGTTTTGTCATTATAAGGAGCCTCAGAAGAATATTTACGATATTTTGCAATTGAATGGTATTTCGTGTTCTATTCTTAACGGTGATACTTCTTCACGTGATCGTAAAACTATTATTGATGATTTTAAATCAGGTAAATTCCGTGTGTTGATTACTAATGTGATGAAGGGTTTGAATTTCGGGGATACTCACCACATTATGATTTATTCCATGCCTGGTAATGTTAATAATATAGTTCAGTTCGAGGGACGTACTACCCGATCTAAAGATGTTCATAACAAGCATTTAGCGGTTTTGGTTTCTGAAGGTTGGGAAAACTCTAAATTTGAGGACGAACTAAGGTACCGCGCACGTGCTTCGCACCATTTTGCGGGTAGTGATTACTCGCTGATTATGTCTTTGATGGAAGCTAGTACGTCTGAAGCGTTGCCGAAGACGATGTAAGGATTGGTAAGTATTTTATGTCTGGTGCAGATCAACTAACCCTTGGGCAGTGCCCGAACCACTGTAAAGAAGGTAAGATTTTTAACCAAGAGACGAAGAAGTTTGTGCCGTGCGAGTTTTGCGCGCGTACCCGTCAGGAGTCGGTGCAGTCCGGGTCTTTACCGACAGGTGAGCGTTTATCGGAGGTTTTAGGGTTTGAGCGCGATTATATGGATTTCTCGTTCAACCCGCAGGCGGTGGTGGCTTCCTCTCAAGCGCGCCTGTTGGAACCTTCCAGTGTGGAGGATTTTACCTCGTCCTTGTCTCAGGTGTATGAGTCTTTGAATAACGGTATCGCCCCTTCTGCGAGCGCGGTGTTTAGTTTTGACCGCGAGTTTTTAGCGGATAAGGTGTATGAGCCTTTCCTTTTAGCGGCGTATCGTGCGGGTTTGTCGGTGGCTCCGGTGATTAGTTCGAGTGTGTATCATTCGCGGATGATGCAGGAGGAGACGGCGCTTCGTACCCGTGATATTATTACGGATTTTAGGTTTAAGTATTTTGAGTCTGATGTTGTTATTGTTTTGATCCCTTCTACTAGTGTTGTTTATGACATTATGGATATTAAGGGTTTGATGCAGACTCGTGCGTCAATGGGTAAGGCAACTATTTTTCTCACGAGTTTGCCGTTGCACCGTTTGGACGATATTGTGTCGGATTCTTCAGAAAGTAAGTTTATGGCTCGTGGTTTTGCGGTGAAGTATATTTCTACTGACGACGGGTTATCGTCGAAGACGGCGTATTATCAGCGCAAACAGTATGCGCAGCAGCACAGCCAGGGTATCGCTCCCGATCAGGATTTGTTCGGGTTAGGTAATGTTCCTACTCAGAAATTGTAAGGAGATTTTTATGTCAGCATCATCCACTGAAAAGAACACGGATTTTTCTCTTGAGGCGTGGCAGATGTCGTCGGAAGATTTAGCTGCGGTGCATCAGGTGATTGACGATCATATGACGCGCACTGTTGCAGCTATCAATGCTGCGTATGAAGATAAGGGTGTTTCTTCCTCTAATGTTGCCGAGGCTCTGACTGCCTACATGTATGTGGGAGCCAAAATTCGTTTGCGTTGGGAGACAGGTAGTGTACCGCAGGGTTTTAATATCCCTGATGCTGTTGAGCGCTGTACGGTAGTGCTTCAGGTGACTGATCCTCAGAATCATCAGGATTTTAAGGATTTTTCGCAGGTTTTTGATCTTCAGAATGGTGTGCACGATTATGAAGGTTTTGTTGTTTTTGCCAATAAACCTGTGTATCGGGAAAAGGATTTTCGTAAGCATGAGGATGAGTTGTTGGAGCGTTTCGGTGTGAAGCGTTCTGAGCTTTCGGATATTCTCGATCAGTACGGTGAGTCTATTATTGACTTGTATTCTAAGTAGTAAGAATTTATTTAGGAGAATTTGACGTGTCGGATCGAGTTTCTTTACAGAATATCCACTCAGGTATCGCTGATATTTATTTGAATAACAAACAGATTGGTGTTATTCAACGTGTAGAGCGCGGTGAAGCAAGTTCTGATTTTGTTGGTAAATGGTTTGCTAATCTTTATCCTTTGCGTGAGAGTACTTTTCAAGAACTTATGAATAATGCGGTTGCGTGGGGTGTTAATCGTAAGGAGTGTTTGGAGAAGTTTGATTGGAAGTTGCGGACGGGTCGTTTAGGTCGGTTGCAGTAGTTTGTGTTTAGGGTGGTAATTTATGCTTTCGGTGTCAGATTTTCGATTAGGTAATATTTCCTCAGGGTACGCATCTGTTTTCTATAAAGAAAAACGTGTAGGTGTTCTTGAGAAGATTGAGTGGGCTTCGGTTGGTACTGTAGGTACGTGGTTTGCTCGTTATTACCCATATCATGAGTATGCTTATCAGCGGGATCGTTTAGCTCATGCTGTTGCTTGGGGTAAGACTCGTAAGGAGTGTTTGAGTGAGTTTGCTAAACTTATGATTCGTAATTCTCGTCGATAATTCAGATATTCTGTTTTACATTTGGCAGGTTAGTGTTGTTTTTCACTAACCTGCCTTTTGTCATATTTAGGTTTTCAGGTTTGTGGTGGTTACCTTCATGTATACTGTCTTTGTCAAGTTTTTCTTGATAATTCTATTCACCCAGCTTGTACAGTGTTCCAAACACTGTATATAACTGAATATGGAAGGTAAATAAATGTCCGCACCTGTCGCACGTGCAAAACGTGCTCGTAAATATAACCCCGCCAAGCGTCAGGATTTTCTTATCAAGAAAGCCTGGGCGATTGCAGGTATTTCTCTGATGGCAACGTCTACTCTTGCGCCCGCCGCGCAGGCGTATTCTGTTTCAGGTCATGAGGTTGGCGATCCGGTAGCTGCCGCTGATGCAGTGCAGCAGTCTCAGAATATTCCGGTTGACACTCACGCTTTAGATGAAGCGGTGCAGAAGGCACAGCAAGCCGGTCTGAAGGTTGAGGTAGAAGATACTACTGTCACTAAGGTTTCTAATGCGGAGGTACCGCAGGCGCTCGCCGATGCTACTCAGCAGGTTTCCGCTGATACTACCCGTGTGAATGATGCGGTGCAGAAGTATCAGAAGGATGTCGCTGAGCGTCATAAGATGATTGAAGATAATCAGAAGGCGCACGATGAAGCTGTAGCTGCGCGCGATGCTCGCATTAAGGAGCTTCAGGACGCTCACGATAAGGCGGTAGCTGCTCGTGATGCGCAGATCGCGCAGAATAAGAAAGCACACGATGAAGCTGTTGCGGCGCGTGAAGCTAAGATTGCTGAGGGCGAGAAGGCTCTTGCTGAGAAGAACGCGCAGTTGGATGCTCTGTTGAAGAAAGCTGGCGGTCTGAACGTTCAGGTTTCTCAGGAGGATCAGCAGGTGAAGTCTTCGTATGAGGAGGCTTTGAGTGATTTAGATTCTCAGATTCAGGCGGTGCAGGAGATTATTTCTGCTCGTGAAGCTGAGGAGGCACGTCTGCAAGCTGACCGTATTGTGCAGCCGAAGGTGCAGCTCAAATGTGAGCCGTACAACATTGCTACTTTGAATGATATTTCTAACTCGGTAACCGCTACCGGCGCTGATTCTGAGCTTGAGAAGCTCAAGGCAGCTAACCGCTCGATTATCGAGGCCTGGTCGAAGGTACCTGGTACCACTTTCACCCCGTTCACTATGGGAGCGGTATCGCCGGTGAACTTCCAGAAGGCTGTTTCTTACACCACCGGTACTGGTGAAGTGATTACGCTGAAATATAATCAGCCGAAGACGTTCCACATTTCTGACCCGCAGGGTAAAGCTGAGGCTTTGGAGTGGGTCAATGGTATGACGATCGGTGCCGATGAGAACGGTAAACCTGCAACGAACGTACCGTATGGTGCTTTCCCTGTGGATGATGGGGAAGTTCATAACGTTCAGACTCTTTCGACGAACCATGTTGCAGGTTTGCGTGCAGTTGAAGCGTACATGAAGGATACCGGTGTTACCTTCAATACTCTGCTTCTTGCCTCTGACGGTGCTTCTACTTCCGGTGGCGATCAGGTGGGGCAGCCTGGGGATTTTGAGCAGGTTGGCTGGTACTCGAAGTCTTCGGTCGCTGCAACCCATCAGCAGATTCTCCATATGGAGGAAGAGTACCCGATGCGTGTGATTCCTGTTCTGGTGGCCGATAAGGGGCCGGAACCGTGGAACGCTAACCCTGAAGTTTCTGAGCGTGTGTTCGCTTCCGTCGCTAACTCGAAGAATCCTGTTGAAGGTAAAACCTATGTGAAGAACAGCGATATTTCGACGATTGCTCAGGATTTGATTGCGGCAGCTAACCTCACGTGTCCGAAGGTTCCTCATCACCCGGTGAAGGTGGAGATTCCTGAGGTTCCGCCAATGGAGGAGGTACCGCCGGTTCCTCCGGTTGAGGATGTTCCCCCGGTTCCCCCGGTACAGGATGTTCCTGAGGTTGAGGTGCCTTCGTTGAAGGTGCGTAAACCTAAGCTGGTGACTGGTACTGAGGTTCCGGTGAAGGTTGCTCACGATGAGGATAAGACGGTTCTGGCTGGGCAGGATACGTACCAGGATATTTCTCAGTCCACCGGGTATCGTGTCCCTGATTCGTTTGTGCTCGGCGATATTGCGTATTTCGGTGAGCGTGACGGTCAGCAGGTTCCTCTCGTGTCGATTGACGCTTCTAAACTGAAGGTTACTGCCGCTGATGGTTCTGATGTGACCGGTTGGTTTGATGTGAAGGTTGAGGAGGGTACCGCCCCGAACGGTAAGAAGGCTTTCATTGTTACCGCTACTGCGAAGCAGGATAACCTGAAGGATTTGGGTATCGCGCAGACTTATACGCTGCATGTTACTCAGACTGCGCTTGCTGATGGTGTTGCTGACGATGAGGTGGATTTCGGTTTCTCTATTGTGAACGACAAGATGGTGTTCACTACCGATCACGTTTACCATGAGGATATTCCGTCTCCGAAGAAGATCGTGAAGAATACTCGTGGCGTTGATGTGGATGGGAAGGTTGTCCTGCCCGGTCAGGAACTTGTGTATGAGCTTCACCCTAAACTTGCGTTGGTGAAGAACTCGCAGGGTGTTCTGAATCAGTTCGACGGTGAGGATGACCTTGATCCGAAGTTTGTCGCTGATGAGTCTGCGGGCGCGTCGAAGATTATGACCGCTTCCGGTGTGGATGTCTCTGACTGGTTCGATATTACGGTATCGAATAAGGATCATAAGGCGCGTTATGTTCTGCACGCGGATAAGTATGAGCTTGCTTCTAAGTTTGGTGAGGATTTGGTGTGGTCGATCCCTGGCCGTATCTCCCCTGACGCTGCACCTGGTGATGTGAAGAACTCGTTTGTGCAGATTATTAACGGTGCGAAGTATAACTCGAATACGGTCACGAACCGTATTCCGAAGGTTGAACCGCATAAGTATGATGTCACTTCTGAAGGTGCTGACCGTGACGGTAAGCAGGTTCAGGTTGGGGATAAGCTGGTGTACCCGTTGGTGATGGATTCTACTAACCTTACCGATACTGCGTATGAGGTGCAGAAGTTCGGTATCCGTGATGATTACGATCAGGATAAGGTGAAGGCACTGGCTTCCACGGTGAAGGTGTATCAGGTTCCGGGGGATACTGATCTTTCGGATAAGAACCGTATCAAGGGTATCGCTGAGGCGGGTGTTGATGTTACTGACCGTTTCGAGGTGACTGATGACGGGGATAACGTGTTTGTGACGATGCGTCATAATGCGGATGGTTCTTTGGTGCTTCCGATGGGGTACAAGTATATTGCTATCCTGGAAGCTGAGGTGACCGCTGATGTGGATGGGGAGATTGTGAACACCGCGTACCAGATCGTCAATGACCGTGAGTTGGTGACGGAGACGGTGCGTAACCCGTTGAAGAAGCGTGTGGTTCCTCCGGCTCCGGTGGTTGAGAATCCTCCGGCTGATGCTGGTGAACCTCCGGTTCCTTCGGTGGGTACTCCGCCCGCACCTGTGGTTGGTAATCCTCCTGCGGATATTTTGGTGAAGTCCGGTTTGGCTCACCGTGACGGGGATTCGGTATCGCCGAGCGGTCTTGGTTTACTCGCTTTGGGTGTTGGTGTTTCGGCGTTGGGCGCTTCGGCTGCTTATGGTGTGTCGCGTGCGCGTAAGCGTCGAGAGGTGAAGTCTTCGGTACAGGATGTGCAGTAAGGTTTCAGGGTTGCTGATATTGTGTTGGTGATTCTGATTTAGGTAGGTGCGGAAGACTTTACCTAAGGTGTGAAGCCCTTTCTCTTGTGTTTGTCATAGGAGAAAGGGCTTTGTGCTGTTTTGGTGATGTATACTTTGATTATTACTTTTTCTTTGGAGGTTTTTGTGTATAGTTTTGATCGTATTTTGGTTACTCCGTTTGATTATTTGAACTCTATTTCTGGTGAGCGTGTTCGTGATAATCAATACCCTACTGATAATGTGGTGATTTATCAGCGTGAATTGACAGGTAATGAAGTCTCCCGTATCGCTGGTACTACGGGTTATGAGTGGGTACGTGGTTCGTATAGTGCTTTGATGGTTTTGTGTTTTGATCGTGTGGATAGTTATGATGACGGGAAGCCGCAGTATCCTCATTCATGGATGCCTAAGTCTGTTGAGGACAAGGAATACGCTATTTTTACTGATGTCGATGCTTCTAAGGCAACGTTTAGTTTTGTGTTGATGAAGCGTCATGACACATTGATTCCAATGATTGTGAATTTTGTTCAGTTTTACATGTCTCTTGTTTATAATGCTCTTGATAAAGATTTACAGAAGTTACGTGGGAAAATTATCCCTATTCTTCCTTATGTCGGTAACCCGTTTGATTTAAAAGTTAATCTTCAGGCTTACTACCGTACTTTTGAGTTTTTCAATAAACGTGGTTTTAAAGATTTCAAGTTACCTGAGGATGTTCAAGAAGTTCTATCTTCGTACCGTGGAGTATCTTTGCTTCCTTTGTGGTATTACTTAGATAAGCAGTTACGTAAACGTGAGTACGAAGATATGTATAATGGTACTTCTCTTCCAAAGGTTGTTGAGCAAAGTAAGAAACTTATTGATGGTTCTTGGGATTGTGATTGGAAGTCTACACCTAACGGTAATTCTTCATTGATTATTCCACGTTAATTATTTAACTTTTTCCTTCACTGTAATTGTTTGGTATACCCTCTGCTTCGGTGGAGGGTATTATTTTGTGTGGTATGCTTTCATTAGTGTTTTTGGAAGAGAGAAAGATGATGCTGAATCAAGTCTCAATCACATATGATTTTGTGCAAGGTTACTCACTGCAAACAGGAGTACAAGGCTCAAATTTGCAAATTTCTGTAGGGTTACCTGAACCGAAGAAGTATATCCGCTTCAACATCCCCGAGTCTTGCGTAAAAGCAGTGGTATCGCTTCTGCCGCCGGGCGGTTTTATCTCGGATAACCTGGATATTTCCCTTGATGTGCAGAAACCTGTTTCATCCTCAAATTTCGCTTTTCCGCAGGATGTAACGACGTTTATTCATCAGTTTTTCTGCCCGCTGATAGCGCAAGCCGGGTATTGGGCAGTAGATGCTTTAGTTGGTGCACAGAGAATACCCCACGTGGTTTATCTTCCTGAGGTGACGGCACAGGTTCAGGTTTTCTTACAAACGTTCTTCCGCGAACTATATGAGGATTCATCCCGCGTTCGTTATGATTCTCTCGGTCGTCAGGTAGTGTTGGAGCACACTGATTTTGTGGTGTTTTTACGCGGTTTATTTACTCCACAGGTGGGTATGTATAACTTGCGCGAGCTAACAGCAACGGCACGTTATCAAGGTGCAGGCTATACGGTACCGCGTTGGTACGGTACCGCACTGACGTTTTCTCAGGGAGTTAAGGTGCAGCCGATCCCGAAGGTGTGGGGTAATAAGTTTTCGGTGAAAGGTGGTCGTTTCTCGTGAAGAAGTGGATCAAACGCGCGGGTTTCGGTGTTGGGATTCTTGCTGCGTTGGCGTTGTGTGCTTACGGGTTGCTGATGGTGATGCCGTTCTCGAACACGTCTCAGCTGCCGCAGCCGGTGCAGGAGTTTGCTCAGTCTCTTCCGGGGTCGCAGGCTTCTCAGGAGCAGGAACGTATCGCGGCGGCGGATGAACCTACTCATTTTGTGGCTGCTGATGGGGTGGAGTATAAGGATTCTACGCGGCAGCCGTCGTGTCAGGATGGTATCGCCTTATCGCAGCCGGGGTCTTTGTGCGCGCAGCGCGGTTGGCTTTCGACGACTCCGGTTCCGGTGCAGTTGGATCGTAGTTCTGGTGTGCAGGAGGTGCAGGTTCCGCCGTCGAAGTTCTCGGGTTGGGTTCGTTCGTCTGCCCCGTTGGGGAGTTTGCCGCAGGTCGGTTCTGCGGATGTGTCCGGTTTGGGGAAGTTTTCTTTGGTGGTTGGGCATGTGAATTTCGGTTCGTGGCAGGATAACGCGGGTTATCACACGGCGATGGGTTCGGTATCGCAGGCGCAGCAAGGGGATGTTGTGGATGTTCATGCTGTGGACGGTCGCTTGTTGCGGTATCGGGTGGTGTCTTCTGATGTGATGAAGTGGGCTGATTTGGGTGGTTTCCTTTCTGGGAAGTTTTCGGGTGAGGCTTCTGGTTCTGTCCCTGCTGATGTTGTTTTGGTGACGTGTCATTATGATCGTTTGGATGCTGCGGGTAATCCTGTGTATGACAGTAATACGGTTGTTATCGCTCATTTTGAGTCTGTGATTGAGGGATAAGTTATAGTGTTTTGTAGGAAGGATTGGTGATTTCAATGGAAGAAGTAAAATATTTCAAAGATAAAGATTTTGGTAGTGAACCAAAGAAAGATGATATTATACGAAACGGTTCAAAAATAGAACGTGTTATCGTTGCTTTAATTGTGTTCCACATGGCTTATATCATTTTCTGCTTTATGTCTATTGCCTTAGCAAAAGGGTTTACAGCTTTTGAGCACCCGTTCAGTGAAACTGTAGAGTTTTTCTGGAATGTGTGGTTCATTGGACTATATGTTTTAGGTTTAGTGTCTGTAACTTCTTCTGCTCTTTTTATTAAAAAAGAGCAGATACGTGAACTTATGATGTTAATTTTTATTCTTTTTACTTCACTTCTAGCATTCTTCGGTTCTGATTTTATTCTCTCATCAAACTATACGGTGGATCGTGACCGTGAAACTATTACGTTCCACCACAACAAGGCGGCAGAGTTTCTTTTCGGTAAAGAGACTGTAGAACGTACCGCTTGTGAGGCATACCCGAACGCGATCTATAAAACTGAAGATCGTCAGTGCGTGCAGAAGATACAGTACCTTATGGCGCAGGATATGGTGCATTACTCGAAGTCTGAGATTGTGGATCGTGTGATTGATAACCACACTGTGTCAGGTACCGTGTTCACGGTGGATTCTGAGATGACGGACTCGTTCAAGCACGTAATCCAGGATAAGTACCCTAAGGCGCAGTTTGAGGACGGTACGGTTTTCCTTCCTGGGTATCGTATTCAGGATGAGACGGTATCGCCGCGTCATACGTTTACTCGGGGTATTTTTACGTTGCGTGAGTTCGATGGTGCTGTTGAGTCTTCAGCGGTGAAGAATTTCGGTTTTGAGGACGATCAGTATTTGATGTACGTGCAGCCGAAGACGTATGAGCGCCCTTTCGTGTGGGGTAAGGATGATTCTACTGGTGAGCTGATGCTTGCACCTATTCCGTGGGGTAAGACTCATGAGTTTGGGCGTGCGGTTGGCTCTCGGTCGCAGTCTTCGTATACCGGTTATCGGTTGGTTGAAGGTCGTGAGATTTTTGTGTCGGATACGCGGTTTAATCCTGAGGTTTTGCCGGTAGATGGTACGTATTGGAAGCCTCTTGGTATTTCGGATATGGGTACTGCGTTGTATGCGCAGCCTGTTCATAAAGTTAGTAAGTAAGGGTTGGTGTTGATAGTGTCTTCTACAACAAGGAAGAGTATTTTCAAGTATTGTGGGATTTATTTTGTTTTGTTAGTGTTTGCGTATATTGCTCAGCTTATCTATTTGAGTAATATTTATAGTTTTAGTTCCCAGTGGGTTTACAGTACTTGGTCTAATACCTGGTGGGTACCTATTCTTATGACATTTGCTTTTCTTTTCTTGTATTTTATTATTGATTATTACATGTTATTATCTGATATAATTGTTCGTTCTTTAATTATCGGTGTTATTGGTTTGTTTTTAGGTATGAGTATTTATCAGCTAACCCCAGCTGTTTCAAGTTCCATAAATACACCTTACTCTGATTGCTATAATATTCTTACTAAAAATCTACCGAAAAACTCTTCAGGTCATTATGGGGATTCCGGTTGCCAGCTTTCGTATGATGCGAAGGTTGAGGTGTTTTCAGCTGATGTGGTGAAGGGAGATAAGGACGTTATACGTGATGGTGTGAAAGGTTCTTCGTTCACGGTGAAGAATCGCCGTATTACATCTGATGCGGATTCTATAGATACGTGGCCGCGAGGCACAGCTAACGGTACCGCTATCTATGAGGATCAGGGTGAGTGGAAGATTTTCCTTCCTTATGTTGGTGATTCTTCGGTGAAGGGGGATCGTTATGTTGATAACTTTGTTGTTGATAGTAACAAATTGATTCGTTATGAGTTTGGTCGTGTGATGGCACAACCTAGTCGTGTGGCTGAGTTTTGCTATAAGAATTTGAAGTATGAATCTGATTATGGTTTTACTGATTTAAACGGTTTTCATAATCCTTCTAGTGATGACCGAACTGTAGAATATAAGGTAATTGGTACCTGTACTGGTGATTCTAATGTAGCTTTTGAGTTGCGTTAATGATAAAAAGCAAAATATCCTGTTTGATTTTTCAGCAGGATATTTTGCTTTTTGTTTGATTTTTATTTTCTGCTATCCTTTTATGTGTAAAGGGACATCGAGAATATTTCTTGAAGGTGGCTCCTTTTCTGTTTGAGTGAGTGATTGACCGGGTAACCGGTGGGTAAGGTTAGTTGGTTACCCTGTATGAGAAAATGGTATGTTTCTCACAAGTGTGTGCGTGCAGGGTAACCAACTTGCCAAATTGATAATGATAGAAGTTAGCCTAAGTGGCGGAATTGGCAGACGCGCCTGATTCAAAATCAGGTTCTTTTTGAGTGTGGGTTCGAGTCCCACCTTGGGTACGGTCTCTCTATAACCGAAACAACCGGAAGGAATTATCGTGAAACTAGGTTTACGAAACTTTTGTAGCCACATGGACAAAGATATAATCCTTGCTGTCTTAGCGATACTGTGGATACTTGCAAATATCGCAGGGCTTATGTTACAGCTAATTTTCCACGTTTTCTCAAACTAGAATAGAGGAGTAGAAATGACACTTAGATATGTTGCCCCTACTTACAAGGTAGTTGAATCGCCTCGAAGCCCTTGGGGAGATGACGTACCCTATGAGGTCAAGCAAGATTTTAAGTCAGTAATCATGTTTACCCGCTACCGGCGAGAGGAAGACTGGGGTAATCTTGAGATATTTAAGTACTTAAGCGCAAGGTTCAACCCAGAGGGTGCTAAAGCGGTAGTAATGAGTAATGTAGCTCCTAAGGTTATCTACTTGTTCCCAAAGTTGAAACACAAAGAGTATGTAGCGTATATCTGTCCCATTCTCTCAGCGGGTGGAGAAGGATATTTGACCGGCTATGTGGTTGCTAAGAAGAAAAAGGATGCGTTCACCGCGGCTAAATATTTGGCTGGGGGCGTGTAAGCATCTAAGACTTTTATGAAGATGGATTAATAATTGACATCTATCTCGACTAGGCATAAACCAAAACATCAACATCATTGAAAGGAAACCTAAAAATGCTTGATTCCATAACTCTTGCAGAAAAACTATATGCACTGAATCAAGTTGGGGAATTGCGCCGGACATTGATAAAACACCGTATCCAGAACCTTTTGGTATACATGAGGGGTGTAGACTCTGCCAGTGGGCTGTGCCGGTGGTCGCTACTTGGATACCAGTACAACAGGCTAGCCACGGTATACAAGGAACTTGGTTTGGGTGAGCTGAAGGAATACATGCGTGGCTACAAGCCTGATTCTTCTAGGGGCGCTTTCACCTTCTTAGCTGGTACTGAGTACTCAAGTTTTGATGCTAACCTTCTAGGTGGGGATGGCTCTGGGGCAGTGCTAAAAGAGTTCTGGAAAGCTGGGTTTGCAATAATCTAACCTTCAACCAGACTTCACTCAAAAGATAATACACACCGCACATTTTTATCGATCATGTGGCGGGTTGGCTCTTCTAGCCCAATTGGCAGAGGCAGCGGACTTAAAATCCGTTCAGTGTGGGTTCGAGTCCCACGAGGAGCACGAGGGGAAGTGCCTACAACATGAAGTATCCTACGGTCGGCTTTGTGGTTTATGGGTGTTGTAGGTGCTTTCTCTTGTTTCTGTTCTGTGGGCAAAGGACAGGGATGTGTTTTCCGGGTTTTGAGCCGGTAGATGATTTTTATTCACGATCATCTACCGGCTCAATTCTTTGTTTCTGGTCGCGTTGTTTTAATTTCTGAGTAAAGTGTTTTCTTCGCTGTGACGTGTAGTTTTATTTATAGGTGCCTGCTATACTAAGTAAGGACGACAACCCGTTAGTGTGTTTTGGGTAGACGATCCTAACGGTGTAGACACTCTGTAACTATTCACTCAACTTACAGCAGGTCACCACGTGACCTTCCCTTATGTGGGTGTGCACAGGACATTGATGTCTTGTGCTTTTGTGTTTATACCGCAGATCATCTGCCCAGAGCACCGTAAGGTTATCTCCGCTGTAACACACGTATATAAGAGAGAAGGTTATTTCTCATGTCCGTTTCCCGAGCGAACTTCCTCAAGGGTGCTGCTGCAACCGCCGTTGCTTCCTCCATTCTGCTCTCCGGTATTGGTACCGCTACCGCAGCTGAGGTTCATCAGACCGTACCTGGTGTTTCGGTTGCAGGTGTAGTACCTAACGCTCAGTCCGCAACTTCCGCTTTCACCGATGTTGCCAACGATCCTTTCAAAGCTGAAATTGGGTGGATGAAGGATAAGGGTCTTGCTAATGGTTGGGCGCAGCCAGACGGTACCGCTAAGTTCAACCCTGAGTGGGATGTGCAGCGCGCCGCGCAGGTCGCGTTCTTATACCGTCTCTCCGGTTCTCCCGAAGTTGAGCTTCCCGAGCACTCCCCGTTTATTGACGTAGACGAGTCCAACCCGTTCTATAAGGAGATTATCTGGGCTTTCCAGAACGATATTGTGACCGGTTGGCAGTACGATGACGGTTCTCGCGCGTTTAAGCCGTGGCAACCTGTGGAGCGCAATGCTACCGCTGCATGGTTTTACCGTTTAGCAGGTTCCCCGGAGTTTGAGGCACCTGCTACCCCTTCGTTCCGTGATGTGCATCCTTCCCATCCTTTCTATAAGGAGATTGAGTGGATGAAGGCGAATAAGATTACTACCGGTTGGCCGGATGGTACTTTCCGCCCGAATGAGCACACTCACCGTAACGCGGTAGCGGCGTTTGTGTACCGTTATAACGTTGCTGTTTTGGGGTATGGTTCCTAATTTTAGGTGAGGTTTTCACTGCATTTGCTGGTGTGATACAGTAGGTGTGGTTGGCTTATCTGTTGTAGTGCCGTGGCTTGGTTTCAGGTCACGGCACTTTTCTCATGCCAAGGTACCGCGCAGGAAGACCGTATTTTATGTGGTAGACTGGTTTCATCATACTTTTCAGATAGGTTATTTCTGGTGGGAGATTTTAGTGTCTAAGTTTGTAGACGAAGTCGCAGCTGAGATAACGTTAGGAACTGATATTAGTTTAGATGTAGCTGATATTGTTGATTCTAACGTCACTGAGTTTAATAAATATCAAAAAGCTGTTGATATGATTTTAGACTCGGGACGAGTTAAAGGTAAACAGGAAGCATATGATTATGTTCTTCGAGAACTTTCTAAAGAGTATAAAGATGCTTGCACGGTGATTGATAAATTATCCTCTAAAGTTTACGACTGTTTTGAAATACAGCTCGCGCGCCGGAAATATTTTGAAGAATACCTCAAACCTTTATTCAATCTTATTGATGTGAGTATTCGTGAACTAACAGATATAGCAGATGGTTACGTACCACTCACAAAGGAACAGGTTTTGTCGGCGAAACGTAAGATTACTGAAGCGGTTGCTGATCTCGAAGATGAGTTGAAAGATGAACCATTTGAGTTATCTCCCAAGAAGAAGGATAAGAAGGAGAAGGAAGGTAAGGATTTCCGTGTCTAATCTAAGCGATGATGTTTTCTTGAAGTTAGATTCGGGTGAAATAATTACCCCAGAGTGGGTGAATGTTTGTATTTCTAATTTAGGTTATTGTGAAATACCTGGTGATGGTGTTTACAATTTCTGGGAGAACCTAATTTCAGATAATGACCTGAGTTCTGATTCCACAGTTGAGGATATTGAGAACGCTGTTAATAATCAGATTTTTATTGAGAAAATCCCTGAAGCATAATTGTTTATCTCATGGGTATCGCTGATTATATTGTTTCTCTAGGTTACCATAGAGATATTCATGTAGTGCGTACAATTCAACAAGGGTTATCTCATTCTGGTGATGTTGTGACACAGGAATATAAGTTATTGATTCAGTATATGTTGCTGATGATGTTTGATGATTAGGATTTGTTATGTCTAACGACGTTATAACTCAGGTTTTCACACCTTTAGCGCAAGAGTTCGCACAAACTCAAGGTGCTGATATTTCCCAGTATTCTCAAGGGTTGTGGCAGGTTCTCACTGATTTTTATCAACGGCTCGGTTTAGAATCACCTCAGCGCTTGGATATATCTCAGCAAAACCCGAGTGCGCGATTGCAGCAGGACGGGCACGAGGTGCTATCGGTGCAGTATTTGCAGCAGCACCCGGAGGTTGGGTACACCACAGCGGTATCGCTTTTGGACGCGGTTTCTAAGATTTTGGTGGGGTTCTCTCGCTTAGCACCTTCCGCTGAGGCGGTGGCTTCTTCAGTAGAGGTACGCCGTCAGATGGGTGTTGATTTACATGCACCTGAGATTTACGTGATTTATGTGTACGCTTTGTTTGTGGCGGATGCGTCAGCTCGTGTGGCGTTTATTCGTCGTAATGTGGAGCGATTGTTCGCGGATGTGGTTCAGCAGATGCAGCAGCACCCGTGGTTGATGTGGGAGGATCGGCAGGTACCGCAGTCTAAACCACAAGATGTTCAGGTGGGTGCTACTCAGCCTTATGTTCAGGAGGCTAACGCTTTAACGCAGCTCGGTTTGCTCTCTGAAGGTGGTTCTCGCTCTTCGGCGGTTGGTGTGGCTCCGGGCGCGCCTCAACCTTCTTCGCAGGTTCCTAGTACACAGACAACTTCGGTTTCACCTGCATCGTTTTCGTCTCAGGTGTTAGAGGTGCCTGATAGTAAGCAGGTTCCTTTTTCGGGCGTGTCGGATACTTTTAGTGTATCTACTGATGTGAATCAGGTGTTGCAACCTCAGCAGAATACTCAGGTATCGTCTGTTTCGGCGGATAGTTCGGGTAATGGTTCTGTTATGGCGTTTTTCCCGATGTAGGGTGTTTGAGGTGATCCCGGTAGTTCTTTGGTAGAGCTACCGGGATTTTCTCTGTGTGTTTCTGTTATACTGAGACTGTTAGAAGTTGTTTAGTTTCTTATATTGTGGTATAAGAGCGATTTTGTGAGGTTGATGTATGTTCGGTTCTTCGCAACGTAATGTTCAGTCGGAAAACATGAATGATAGTAGTGGTATTATCAATATTGATGAAAAGGATGGTTACGCTTATCGTTCATGGGATGTAAAACATGTTACTTCTGGTTCACGTTTTCGCGTTATTTTGAAAAACAAACAATCTCAGATGGTTTATAAAGGTGACGTTATTATTGAGATTTATAATCGCAATAATAAGCGTGAAAATCATAGGACTTTTCCGAATGTATCGTTAGAGAACTTAGCTAATGGTTATTGTTCTGGAAAAGTTTATGAAGGAATTAAACGTTTTATTAAACCTAAGTTCCCTAGTCGGGGTAATGATGCTGACCTTTATACTCATTATATGTGTTCGGCATTGTGCATTCTTGTGAATGCTAACAGTGGTTATTACATGGAGCCTTTTGCGAATAATTCCGCAGCAGGTATCTTAGTCAATAATTCGAGTTTTATTGCACAATACAAATAAAGAAGGATTGGTACAGTGGGCGATTCCCGTATTTTCTCTTTGAAGGATTACACTAATCTTTGTTTTGAGACTAAATTTTCTCAACCTTTGATTCTTGAAGAACAGGCGAGTATGATTAAATTCGATTTTTCATCGCTCGATAAAATCAAGTCGACTCGGGAACGTACTTTTCTTCAAAAGGCAGCCAAAGCAACAGGTATCGCCCTGAATACCGGTTTTGTTTTGCGAGTTGGCGCTCAACTTCCTAAACATTACCATCAGGATCGTGTAGGTAATGATATAAATTTCCGTTTCGCTTACGTGCTTCTCAGCTCATCAGCATTAACGAACATGGTAGATACGTGGCAACATGTGCTGCGTGCTTTCCCAACTCTTACTTCTGTTCCTGTCACACACCCTTTGGCGTTGGCGGTTGCGCAAGATTTAATCTTCCAGTCGGGTTGTATAGAGAATGTGGAAGGTTATCGGGGTCTTTTACCCTTCACAGGTATCGCAGGCACTTACAGCCATTCTAATAATGGTAAATATACAGTCGGTGGTGATTGCGTTGTTGCGATACCGAACCTTTGTAACGAAGTGAATAGTCCACTGTATCAGAGCGTTTTGCGCACTTACTTCACCAAGTATGCTCAGTTTGCTAAAGCTGCGGGTATTACTTTCGATGACGTTTTAGGTCGTGATCCCCTGCAAGCGTATCGTAAAGCCTTCTTGTCTGAGTATTCCACGAACATTGGTTGGTTCGTCACTATGCTTACATCTTTGCGTAGCTATGCTCGTGCTGACGGTATTTTATCTCCAGAACAGGTTCTTTCGTGGGTTCAAGCTAATGTTTTGGCGCAGACAGAATGGACGCGGCGTAAGCGTGTAGGTTTAGTTGCGTACCCGGATATGAAAGTGATTCAGTATCAAGGTCGCTCTTACATGGTACTACGCCCGAGTACGAGTGATGGTTTTGCGCATCGGGATTATGTGGTATTTGAGCGAGCACATAAGTTCGCGGAGATTGTTGTTGCTGTAGCGACAGATGATGTAGATAAGTGGGAGAAAGTTCTTCTTCAGGGAGTCATTTTACGGTACCTTACTCTTCCGATTCCGTTAGCTACGTCATTGTCGCATTATTCTCAGGATTTGAGGGTATCGTCGTCGTTTACGTTTGAGGAAGGTTCTCCGATGACTGCGGCGTATACTTCTACGTTTGTGAGTAGTTTGGATTCGGTGCCCGGTAAGTATGTCCGACAGTACGGTTCTACGGATTTGCTGCCTTTCTTATTGTCGTTGATTATGGTACCACGTCTGTCTCAGCGTAAGTCTCTTGAGTTGATGCAGAAACAGCTTCCGAATATTTTCAATGCTTTTTACAATTCGTCAAGTAAGTTTGATAATGATTTTGGGTACTATGATAATTTGTGGAGTTTGTTTGATGTTCTTTTGACGATGATAAAACCTTCTGAAGGTTCTGATACTGAGTTAGTTTATAAACGTTTTAAAGATATGTCAGGTAAGTTCTTAGAAGAGTGCGGTTTACCAGATAAGGATCGGGTACGGTATCGTTTTACTTCTCAGGATTTGTATGAACCTGAGAAGACGAATAGTGTTAGCGATATTGCTCGTGTTGCTGTTGCTGCTTCTATTATTCCCTGTTTTGTTACTCTTGAAAATAGTTTGGTTCAACTACCTTATAAGAATCCTGCTTTTATTGTTGATTAATACTGTTTGATTTTAAAAGCCCCTCTGGTTGTTATCGGAGGGGTTTTATTTATGTGTTAAACTGTAAATATGAACGACACGAAGTACACACAAAGCAACCAAACATACCAAGACTTTGAACCTACTTTGGTTCTCAGTGATAGTTCGGGTATTGAGCCGACTCGAACATTACCTTTCCCTGATGAGGTTTTAGAACCTACTCGCGTTCTCTCCCAGGATGAGCAACCTACGGTTTACCTGAAGGCTGCCAATTCTGGTTTTGAGGATTTCAGTAAAACGCTGCTTCTACCTCAAGATTCCCCTTCTACTTCCACGCAGGAAGAAGAGGTACCGCGCCGGTCTGCATTGATCGCAGAGGAAATACCGACGGGTCGTACTTCTCAGGTAGTGCGGGAACCTCTTCTTTCTAAGGATTCTCTTAAGCGTGGTGCGTATCAAGGTGCTGTGGCTCTTGGCCGTACTGCACGTTTTGTTGTGTCTCTGATTTCTTTGATCCCTTTACTACTGATGGGTTTGACTTCGCGTAGTGTGCTGAGTCAGCACGTGTTTTTCGCACCGGCTTTCTCAGGTTTCTCCACGGTGGGTACCGCAGTCATTATCGCGTTTGCGGTTTTCGCTGTGGTGCTCAGTTTCCGTGAACGTGATCGGTTTGCGTCAGCTACGTTTGGTCTCGGGTTTTGTGTGTTGGCTCCGTGGATGTTGATTACTACGTGGATGTCTGCTTCTACGTTTGTACAGTCATTGGTGGTATCGCTTCCGTTGGCGGTGGTGTATGTTTTACCTTATATTCTGTCGTTTGTGGTAGATAAGGTTGAGCTTTTATCGGTTATTTCTGGTATTTTCCGTTTTGGGTCTTTTTACACTTATAAGTTGTCGTTCTTCGTGGTTGTCCTGTTTTTGATGATGCTTCCAATGGTTCGTAATTTTGGTGGGTGGTTGTAATGTTTCGTTTCTTGGTGAAATTACCTTTTAAAATTATCTCTAGTTGTTTGTCTATTATTTTAGGTTCTTTAATTATCCTCGTCGTTGTATTCTGGTTTTATAGCACTGTTGTTTTGAAACAGGATTTTAATCTTTTTCAGGTTATTCAAGATTCAGTAAATAGTATTTGGGGTTTGTGGAAAGGTGATGACGCATCATGACACAGGACAATAAGAAGGTATCGCAGAGCACGAAGGAAGTTCTTTTTGTGGAGTCAGAACGCCAGGAGCGCCAGGAGCGCGTTACTGAAGTGTTGCAGGGCGCGGGCTTTGATCCTGAGTTTTACCGTTTGGTGGGTTCGGAGAAGATGTCGGACGGTCAGCGGGTGAACGTAGTGGAGAAAAGTCCTTCGCGGTTGCTTTCATGGGGTTGGGTGTTTTTTCTTTCGGTGTTGTCGGTGTTTTCCGGGTTTCGTTTGTTTTATGCTTCTCATTTCACATGGGATACTCTTGTTTTGATGGTTATAACAACATTAGTTCTGTTGTTTAATTTTTATAGGGTGTTTAAATCAGGTTTTTCTCGTATTGATTATGAAGATAATGTTTTCTTGTATAAACGTGTTCCAACTATCCGTAACTTCTTTTTCTGGTTCTTCGGCGTTTGTGGTTTAAGTGCTTATATAGCTGTGTCTTTTGTGATATTTGATGTGTTCCTTGGTTCGCTGATTGGTGGAAATAGTTCTAAACTTTATTTACGGTCAGAAGGTACTTTATACAATACTACTCTCTTTGTAGGATTAGGTGTTGTATTCTTAGTAATTTTAATGAGTCGTTTGAATGTTCTCCGTGAAAAAGGTTCTAAAGTAAATACTGTGTATAAAGAGTTTGTTGTGATGTTTGTACGTACTGTTTCTACTACTGCTGTACTTTCGTTTGTGACTTTGATAGTCACGGCTATTATGTTGGTGAAGTTAGGGTATATACGTTAAGTTTCTTTGGAAAACAAGGGTTAATTATTTCTAATTATCTAGGAATAATTAACCCTTGTTTTCATGTGTTATACTTAAAAGGTAACAACGAGAAAGGATTCAGAAATGAACACCCCACATACCGAACACTCGGCTCACTCAGATTCAACTCAGAATGAGAGTTGGTTAGCTAAGATTGATAACAAGGTACTGCTACCCACCTTCAACTGGATGTACAACCACCCCCGGAAAGCCGCTCTCGGCGCTCTTGCGGCTCTCGTGATGCTGGTGGCTATTTTCTCATCTATCACCTTTGATGCAGGTAAGTTCCTGAAGGTTCTGGTAGCGATGAGTTACGCTATCGTCCTTCTCGCTATTTTCGCGGGCGGTATTTCCGGCTTCATTGTGGATCGCCGCTTGAAGAAGCAGGTACGTATCGAGTCCGCGCAGCAGGAAGAAGGGTACCCGTTTTCGGATGAGGTTATTTCTTCTGAAGAGCAGGGTAACCATGCGGCGCATTCTTCCGGTGCGCGTCTGTCAGCGGTTGCAGGTTCTATGTCGTATACTCAGCAGTCCCCGCAGGATGTTTCTGTTTCCAAGAATTATGAGCCGCTTCCGCGTGAAGTGGAGGATGCTACGGTGTATTTAGGTGAGCAGCCGCGAAGCGCCCAGCAGGTATCGCAGTCTGATTTTTCTAATGGTTCTATGAATTTTGACGAGGTGCGCCAGCAGATGAAGCGTCACCGTTCTGAAAGCGAGTAATACAATGTTGTCACTGGTAGATTATGTGAGAGAGTCGTTAGATAATTCTTCCCATGTTCGGGGTTTCTTCTCAAGCGATATATTTTTCTTGGTAGGCGTTGTTGTCGCTCTTGTGTTGGCGGTAACGTATCTTTTCTTGGTGCGTCGTGGTGAGGTCTCGGATCGTTTTATTCATTCTCACGGTGTGGGTTTACTTCTTCGTGCGGTGCAGGTGTATTGTGAGCCTCTGTTGTGGGTATCGCTTTTGGGAGTTTTGACGTACCCGCTGGTTGGTTTCAATTATTTCTATGTTTCTGCTGTTTCGTTTTTGACTCCTGGATTTATTCTTCTTTTGGTTATTGTGTACACTTTAACTGGTGTGGACGAAGAATCTGTAGTTTAATTTAAGACACTATAATACACAACCGTTTTATGTTTTACATGGTTCGGTTGTGTATTAGTGTAATGTTATCTTTTATGTATCAATTATTTTTGAAAGTGGAAAGGTTCTCTGGTGACTGAGAAGGATATTAACGCAGCTTCCGCGCATTACGGTGAGGATTCCATTACCGCGCTCTCCGGTGCTGAGGCGATCCGTAAGAATGCGCACGTGTATCTAGGTAGCAAATCGTTGGATGGTGCACAGCACACACTGGTTGAACTGATCGGTAACGCAGCTGATGAAGCCTCTTCCGGGTACGGCTCGCAGATTCGCGTCGGCTTCATGGATTCTCCTCTTGAGGATGTGCACGAGAAGGGGTTGTTCGTTCAGGATTTCGGGCGCGGGCTTCCTCTTGGTTTCAATGAGAAGGAGCAGACCTGGAACACGATTCTGAACTTGGAACGTACTTACGCGGGCGGTAAGTACGGGCAGGAAGGTAAGACGAAGGCGCAGATGGTGGCTTCTCTGACCGCGCAGCAGCGCGCGAACTTTGATCCGCGCGAGTACAACTATCTGATGTCAAGCGGTATGCATGGGGTGGGTTTGGCGGTTTCTCAGCTTACTTCGGCGTGGTTCCATGTGGAGTCCGTGCGTGTGGTAGGTGTTGATGATAACGGTCAGGTGCTAAAGCAGCGGTTCACCGCGCAGTACAAACAAGGTATCGCCCTGTTTGAAGGTTCGGTACCGGTGATTGAGGAAGTTCCGTCGGATACACCTACAGGTACGTTGATTGTGTGGAAGCCTGATTATGTGGAGGTTTTCAAGACTCGTGAGGTGCTGACGGATCAACATGTGCGTGCACTGGCGCAGGATATGTCGGTGACGTTGAGTATCCCTCTTGAGTTTGTAGCATCTGGTGGTGAGGTGGAGCGTTTTGAGTTTTCTTCGGCGCAGGATTATCAGGCGCAGTTTTTGAAGGAGGACGCTTTCTCTTCGGCCAGTAACGTTGTGTTCAATGCCTCGATTGACGCGGTGAATCACGGGTGGGAGCCGGGTGATCCTCGCTATGGTGAGTCGGTGGCGGTCGCGCAGGTAGTCTTAGGTATCGCCCGTGAGGATGATGGTTCGCAGCGGAATTTCTTCCATAACACGCTTCGGGTGTTTGAGGGTTCTTCGACGACGAAGGGTGTGCATGAGACTGCGGTTTCTCGTGCGGTGCTTTCGTTTTTCAATAATCGTGAGCGTTTCCCGCAGACGAGTTCTCTTCGGTTTAAGGAGGATGATTTTTCGTCTTTGTTGGGTGTGTTGGTGGATTCTAAGTTTTCGGAGACTTCGTATGAAGGTCAGACGAAGAAGTTTGTGCCGAACTTTACCCCAAATAAGCCGTTGTATGATTTGATTTATAATCTGGTGTATTCGGTGCTTGATGCTGAGTTTGCGCGCGGTAAGGATTCTTGGGTATCGCGCGTGTACCGTGCGGCGGTGAAGATTGCTACGGATCGTGAGTCTTTGGTGCGTTCGCGTGAGTTGGCGCGTGAGTTGGAGAAGCATGAGAAGGAAAATTCGGATTCTCGTCGCTCGCGTGGGCGTGTGTATCCTGATAAGTTCGCCCCGTGCGATCAGTATAATAAGGGTGTTGTTGAGGGTACTGAGCTGTTTATTGTGGAGGGTGACTCGGCGCAGACGGGTGTTAATTCTGCACGTGATTCGGTGACGCAGTGTACGTTCGCGGTGCGTGGTAAGTCGTTGAATGCGTACAAGGCACCGGTGGCGAGCGTTATTTCTAATGCTGAGTTTAAGGATATTATTTCGATTCTGGGCGCTGGCGCGGATTTGAAGGTGTTGGGTTCGGATATGCCGTCGTTCGCGTTGAAGAAGCTGCGTTTTGATCGTGTGGTGATTCTTTCGGATGCTGATACGGACGGTAAGCATATTCAGAATCTTTTGGTGGCGTTTTTTGCGCGTTATATGAAGGATTTGGTGCGTGCTGGGCGCTTGTATATTGCGCATTCTCCGTTGTACGGGGTGTTCCCGAAGGTTCATAATGTTCCGGGTGTTCAAGAGAACCTGTATTTTTATTCTTTGGAGGAGTTCACGTCGTGGCGTACCGCGTTCGAGAAGAAGCATAAGGTTGATTTGAGTAAGCTCGTTCCTGAGTATTATAAGGGTTTGGGTTCGATGACTCCTGAGGCTTTGAATGAGTCTACGATGTGTGAGGATCGTCGGATGACTCGGATCATGTTTAACCCGGATGATGATAAGGTTCGTGAGGTTTTTGAGGTGATGTATGGTGCTGATACGTCACTTCGTCAGAAGCATATTTTGAGTTCGATGCTTCCTGATTCTATGGAGTCTTATGATGATTTGGAGAATTTCATTTCTCTTTTGAAGTCTGATGCTCTTGAGGGTGTTGAGGGAGTTGTTGATGAAACTGAAGTTATTAAGGTTTCTTATAACTCTTAGGTGATAAACAAACCCGTCGGTTTTTATTTTCCGACGGGTTTGTTTACTGTGAAGTGTCATTCTCAATCGTTTTGTGGTGCTCTAATTGGGTGCTAAGCTGTAGGTGTTGTTTTCTTATGAAGGATTGGTAATGACTACAACCTCAATCAAAATCGCATCTGACTACTACGAACCGGGTTCAATGGTACCGGATGTCGTGCAAGTTTCCGATATTTTCGATCCGTGTATCGTCTCCGCCGTCCAAATCCGGCGCGTTATCATCACTCCCCCGCTACATAAGCTCAGTGGTGTTAAACCGTATGAGGTCTCCCCGGAGCAGTATCAGGTAGGGTACACCTCCACACAGAAGTGCATTATTGATAAGGTATCGCTTCAGGTTTCCGGGGATTTGGTACGTTCGTATCTTGCGCAGCATGAGGTATCGCGGGTGCGGGTTGAAGTGGAGCTGGTGTACACGGCGGTGATCGCGTTGCAGCAGGAGCTTTTGCAAAACCCGGCGTTTACTGTTGTTCCGCGTTTAGGGGTTCGTTACCACAGTATGTTATGGACGGTACCTGCTACACAGAATGCGGCAGCGTTAGCTCACCAAGGGTTTACGGATAACCCGTCGTGGGAAGATTCTCAGATTGTGGGTGTGCAGGGTTCGTTAGACCCGAAGTATATGACGTTTGAGAGTTTCCACGCTAATTTGGTGGTGAATGACCTTCCGGTATCGGATATTTCTGATATTTTCCGTATTGAGGTTTCTGGCTCGGGTGTGTATATGATTGCCACGGATGTTACTCAGTTTGAGAAGTTGATGCACGCAGCCGCTTTGTACGAGAAGGTGCAGGTTGAGTTTATCTTAGTGGTTCGAGGTTTTTAAGGAGAGGTTGAGGATGTCTAACCGCGCTAAGGCGAGTAAACGCGCCGCGAAGAAGAAGTTTAAGAAGAGTCAGCAGCAGAAGGAGAAGCTGTTTCAGATTCAGGATAAACCGAAGAAGGAGCCGGTTAAACCTTTGGTTCAGGCACCGAAGGATGAGAAGCCTGTGCTCATTGACGGTATCGACGTGGATCGTTTCAATAAACCTACCGTGAAGAAACGTAAGACGGATGAGGAGCGCAGTAAAGTTTCGTTGTGGGTGCGCCGGGCGTTTCGGAAGGTTTTTCAGGTACACCCGGGGGAGCGTACCGCGCTGCGTCAGATGATGCGGTATCCGATGTATGTGCTTTTGATTTTGACAAACTTTTTCGTCGCTTCTGACATTATCGGTATTTCTCGTTCCGGTATGGAGCTTTCGGATGCGTTGCAGGTGGGTAAGGATCAGCAGGTAGCAGCTGTTTTGGGTGATAATAAGGTGGCGTTAGCGACAGGTGATGCCGCTAATCCGACATATCATTTTGAGCAGTATCAGGGCGCGCTCGGCGTTTCTCATCACTTGTTTGAGAATACGTACTATTTAGATGGTTATGTGTACACTCCGATCCATGTTGGTCTGTTCGCGCTTTCTCACTTGTATTGGACTTTGCCGCTGATTTGGGTGATTCTGATTTATGTTGATATGCGCGTGAATATGTTCCGGGTTAATGAGAAGTTTTCGATCCCGTTGTGGGGTAACCGTCGTATCCGTGTGGCAGCTTCGTTGTATAAGCCTGGTGTGCGTGAGTATACCCCGTCGGTGTTTTCCCGCATCCTATGGTACGGATTGTTCATTCAGTTGTTTGTTCTTTTTGTTTATATTGTTTAGTTCAGTGGTGGAAGGTTAGTTTAGATAATGAGTACTTCAGTGAAGGATGAGGTATCGCCTCATAAGCAGGAGTCTTCTGTAGATTTCTTGTATAACGGGTACGTTGATTACGGGTCTACAGTGGTGCAGGAGCGTGCACTTACCTCTGTGTTTGATGGTCTAAAGCTCGGCCAGCGCCGCGCCCTTTTGTGCATGACTGACCCCGCGTACAAGAAGTGGGTGAGTACCCTCGCTCTGGTCGGTGACACGACGAAGGTTCACCATCACGGCGATTCAGCTATCGCCGGTACGGTAGCGCGTATGACTGATGTTAATGGCACCATGAATTACCCTCTCATTGCAGGTAATGGTAACTTCGGTCGTCAGATTTTCTCCGGGGAGGGTGCAGCCCCGCGTTACACGTCGTTGAGGCAGCATCCTAACTTTGTGGAGATGTTTTCGGAAGGTTTTCTTGGTATCCCTACTGGTTTTGATGACAATGGTGATCAGGAGTACTTACACTTTCCCACGAAACTACCGGTATCGCTTCTGTTGTCGAGCACCGGTTTAGGGGTGGGTTTATCTACTCGTATTCCGTCGTTCAATTTTTGGGATGTGCTGCGCCTGACACGTGATTACGTGCAGAACGGGGAGATTGCGAAGAACGACATTATTTACCCGGATTTTTCAACGGGTGGCGTTCTGCTGCGCGATGCTAACGCTGGCTCTTCTCTTATGCATAAGGGTAGTGCTAAGTTTACGGTGCGCGCGAAGGTTGAGGTGATCGGTCGGGAGATTCATATTCTTGAGGTACCGTTCGGGCACACGGTGGATGCCATTATTGAGAGCGTTCAGAATCTTATTGTGGATGGGGCACCGATCCGTAGTGTGATTAAGAAAGCCGGTTTGCGTGATAAGGTTCTCGCGGTGGTGGATTGCCGCTCTAAAGCTGTGGTGGATGAAGTTCTGAACACCCTCTACGGTAAGGGTATCCTTCAGGTGGGTTATTCTCCGCGCATGGTGTTTTTGGATTACACCTCTGATGGGGAGCAGGTGGTGTTCTTCGGTGGTGTGCACCTTGTGGTTAGTCGGTGGGTGCAGTTGCGCCGCGAGTTGATTGTGCGCCGCGCGAAGTTGAAGATGCCTCAGGTTCAGTATGAGCTGACACAGTACGCAGCTTTGTTGGCTCTGATTGCTGATAAAGTTGCGACTACCGAGTTTTTGAAGACGCTTTCTACCTCGGGTAAAGATGCAGGTATCGCTTTTTTGAAGGATTTCTTTGAGGATACCGAGTTTGCTTCGGTGGATGAGGATATTCTTGAGTGGATCACGTCTCGGCGCGCGGTGGTGTTCCATAACGGCGGTCGTTTCGTGACGATGCATGAGTCGTTGCAGAAGCAGTATCAGGATTTGCTGGCGGCAATAGAGAATCCTGATGATGTGATTTTGCAGGATTTGGATGAGTTGGAGAGCTCTCATGCGGGGCAGCATGAGCGTTTAACGCAGCTGACGAATACTCAGTATTTGTATTCGGCGCGCACGTCGGAGGAGGCTCAGGATAATTCTGAGGTGTTCTTTACGTTCACTCAGGATGGGTATGTGAAGAAGACTCGTGCTGAGGTGGATACGTCGTCGTGGCTTTCTACTGCGTTGTGTTCTTTGAAGGCTGGTTCTTCGGATGTACTGTTCGCGTTTGATAATTACGGCACGGTTTATCGCGTGTACGGTGCTGAGTTAGGTGTGACGGATAAGGATAAGAATAGTATGGGTTCTTATCTGTTCTCGCAGTCTTCCGGTGAGGTTGAGGAGCTTCGTAAGGGTAAGTCTGCCCATGTTCCTTTGGATCAGCACGGTAACCCTGTTCCGCGTCATCTGGTGTACGCCGGTTTGCTTGAGTCTTCTACGTTTACGGTAGAGAAGGTTCTGTATCTACTGTTCCGTGATGGTTTTGCGTCTAAGGTTGTGGTGGATTCTCTGCGCTCGAAGAAGAAGTGGAAGGTATCGCGCGCGGTGCTCAATAACCGTGTGGGTAGGTATCTGTTTGATGTGGTGCCTGCTTCTGAGCTTCCTGAGTTTTATGCGGTGCATGATGATGTGGTGTATGGGCGTTCGCGCACGTTGAAGTCGCGTGTGGGTGTGTTCTCAACACAGGATTGGGGTTCGCGTCTGAAGGATACTTTGGGTACCGCTTCTCGTGTGTTTAAGGCAGCTGGTTCCCAGTATGATGTTAATTTTGTGTATGCGTGTGATGCTTCGTTGATTCCGGTACCTGAAGGTTCTGTTGGTGAGTCTGTTCTTGCTGCACGTCTGTTTGATGCTGATTCTCTGGTTCAAGAGGATGATGGTTCTGTTGTGGTTCAAGGTATGGGTGTTCCTGTGAAACAGTTTGAGGGTATTTCTCGGTATGTTTCTGGGTCGGATGTTTTGAATAAGAGTTTCTTGGCGATGGGTGCTAAGGATTTAGGTTTTATTTCTGATGATTCTGTTGTGATACCTAAACGTTGGTCTTCTGGTTATTCTGAGGAGTATTTTAATCAGTAAAAATATTTTTGTTGTTTGATTAATTATCGTTCCTGGTTTGTTATTTATCAGGAACGATAATTTTGTTTGACTTTAAAACTTATTTCAAAGGGTTTTAGTTCTGCACGTTATGACAACTACAACACCTGATAACCTATAAAGGCACTCACAGTTAGGAAAGGAGATCAAGGTATGGATATGGTATCAGCCTTGAATAACGCCACCAAGGCACAGGCTGCTTCCGCGTCCTCGGAAGAGCTTGATTCCCTTATACCTGAGCAAAAACCTGTGGAAATACCTGAAGACGATCAGAAGAAACTTGAAGAGGTATCGTCCGTTACCACAAGGGAAGATTCTTCCCCTACGCCTGTACCTGCGCATAATTCTAGTGCTGAGCAGCAGATTGAAGATTCTCAAACTCCCATTACACCACAAGAGACTAGTGTATTCAGTGATAAGGAACAGGTTCCCTCAACTTCGGTGAGTGCTGGTGAGTTGGATATGTCTTCTTTCGCGCAGTACGCCCCACAAACCACCCCATCTACGACGAATATCGTCGCTTCAGGTAACCTAAGTTTCGGTTTGACGACGGTAGAGCAACAACGTATCCAGGAACTTGAACGCAGTATCCTTGCTCTCGTACTCCCCTCCCCTAAGACAGAGAATATTCACGATGAATTAGGGATGGTATCGCCTTCGTTGGAGATAGACGAAGAGAAGAAGCTGCGTAACATCGTGTTCAAATCGTTGGACGCGCGTATGCTTCGGGAGGAAGCATACCTTCTCTATCGTGTAGTGGCGGCGAAGCGCCGAGGAGATTTTACCCCGTCAAAGAATTTTATTGTTACACATTACCGCCGTAACTCTAAGGAGTTGCGCGAAGCGAATAACGCCAATTACATTACCTTAGATCGTTACGGTTCTGAGGATGGTTCTGTTGGTGATACGTATTTGCGCGCGTTGGAAGATTTTTACGATGACGTTGCAGACCAACAGGGAGTTCTGGATACCGAAGGTAAGTTGTACTCTGCGTTGGAGGAGTTTCGGGAGCTGTATCTGAAGGCTTCCGCGTTAGATGCTTTAGCTCAGACCGCCAAAATTCTCAGTGATGAAGGTGCACGTGTTAAAGGTGTTCGCGGGGTAGCCCAAGGTTTTGAGGATGCCAGCAACTTTGTTCGTAAATCTTTGACGGACATGGAACTTCTCACCGATGATACGACGGCCGCTGAACGGTACATTTCTTTAGCCGATTTTGCAAAGACGATGGATGATGAAGCAGACTCGGCGCGCACGATTAAGCTCGGCGATTTTGGGGATGTAGATGAGTTGAATCAACATTATGGTGGGCTGTATACAGGGAATTTGATGACGGTGCTGGCACCGCCGAAGTCGGGTAAGTCGAAGTTTACGAACCGGCTTACGTATAACGTTTTGATGCAGGGGCATAATGTGTCGGCACTGATTATTGAGGGCGGCGCAGATCAGTTTGTGGCGCAGCTTCGTGCGATCCATTTTGCGGAGTGGTTAAAGCGTGAGAAGCCTGAGTTTGCAGGTAAGTATACGGGTGTGAATCAGGATGTGATTTTGAATAATAAGTGGGATGAGAATCCTTATTTGGCGCAGTTCAAACAGTGGGAGCGCTTGTCGTTTCAGGATTTGGTTGTCAATCCTAAGTATGGTTCGTTGAGCTTGATTCAGGGGACGGTGACGGCTGAGAATTTTTTGCAGACTATTGAGGAGTCTGTGCGGATCAACGATTCTCAGATGGTTTATTGCGATTATTTGCAGATGATTTTTCCGCAGGATGCGTCGGTACCGCAGCACCAGGCTTTGACTCGGGTGTATAAGGATGCGGCGGATTTTGCGCATAATAATAATGTGTTGTTTTTGTCTCCGGCTCAGATGAATCAGTCTTCGGTGAAGGATTCTTTGAAGAATCCTGAGATTGATTTGCGTACTTCTGGGGCTGGTTCTGCCGAGGTTATTCGTAGTTCTGAGATTCTTCTTGCGTTGGTGAGTGATACTGAGACTATTAAGAGCGGGCATTTGAAGGTTATTGGTTTGCCTTCTCGTTTCGCTCAGCCTTTGAGTGCGTTTATGATGTATTCTGATTTGGAGACGTGTTATTTTTCTTCTGATTATAGTGATTCCTAGTTTTATTTGTAGGTGTTTGTTGTGGTAGATTCTTCTATTTATGATAATATTTTTATTAATACTTTTGCTTGTGTAGTTTTTAGTATTGTTGGTCTAAGTATTGCTTCAGATTTATATTATCTTATTTCTAACAAGTTGTTTAAAATTAAAAATGTGTTTGGTTTTAGCTCTGCTGTTATTTATATTTCTTTGTTTCTAACAATCTCTTACTTTTATGGAGTATTGTTTATTTCAGTTCATCTAGGTGAGTTTGTTTTAGTTGATGAAACTATAATGAACACTTTGTTTTGGGGAAGTTTAGGTATTACCCGAGCTGTTCATTTTGCTTATACAGTAAGTTCCATGATTCTTGTTGTAATTTTCAAATATTACATCTATGAACCTGACACAGAAAAACAAGGTTAGTGTTGTTTGAATTAACAACCTGTTATCTTTCAGGATTTTGTATGAAACATACTGTAAACTGTTGTTTAACACGTTTCTAGTATTTAAGGAGAAATTATGTCTACTGATCTCTTATCAGGATTCTACGGTATCCACTTGGAGCAGTTGGGGTCTACTACTGATGTCCTTCAAGCAATCAGCGCGATCCTTATCCTGGGAGGTATCACTGCGACAGCTCAGATTGTGTGGTACCTCTTTACTACGAAGGCTACCCTTTACCGTATCGCGGCAATACTTTTGGGTTTAGGTATTGCGCTGAATACTTTTGTGTATGTGGTGCGTGTGTGGACGTACCCGCACGATATTGTCAGTGTTCTTGTAACTCAGCTCTTGTTGCTGAGTTTGGCTTCTATCATGTATATGTTCAAATTTCACACGTCGTTCCAGCAGGTCGGTTTCTTGCGTATGGATGTGAAGAACCTGCGTGCTGAGTTGGTGAAGGTTGGTGTGAGTGAGGATCGTATCGCGGAGATTTTGCATGAGACTGTTCCGCAGTGGATGAGGGGTAAAGCGGATAAGACGATTCAGGACGCGAAGGTGACTGGTGAGTCTTTGGAAACTTCTACGTTGGAGAAGGTTTCTGAGGATGTTACATCTCAGAAGGAGAATTAGTCGAGGAAATAGTTTCTGGTGAGATTAACTGTGAAAAGTAGCTCTTCAAAGGAAGATTTAGTAATACCTGTTATGTTTTTCGGCATAATGTTTAGTTGTATTATCGGTCTTATCATTGACACTGTTTTGTATTCTTGGTTTGTAGTCCAAAACGGTGTTATAAATGAAGGTGCTAACATTACAGTCCAAGTAATTTCTCTCATATTAATTTTTCTAGGAGTTCTAACTGTGGGTTTTATCTGCTATAAGTTAGACACTACAAAGGAGGTTTCTCGTGATTAACCGAAAACTTTATCTGTGGTCTAGTATCACAGGTATTTTCATAATGCTAACAGTGCTTGTCATTTCTTTTCTTTATAATCGGAATGTTTTAAGTCATGAAGGTGTAGATTTCGTATCTCTACGCATGAATGGTATCTTTAGCGGTTCTTTGTGGGGAGGTATTCTATCTTCTATAATTACTCTAACTACAAGTTACATTGTTTTAGGGTGGTTACTGTGGTTAAGTATTTTTGAGAATATTTTTAATATTATTTCTCGCCGTGATGATACTAATCATATTAAAAAATTAGATAAAAATACTTACCGTATCGTTTGGATAACTTTATTGGTTTCACATATTCTAACTTTCATTTGTGATTTGATTGTAAAGAGTATTCCTTGGGATAACCGTCCTAAATTTCATTTTGCCTACAGTTCAGATCAAATTATGGTACTGGTAGTGGTTCTTGTATTAACAATTATTGTTAATTTTTATAGTAATTATCGGAAACTTGTTTCAAATAAGTATCAAGAGACTAATAATGTAACTTCTACCCACGAATCTTTAGAGATCACTACTGAGGTAAAGGGAGTGTAGGTATCGTGGCATCCTCTGTGTTTGATAATGGTGCGGATCGTAAGTCTAAGCGTGCGGTGTGGATTTTCTTCGCGGTCATTGCTGTGGTTTCGGTTCTTCTCGCGGTGTGGTTTGTGCACTCTAATACGGAGAGCGCCGCCCGTAAAGCTGCCGCTGAGCACGCTTCACCACATCCTACAGGGGATGTTGCTCAGGCTCGGGAGGAAGCTGATTTTGTGGCTTCCTCCCGCCGTTCTGCCCAAGCCTATGAAGCCCGTCAGAAACAACGTCAAGGTGCATCTAACCAGGCAGCTACCGCTGCGCAGTCTGCTTCCGCTTCTGTTACGCCGGGCGCGGGTCATAAGTCTCGTTCGGAGTTAGAGAAGATGTACCGTCCGGTGAATTTGGCGGAGCAAGGTAGTGTGGGTGTGGTGTACCCTTCCCCTATGCCTGCGGGTTCGGTGTACTCGTGGGCGCACCTGCAACAGGCTACGGATATTATAGGTCTGGGGTTGCCTCAGGTATCGCCGGTGACGGACGTGTCTCATTGTAAGGATACTTCTGAAGGTTATGTGGTGTGTTGGGCGGACGGTGACGTTTATGTCCGTGTTATTGATGTGATTTCTGATCCGTCTCGCGCTCAGTTGGTGGGGGTTATTAAGTCGTCTAATACTGACTTTTTACCGTCGGAGGAGCAGGTTTTACGTCAGAAGTATCCTGAAGGTCAGGTTGTTTCTTCCGGTTCTGGCTCGTTTTATCATCAGCGTGCTTTTTTGATTCAGCCGTTGAAGCGTTTGACGTAAACTAAAATTAGTTTTGTTTCGGTGGGTATAAGTTCAGGTAGTTTTGATGTCGAATACGGTTTTATCTTTGGGTGTAGGGTCTTCCTCGTGTGAATTGCAGCAGGGGAAGACCCCCGTCGTGTTTCTACCTGGATTCATGGTGAAGTCTTCACGTGATTTCACTGAGGAGTACCTGCAACAGGAGCATCAGCAGATAACGAAGTCTGCTCAGGATTCTCAAGGTGTGCCTCAGCGCTCTGCGATTCAGTGGTTACGCCTTGTTCTTGCAAGCGTTGTGGCGTTGGTATCGCTTTTCGGGTTTTTACCGTCAGCGCAGGCGGGGTATACCTCGTGGGAGCAGATTCCTCAGGAGACGGTGGAGAAGGTGGTGAAACCTGCTTACCATCAGCTGCGGAAGATGGGCGCAACGGAGGATGCTGCGGTCGGTATTTTGGCGAACATGGCTGAGGAGTCTATGTTCAACCCTGGGATTAGTGAGTTCGGTGGCGGTGGTTTTGGTTTGTTCCAGTGGACGGATACGCCGGGGTCGGCGCGCCGCTCGAATTTTGAGGCGTGGATCAATCAGAATGGTGGCGCCGATTGTGTGGAGTGCCAGATAAGGTATGCGTTTGAGGTGGAGCCTAACTCGTTCTTGGCGGCTTCTGCGTCGTCGTGGTGCCCTTATGTCGCTGATACGTGGCCAGAGTGTGCGCAGCAGTGGGCGGTTGTGAATAATAAGGACGATATGTTTAAGGTGCAGGGCGTTGAAGCTGCCACTATGGCTTTCGTATCGTCGTGGGAGCGCCCGGCGTTTGGTTCTGAGTCGCACCGTATCCGTATGGCTCGTATTTTGAAGGAGCATTTGGCGGGTGAGAAGGTTGATGATGCGCCTGCACCGCAGGAAGGTGAGAAGAAGCCTCAAGAGGGTAAAAAGGATGATACGGTTTCGATTTCAGGCGGTCAGGAGGTTGTGCCTGAGGATCAGCTGCCCGGTATGGTGACGATTCCTCCGTTCCCGTCGGGTCAGGCTGCCCCTAAGGGTAATCTTGCGGATTGGTCGGTGGCTCAGTCGTATCAGGTGCAGGATTATAAGGAGCGCGCGGCTTCCTCGAATCGTTCTGTGGTGGGTTGGATTTACCTTTTCTTAGCGGCTTTTGGGTTCGGGTTGCTAATTTATTCGATGTTCTTTGTAGCGGTCGCGTTGGTGGATCGTAATGCTACTGTGGTGATGATCCGGTTACTTCCTGTTTTGACGTTGGGTAAGTATACGTTGGTTGATTTTGCTGAGGATGCGAATAAGGATTATGGGTACATCACGTTCGGTCAGGTGGTTGTTCGCGCTCTCGGTTTTGTTCTGTTAGGTGTAGGTCTTTTGATTGGAACATATCAGACGATTTTTATGATGATTCTTTAGTATAATGTTGTGAAGGATTGGAGTTATTTTGATGAATATTACGCGACGTAAGAGTTTGGCGCTGGTGGGAGCAGGTATCGCTTCTGCCGTGCTTTCGGCGTGTGCAACGGATAATCGGGAAGCAACGATTAATTCAACGGTGAATTACTCGGTGAACGCGAAGAATTTTGTGCAGTCTTCCCATATTGCGGTGGCGTTTGATCGCACTTTGTTCGGGGTTTCGTTGAAGATTACTGGGGATGTGCAGTATAACTTGACGGCGAAGGGTAATGTGAGGGAGCTTCATAAGGCTGTGCTGCGTATGGCGGTGAATACGGCGGTGAAGATGTCTGACATTGATTCGGGTAAGGTTTTTGTCTCGGGCGCGTTGGTGTCTGGGGATGAGAAGGTTTCGGCTTCTGATGTTTTTGACGGTAAGGATGGGGAAGTTGAAGCGAAGAATATTATCCAGAAAACCGAAGGGTAAAGGTTTAGGAAAGTTATGACAAAAACAACTCTGATTCAGAAGATAATTCTTTATAACTCACCTTCTGCGTGGGCAACAAGTATAGATCGAATATCACAAGGTCGTTCTGTTTCTTTCCCTGGATGGATAATTGATTATAAGATTCCTAATCCTGGTGAGGATTATCAGAATGCAAAATTTGCTTGTGAACATTACTTTATGGATTATATACCGTATACGGGTAAGTTCGGTTTGTTCAAGCAGGAGCAGAAGTTTTACCGTCGGAGTGCAACAGCTTGGGGTAACCCTAAGTGTGTGGTGAAGGATTTTGCGTGGGTTGAAGGTTCACAGCAACAGCAATTGGAGCAAGCCTTGTATGTGACTTTCCTTTATAAACGTAGTTTCCAGGCTTTCCGTAAGAAGTACGGTGCGGGAACGCAAGAGGATGCGTACAAGTTCTGGATTTCACACAACGGCACGCATCGCTTCAACAATAATTTTGATACGTCTGTTGTTCAGTCAATTCAGGATCGTATACGTGCAGCTGGTTTTCCGGTTGCCTAATGTGAGTGGAAGGAATTTTAATTATGGTTCGTGGTGCAGTACCTTTTCGGGGTGGGCGTAATACTAAGCCGATTCCGAAACAAACCCATTATCGGGAGCATTTGTCTAAACCTAATGTGAATCCTCAAGAGGTAAATGAAGGGTCTCAGCTTGGGTCTGCTGAAAGGAATGTTTTAGCTGTTTTAGATCGGGGTACAGGTGCTAACCCTTTTGCGGAGTTTATTTTAGGTAGTCTTTACCGTGCTTTCTTGTCTGAACGTATCCCTATGTTGTGGGATTTAGATACTGTTATAGGTGGTTTTAATGCCAATTTGAATTATTTAGAAGCTATGGCTTCTCTTGAAGAGTATGGTTCTGAGAAATGGAATTTTTTCAGGATTTTTCCTTTAGGTATTCCGAATAACACTACTCCTTCTGAGTTTTTACAAGGGGATCGTAAGTTTTTTGATAGTCTTCGTCATGAGTCAGGTGTTTATTCTAAAGTTGATAAGCGTAGTCTAAAGTATAGTAATTTTGGTTTGGTTTTTGAGATTACAGATTTTAATTATGCTTGGAAATTTTTTGAACCTTTGTTAAAGGCAGCTGGTGCTGAACGTTCTAAGCAAGACTTTGAACGTGCTTATTATGTTGATAAGTTTAATGATTATTTGCGTGTTTTGGACTTTATCAGTAATGATGGTATCGGTACTATCGGTATTTACAGTAAGTTGCTGACGGGAACAATGCAAACTAACTTAAATAATTATGATTCTCGGAAGTTTGCACGTCCTGCTTTTCGTATTAATGTTGAAGAGTTTGTGCAGTTCTTCTCTGGAAATAATGATTTTCTTGAATCTTTGCGAAATAAGTATAACGAATTAAGTTATCATCTAACGGAGAAAGAGAAGCAGGATTTTGAGAAGAAGTTCTCACCGTTGTTGCGGGTAAATCCTAAACCTTATAAAGCTCTTCTTTATTCTCGTGAGGTTCCAGTTTCGGAGATTGGTAATAGTATTAGTTATGAAGATTTCATGTCTAAACTTACTCGTATTCGTGGATCAGCCGTAAAAGTTGAGGTATATAAGAGGTAACTTTATTTGACTATAACCCTCCGGTGGTTTTACTTTCCCGGAGGGTTATTATTTTGTGTGGAAACACTACATGAGGAGGAGTTATGGGAAGGTATCGCACGTTAGAATCATTAACGGATGTTGTATGTCTTTTACTTTGGGATAACGAACGTATTTATTCGGTACGTGATTATTACTCTGACGTAGTTATCCCTTACAACCCTTCTCAGTTTAGGGTTTCCACCTCGGAGTCCCGTATGATGACGTGCCCGTTCCACAAGGACGATACCCCGTCAATGGGTGTTCTCATTGGGCGTGATGGTTTTGAACGTTTCACGTGCTTTGGATGTAAAACTTTTGGGCATGTGGTGGATATGCATCAGCGGTTTCAAAAGGATTATCTAGGGCGTGTGATTTCTCGGGACGCTGCGGCTCAAGAGTTGTTGGCTCGGCGTAATTTAGATGCTTTTCAATTTGAGCGGTTTATAGGTTCTACTGTTGATGTGGAAACTCTCAGGAGTGGAGCCGTTTCTTCTAGTTTTGATGAGGTTTTGGATTCTAACGCTGGTGCGGTACAGTCACAGAGGTTTTCGGCGCGCCAAGGTCAGGTACCGCTTCCTTCAGATTTTTCTGAGTTGCGTTCGCGTGTGCCTGCGGCCCCGCAGGTTTCGGTGCGTGATATGCAGCAGGCGGTGACTATGGTTCGGGGTTTATCTGGGGAGGATCGTGCAGCTTTTTTGAATCATGTGGTGTTTTCTAGGATTGAGGCTCAGGGCTTGAGTTCGTGATTCTGTTTTCAGGAAGGGTTGGTTAGTGTGGAAGTTACAGGTTTGGATACTCGTGAAGTGCGCGTTGATGGTGTTGAACACCCGGTTCAGGTAACGCTTTTTGATGCACAGTTTTTGGATTCTTCGTTACCTGTCGTGGATGTTTTAGGGGAGCTGCTATCTTCAGGTAATGCTGCCGGTTGCGGCGTGGTAGGTTTTGATATTTCTAAGCGCGGTACGGGTTTGGCGTATGTGTATTTTGATGAGGAGCGCCGCCAGTGGGCGTGTGTGACGGCTTCGGTGGTTTTACCGTCGAAGGTTAAGGAGTATAGCGCTTTAATGCGTCTTCTTCGGTGTGGTATTGAGAGGGTGTTAGATCGTTGGGGTGTGCTTACGGCGCAGGGATGTTTTGAGGGTGTGTTTGTGGTGGAGGATGTGTTTCGCAGCGCAAACGCTCGCACGTTCCGTCTCTTGAGTGTGTTGAACGTGGTTCCTGATCTGGTGCGTCCTTTTTATGCGTGTAGTGAAGATTTTACGGTTCGGGTGCAGTCTACGTTGTGGAAGTCGTGGCTTTTCTCGAAGACGGTTGGTGTTTTTAAAGGTGATGTGAAGTCGCGTATTGTACAGGCGGTTCAGTTCGCGGGTATTGAAGTACCTGAGGGTATCGCTTATCAGGATCGTTATGATGCGGTTGGTATGGTGTTGGGTACGGTTTTGTGTCGTTCGGGTTTGTCGTTGATTTCTGTCTCTGGTGCTGATGATTCGTCGTTGCAGGTGTTTTCACGGGGTTTACTTGATTGATAAGGTATTTTGTGTTTAGACTTGTGGTGTAGGTTATTTCCTACGTGTATAAGAAGTATCAGGTCTACTTTCGTTGCTTGGTATTTGCGTGTTTAAAGAGGTGCCTTCGATGAGTGTCGGGTTTGGGACTAACCTTCTTACCAATCCTTCTTTAGTCTCAACTACTGCACCCGGTACTGGTATCGGGGGCACCTCTGTTATGCCTTATAACTATAATCAAAATCAAGGATTGGTACCGCAGCAGGGTTCCCCAGTGTTGGAGGCACCCGGTTTTGTTTCCCCGCAGGTTGTTGCAGCTCAAAATGTTCAACCGGTCATCGCGCCTTCAACTGCTCAGGAAGCACAGTTGATGCAGTTTGGGTTTGATATTGCTTCGTGCCGTATGGTGCAGCGGGCGTACCCGTCTTTAACGGCGCAGGTTCTTTTGGCGTTGGTGCAGGCGGGGGTTCCGGCGCGCACAGTGCTGAATAACCCTGGGAGTTTCGCGTTCCCTACAGGTGGTGTGCTCTCTCAAGCGTTAGGTTTCGCGTCTCCGTATTTTTCGCGGCGCGGTTTTAGGTCGCCGAGGTTTGCGGAGGTGGTTTCTGAGGTGTGCGCGTTTGTTGCTTTTGGAGGGCAGGTATCGCAGGCGGTTTTGTCTCTTCAGGCGTTAGGTTCGGCGGCTATGCTGCCGTCGCTTTCGTCGGGTTGGCAGCGTGTGATTCTTTCGGATGCACCTGAGGTTTTATCGCATTGTTGTTTGCATTGTGAGTCTTCTGGTTATTTTGTTCAGTTGAAGAAGGATTCTTACAATGTTGTTTTAGTGGATGGTGTTTGTAAGTCTGTTACTTTTTATGTACATGAGAAATGTAAGAAGATTTTTATTGTGAAGGAAGATTAGTTTTCTTCGTCTAACAGCCAGGTTGTGTTGAAGCATCCTGGCTGTTTTGTTTTGGTTGAATGTTTAGTTGAATTTAGTGGAAGGTTATACTAGAGTTCATGATTTTAATTACTAGTGATTCCCTCAGTGATGTTCTCAAAACACCAATTACAGATTTCAACCCAGAAAAGGTTGCACAACTAGAAGATATGATCCGCAGCGCCCAAGCGAGCGCACGGGACGGTTCCCCGCAGGTGGATGACGCGGTGTACGACGAAATGATACGTATCCTGGAAAAGGTCTCCCCATCCTCCGAAATTTTGCAGACGCTCTGGGATTCTGCACAAATAGACACAGAGCCGGTACTGCCAACAAGTGCGGATCAGCAGCAGGAGTACGCGCAGTCGCACGAGTATAACCGTCTGCTGCGGCAGTACCCTATGCAGTCTATTCAGACGGTGAAGTCTTGGGAGGATAAACACCTCACAGAGTTCGCGCAGCAGGTATCGCAGGTTGCACCTACTGATGAGGTGGCGCTGCATCTTTCGTATAAACTCAACGGGCACGCGATCCGCGTGGTGTATGATGCTGGACGGTTGGTGTACGCTACGTCTCGCGGACGCGCAGGTTCCGGTTTTAAAGTGCGTACTCGCGCGTTGCAGCGTATTTTAGGTGAGTATAATTCCCGCCTGGCAGGTTTCGGTACTGTTGAGGTACGCGGGGAGTTGGTGCTTCCGGTCTCTTCATTCCAGGATGCACAGAAGTTTGGTAAGTACACGTCTCCGTTCTCTGCGGTGGCAGGTTTGGTGCGTGATTCTGCCCCGAATAAAGCGTATGATTTGCTCCATTTTGTGGCGTACCGCGCGTTGGCGGATGGTTTGGATTTCGTCTCTAAAACGAATGAGTACGAGTTCTTATCCGGGGTAGGGTTCCAGGTACCGCGCTCGCGCCGCGTCGCAGCCCCTACCGCTTCAGAGTTTGGTTTCCTCTCGGCGGTTCAGTCAGAGTTCGCGGTGTTGGAGCACGCGATGCAGGATGAAGGTTCTGAAGATTTTTATGACTACTTCTGTGATGGTGTGGTGTGCGAAGTTGAGGATCGTGCATTATTCCATGCGTTAGGGGTATCCGGTGTTCGCCATGTCGGTAATGTCGCGTTGAAGGTTGGTTTCTGGCAGCAGGACGTATACTCGGGTGTGGTTCAGGGCGTGATCTTTAAACCTGGTAAGTTGAAACTTTCGCCGGTGGTGGTCGTGTCTGCTCGCGGTGGTGATATTGAGATTCAGCAGTCGTCGAGTGGGTATCGTGTGGTGGATCGTGTGGATTCTGCCGGTGTGGTGACGGCGCAGGGTAATTTTGTGCGTCATGTGCCTGTGTATGAGCCTCGGAATATTATTTTGTTGGATTCTTATCCTGGGCAGACGATTCATTTCCGGTATGGCGGGGAAGCTGGTGTGGTGCCGTGTTTCCCGGATGGTCGCCTGTTGTCTGAGGATATGCTTGCTGATCTTGTGTCGGATAGTTAGTTCATGAGTTGGAGTAAGAAGGATTGGTTGTGGTAAGAAATAAGGTATCGCTTCGTTGGCACGTGAGAGTTGTGTCGGTTATTGCTGGTATTTGGATGTGTTCTATTGTTGTAGGTTTCTGTGTTGGTTTAGGTAGTGGTGAGATTCCGTTGCATATGGCGAATTGGGCGTTTGTTTCTTTTGTTTTGTCGGCTTTCTTGTTTCTACCGTTGATGCAATTAGGTACTGAGTGAAAAATGATTTATAAGAATTTTGTTTAATTAAATAAGTCTAAACTTCTTGTTTTGTTTGACTTTTTATTTTTGGTATTATGGTTAAATAGCTATTAGGGCTATATAGTGTATGCATGAAATGTTATGATTTCTATCATTTAGACACCTCTTGTCTATGTTGAGATGGATTAAGGATCGAATAGTGAGTTTCCACTGTCTTAGGTGGTTAGGACAGACCAAGATACTAAAGAAAGTACGACTTGGGGGATAGTAGGAACGAACTGTTGAGGATACCCACCGTTAGGTAAATCTAACGGTGGGTATCTTTTTGTTGAAACGTATTTCCGGTGTGAGATAAACCCTCTGATAAACTATAGATAAGCTGTTTTGTAGATTTAATATAAAGAAGGGTATCTACACCTATGTCCGAAACACTTATTGACGAAGAATTTCCTGGCGAGGATCAGGAAGTTGAACAGGAGAACGTCAAGCGTATTATCTATGAAGTAGAGGAAGATTCCTCTGCTTTAGATGTGCAGGATGTTAAACGCGGGAATTACTCAAAACTAGATGAGGTTGCCGCTGAAGATGTGCTGATGGACGCTCTCAACGAGTTTACTCAGCGGCACGATCTTGATGAGAAGGTTCTTCAAACTCCGAACGTATCGCCTTCAATAAAGGGTTTGATGGTTCCGGTTGAGTACATTACGGTACCTGAGTTTAAGAAGAATTCCCGCGATCCGCAGGGTACGTTGCAGGGGCTTACAAAGCAGGTACAGTCTATGTCTACGGTAGTACCGGTAGTACTCACCCTAACGGAAGCGTACTATAAGCACTTGATTTCGGATAAGCCTGTGGATGAGTTTATGGGGCAGCGTTTTGTACTGTTGCAGGGTTTGCGCCGCCTGTTCGCTACGTTGCGTGTGAAGGCGAAGACGATACCTGCGGTGGTGCAGGTTTTTGATAATCCTGAAGTTATCAATAAGCGCCTGGATATTCTCTCTTCGGTATTGCAGCGTTCCGCTAAACCGAATTGGGCGGAGACTTATGAGCTGGTGCAGCGTCTTGCTGATACTCATGGTTTCGAGTACCACGAGATTGATACGTTAGTAGGTCTTGGGGTTGGGGATGCTCTCAAGCTGGATGATGTGATGAAGGATGAGAAGTACCCTGAGGTGAAGGATTCTCTGCTGAGTGGGAAGAAGGATTTGAAGGGCGCTTACGCTCTGCTTGAGAAGTTCCGCCGTGAGGACGCTACCTTAGCTGCGCAGGATTCTGTCGGTTTGCAGGATATGGACGGGCAGGTAGATTACGGTATGCAGATTCAGGAGGGTGTGCAGGTTTCATCTCAGGAGGAAGTAACACAAGCGCTCGGTTACCTTCCGCAGGATGAGGAAGAGGATTCTGAGTCTGTTCAGCTTGAGGTTTCTGCTGCGGTGCGTGATGCTGTGTTGGATCGTGAGGACGGTCAGTGCTGGGCTTGTGGTCTCGGGGAGTTTTTAGAGTCTGAGGTGTTCCGTCAAACTCTTCAAGTTTTCCCTGTTTCTTCGTCTTTGGTGCAGTCTGATGTTGATGTGCAGCAGGTGTTGCAGGTGCAGGGTGAGGGTGTTCCGGCGGTTTTGCCGTTGTGTCCGTCGTGTTTTGCGTTGATGTCGATTTGGGCGAAGACGCATGATACAGGTATCGCTCCTGAGGAGTCGGTTTCGGTTCCTGAGGATGATCGGGAGCGTTTTGGGAAGTTGTGGGTGTTGGCGCAGCTTTCGGATGGTTCTTTAGGGTTTGAACGTAGTATCTCTGTGGATGAGTTTGTTGAAGCTGAGTCACAGGATCAGGTTTCGGCTGCGTGGGAGGATTCTGAGGATTTGGATGAGTCGTCCACGTGGGAAGATGAGGACTCCGAGTCAGAAGCAGATTCAATAACCTCTGATAGTGAGGAGGAGTCTGAGTCGTCGTCAGGTTGGGTTTTCGACGATGAAGATGAGGACGAATCGGAATATGAGTACGATCCCGCAGAGGATGAAGACGAAAACGAAGAGTACACAGTGTAAAGGGTAATGGTTAGAATGCAAGCAGAAGATTTTATCGCGCGGTTCCCCAATATTTCACCTCAATATAAGGAGCAGGTAGCTAACGCTGAGGGTGTTCTTGTTATTTTTGACGGGAGCCAGGATACGGAAGCAGCTTTTGAGAAGGCGCGCGAGCACGCTCAGCAGATGCGGTGGAATGTTTCGGGGTATTTGTGTTTAGGTGTTTCAGCGAAGGGTTCAGGTATCGCCCCGTGGGTTCAACGTGAACATAAGTTGATTTTCTTTGATAACCCTAACTCAGGTTTGTACCGGTTTGTGCAGGAGAATTACCGTGAGGGTATGTTCCAGGCAGCGATTTTTGTGTGTTCTTCTCAGGTACCGTTTCCTGAAGTTTTTTACGAGTTTTTGACGATTTCCCGCTACGTTGAGGGTTGTTCTCTGTGGGTTTCTTCCTTTGTTCGTAAGGATGATGTTACCCGGTATGATAATTGGGTGGATGCTGGCGCTATCTGTACAACTGTTTTCGATGCCCCGAAGGAGTATTTCACGTATCCTTTCACCGCTGTGTTGCAGCCGTTAGGTTTTTACATGAGTAGTATTCGGGATGTCATTTTGACGGTACCTGCCGCATCTCTTCCGCATTATGCGTCGAACCATTTGTGAGTTTTAGGTCAGGTTGGTTGATGTGACAAGTTTAGAGCAGTTCCCGTCTTCTGTAGCATCCCAGAAGGTTTCCCGTCGGCAGATGCTCACCACTGTACCCGTAGCGGTGGGGGCAGGTATCACTGCGTCTTTAGCAGATGTTTATTACCCCGCGTCGGCGATAGATTACGCCAGTGGTTCTCCGGGTTATTACGGTGGTTCGGATACGTTGAATTTGCCGGGGTGGCCGGCTTCGTGCTGCCAGAAGGTCGCCGCTTTTCCGGCTAAGAAGAACTGGGAAGGTGCAGGCGATTATGAGTCTTACGATTTGGGTCGCGGTTCCGGTTTGAATGTGGCGGATATGGGGTGCGCGACTTTTGCGTGTTTTCAGATGTATAAGAAGTCGGGCGCGCGCCCGATGGATATGACGTATGACGATTTCTATAAGGAATGGAATACGAATGCGTTAGCGAAAGGGCACCTGTCGATCTGCAATGAGCAGGGCGGTTTGGTGTGGGGTCAGGCTGAGGTTTTTGCTGATGGTAAGTTCCATTATGAGGGTCGTGGCACCCCTTCGGTTGAGGGTTTACGCCAGGTTCATGAGGCTGGGAAACTGGCGATTATTGGTGTTCTCGGTGAGAATCATTGGGTGCTTCTTGATTATGTGGACGGTAACGATGTGTACATTATTGATTCGGGCTGGGGTAACGCTAAGCTAGGGGATGCACCGTTTAATAATAATCCCGTTACAGTGCATGTGTACACCACTACTTCTACGGATTTGCCGAAGATGTCTGATATTAAGGACGGTAAAGGCTCGGCGAAAACGCATGAGGGTGAGAAGAAGGACGAGAATAAAGACGGTCAGCCTAAAGACGACACTGTTCATATCACAGGGTATGAGGTCAAATCTGAAGAAGATTTGGTGGGTATGGAGTCGTATAAGGAGCTGAAGAAGAAGTGGGATGAAGGTCTTGGACGTTCGGATGTGAAAGCTGCCTTACCGTCGTTGCAGGAGGCTCAACGGTACGCGGAGACACAGGCTGTTGCTTCTCATAAGGAGCGACGTGAGGCGCAGGAGGAACCGTTCTCGCATAAAGCTATGATGTTGGTGCGGTATATCGGTGTGGGTGTAACGCTCTGGTCTATCGCTATTGTGTTGGCGGCTCTGTTGGATAAGTTTAAACCAATGTTTAACTTAAATTTCACGTATTTTGCAACGCTTACGAAGTTTAGGTACGTGGAGTTTGGTGAGGATTCAGGCTTCTACGACGGTAAGATGCACGCGACTTGGGGTCAGTTGTTCGGGTTTGCTCTGATCTTCTTGGTGTTGGGTGTGCTGATGTGGATCAACATTCTTGAACCTATTATTTTGATGTTTCTTTAGTTTTTTCTAAGAAGGATTGGTGTTTCTATGGCTATCATGGTGGATGAGTTACGGGCGCAGGTTGCGGATTCTCAGGGAGGTGTAAAAACGCAATGGGGTATCGCCGATCAGCGGTTTATGGATGTGTTGCCGCTGGGGTGCCCGTTCTGTGACTCTGAACTGATGATGAATGACGGTTTCACGCAGTTGCGTTGTAAGAATGTGTATTGTCCCTCAAAAGTGACTCAGCGTCTTGTGGCGATTTGCCAGGATTTAGGTGTGAAGTTTTTAGGTGAGTCCGCCGCGTTGAAGTTGGTGCAGGATTTTGAGTTGGCGTACCCGTTGGCGGTCTTCGAGATGCTGCCGCAGGTGCCGCACAGGTTTTTACCTGCTCAGGATCAGTATCTCACCTCTTTTGTGGTGCAGGAGAAAGTGGTTTCTCAACTTCAACAGGTTCACACCCGTGTGATGACGTTGCCTGAGTTGGTGCGTTTGCACCATATCCCAGGTATTCAAACTCAGGCGTATGCGTTGTTTGAGGGTTTCACGTCAATGTCCCAAGCGTATGACTTCTATGTGAGGGAAGGTATCGCGGGTGTGCAGAAACGTTTGACGGGCGCTTGTGTTGAGGGTGAGGTTTCGACGGTTGGTGTGCGCGCGGTTCAGATTTTTGATACGTTGATGCAGTTCCGGTCGGAGCTTTTGTACGGTGAGCAGATTTTCACGGTGGCGCAGCAGAGTTTGCCTTCTGTGACGGTGGTGGTTTCGGATGCGGCGGGCGCGCCGTTTGTGTCTAAACCGCAGTTTTATGCCGCGTTAGAGGAGGTTTTCGCGGGGCGTGTCTCATTCATTAAAGGTAATGCGGTGACGAAGGCGAAGACGGATGTTTTGGTGTGGGCTGGTTCTGTGGGTGAGATGCAGCGTGTTACCTCGAAGGTGAAGAAGGCGCATACGTATAATTCTTCGGGGTCACAGATTCCGGTGGTTTCGGGTGTTGAGTTTTTGGTGTGGTTGCGTGAGAAGTATGGTATCGCCGAGGTGCAGGATTCGTGGGCTGAGTTTTCGTGGTTCCCTGTGGTGGTTGATCCTGTGGATGTTGTGCAGTGTGATTCTGGGGAGTTGGTTCTTCGTGAGGATGTGCGGGCGTTGTCTTTGTGGGATTTTGCTGTAAAGCTGCGTTCTGGTGTGTGGCGTTTGGTAAAATATACAAATGGTAACGAGCCTTTCGGTATGGGAGATGCTGTGGGCGTTTTGCAGGTTTCTTCTGAGGATGATTTGATTCCTGAATCTGGTTTAGGTTTGTTTGAGTAGTTGTCGTTGAGTGGGTGTTAGTGATGAGTTATTTTACGTTGTATGTAACCACACGTGGGTGGGTTTATGTTTATGATGGGGAAGTTGTAAAGTACCGTAAGCATGATTTTAAGGTTTCTAAACCTTTGGTTTATGTACGGTGTTTACAGGATGCTTTGGTTTCATATGCGGAAGTTCTCAAGGGTATCGCTAAAGATTCTGGTGTAGAGTTTGATTATGAGTTTTTGTCTTTTCAGAAACTTGTGTTGAGTATCCCTAGTACTTTAGTTGTTTCTCATTTGGATGCTCAGTATTTGACTTCTAATAATGAAGATTATTTGAAGGAAGTTAAAGATTTCCGCAATACTTTCGAGTTGAAAATGCTGACGAGTTACGAACCTGTTGTACCCGATGGTAATCAGGATTTCGGTGTTCTATTCTTAGATAGCATTGATGATTCTAAATCCACTTCGGATAGTGATTCTTCTTTGGAGTGGTTTTCTTCGTTAAATGTTGAGTAAATAGTTTCCAACTATTACTTTTCCTGTTAGTGGTTCTGAGACAGTTTATACTGTTGAAGAGCCACTTTTCTTATGCCGTTCTGTGAAGTCTTCCTCAAAACAAGACACAGGTACGCACATAAGGATAGAAGGTTGGTTCCTAAGGTTACTGTTTCCTAAGAATGAGGTTTCAAGGAGGTATTGTGCTTGAGAAGGTGATCCGCGCACAAACAACACTCATATACTCCCCTGCCGATCTTCTGGTGGACTTTATACAACGTAACCTCCGTACCACCTGTGGCTTACAGTACGCTCAGGATGAGTCAGTAGTACAGAACCAGAAAGAGCTAGAGGATGTAGCTACGTACCGGTGGGTGCGCCCACTGAATGCCAAAGCGCATTGCGTTATTATCAAGGTTACACCTTCCAATGTTTCTAAGATGCAGATCGGCGAGTTTGTACAGCAGCTCAGCCCGGATAACCCGATGCGGGTGTTGATTATTGCTCAGACGTATAGCGTCTTCAAGAAACTGGTATCGCAATTTCCTCAGCAAACGGTCTCTCAAGCATTTTTCGCTTTGCGCGCGGATGATGTAAGGTTCCTTTTCCGCACCTTGCAGGTGCAGGTACCTTTTGAGGTGAAGAATGCGTTGGTGAAGGAATACGCCCGTGACGTTGATAAGGTGATGGATTTCTTCTCAGCGGTGCGCTCTGGTGAGCAGGTATCGTCTCGGCGCGAGTTGGTGGATTTATTAGGAGTACCTTCAGAGGGTATCGTCTCATTCGCGGTTTCTCTGTTGCAGGTCTTTGTGGCGGATACTGAGCGTAAGCAGCAGTTACGGATGCAGTCACTCTGGCGGGTTTTTAAGGTGTATTCCGCCAAGGTGGGGTACCGCAAGATGTTTGGGGAGCTGTTTCTTGTGCTCTCGGATATGATGGAGGCGCGTTTGCTGCGTGTCCTTGGTTCTCGCTCGCTACGTCCTGAAGTTTCGAGTTCGTATGATGCGTGGCGTAAACGGTGGGCGTTGCAGTTTTTCGGGAAGAATTATACGTATAGGTCATCCTCTGCGGGTTATTACGCGATGCTGGTGAACCGCACGGAGGGTATTTCTGTGTCGTTGATCGCTCAGGTGCGTAAGGCGCTGTTGCAAGGAGAGTTATCGCCTTTGACTGCGGCGTGGCGTTCTGAGGTTGATGCGTTGGGGTTTTTGTTGAGTGTTTTCCCGTCGGTGGGTGATTTTTCGTTGGTGACGGCGCGGCATGTTCCTTATGGCGTGTACGCTGGTGTGAGGTTGGATGTTTCATGAGGTTTTTTGTCCGTTTAGAGGATCGTCTGCGTTTAGGTAAAGTTTTCGGGAAGCTGCATCAGTTAAGTGATGGTTCGTTTGTTTCTAATGAGGTGTCGAAGTATGAGAGTACTCTTGAGATTATCAAGTCAGCGATGAACGGTAATTTAGATGTTGATAAAGATTTTAGCCACCATTTAGCTTATGAGATGAAAGCTAAACGTCACCGTGAGTTAGATAAGAATAAAGACGTTTATATTATTCCTGATTCTATGTTTGATGGTGTGGAGGATATACGAGGTCAGAACCTTGTTGCTGAATCTCAGCTTCCTCTAAGTTTTGTTCAAGATGCTTTGGAATGTTTCATTGAAGCATCATCTTTGAAAAGTCTTGTGTTGGAGCTTTATTCCCTTCGTAAAGACCTTTGTTTGAAATACTCTATTGATATTGTGCAAACTTTTGTTTCTTCGCTTCAAGATAATAAAGAAAGTGTAGACTTACTGCACGAAGTAACGAAGAGCGAAGAACATATCAGCGAGCTTTTAGTATTTATCGTCCAGGCATACAACGCGCGCAATAACTACTACATCGAGGAGCTACACCAGGACGGTACCGCTCTCTTATCGCTGGGCGAGTTAATTTTACAGATCGGTATACAGGAAGGGTTGGTGTAAATGTTTCGCGGAACATTAGAAGTAGTAAGTCAAGAGCAGCCTCAGAAAGTTAGTTTTATCGGGTACGGTCAAACCGCTTTCAAGTTACTGATGTATCCTGCTTCGGAGAATATCTCTATCTTTGACTATGGCTTTTTGTATTACACTTCAGGCGTAGATCGGTACGCTGTCGCACCTGAGCAGCTTCCGAAAGAGGAGTTGCGGGTAACGCAGCGGCGCGCCGCTGCGGATTGGTCGGCTGGTGTGGTCGGCGGTTTGCAGGTGAAGATTAACGCTTCTTCAGTGCAGGTCGAACGTATCTCTAAAGCTATCCCGTCCCGCGATCCTGAAACGGGGCAGCGTGTGATGGAGCCTATTGAAACGGAAGTAAACCGCGATATTTTCAAGGCTATCGGGGTTCTGTTTCGCCGCCTGGTGGAGTTTCAAACCCCTTCCCGCCTGGTTTCCGCCCCGAGTGAGGACGATCTTTCCGCGCCGGTAGAGTATGTGGATGACCGTGACGCTACGCATTGCGTGAAGGTGAAGGTAGCACCGGATGGGGAGGTTATATCGGCGTATGCGGTGTGGGATGACGGTAACTCCCCTGTCATTGAGCTGATGTTGCAGCAGGATACGAATCTCTCCGAGTTCCCGCAGACGTTTAAACATACCCCATATACTACGATTCAGCTGCGTTCGCAGAGGAAGGTTAAGGTACCGCAGAGCGCGAGCGCCGGGGTGGTGTACACCCAAGAGAAGATGGTGTTTAAGACATTCCAGCAGATTCTTGAGGAGAATGCAGCACTGCCGCCAGGGGAGCAACGGAAGTTTGAGTGGCTTCTTGAGTGTGATTATAAAGTGGTGAAGCCTCAAGATTTTGTTTCTACTCTTGAATATTTGAGTAAGTTTCCGGTTCTTGCGTTCGATACGGAGACTACAGGTCTGCGGTTCACGTTTAAGTGTTTAGACGGGGAAGATGATCGTCTGGTTGGTATCGTGTTGTGCGGTAAGTTAGGTGAGTCGTTTTATTTCCCGATGCGGCATACTCGCTTTGCTAATATTTGCGATGAGTCGGATATTCCTGAGGTGATGGAGAAGTATTTTAAGCCTCTACTGTCCGAGAAGGAAATTGTGACGCATAACGGTGCGTTCGATTGGCGTGTGGCGTATGTGTACGGGATTAACACTCATATTGTTGCGGACACTATGGTGGCGGTATCGCTAACGTTCGCGGCGCAGAATGCGAGCTACCCACTGGCGTTGAAGGAAGTTACTCGTAAGTTGTTGCACCGTGATTCGTTGGAGTTGAGTGATTTTGTGCCTGAAGGTAAGTGGTCGGAAGATGTGAACTTCGCGGATATGGATGAGGAGTCCACTCGGCTTTATGCGTGCGCGGACGCGGATAATACGTTGGCGTTGTACTATTATTTTGCTTCTCGCCGTAACGGTAAGCGCTCGGTGTTGGAGGAATACGGTGTGACCCGCGTGTTCGCGCTCAACTCCCGTTTGGTGTGTCCGCTAGGGTATTCAGAGTTTTATGGTGGTTTCATTAACCCGAAGAATATTCCTGCTTTCCAGGCGAAGTATGAGAAGATTCGGGATGAGTCGTTGCAGAAGATGCGCGAGATCGCCGGGCGTAAAGATTTTAACCCGTCGTCGTCGAAGCAGCTTTCGCACGTCATGTTTGAGGTGCTGAAGATGCCAGTACTGAAGTACACGAATAATGGTGCACCTTCTACGGATAAGAAGGTTGGGGAGATGTACGCTAAGGAGCGTAACCCTGACGGTACCGCTAAGTATCCGTTCGCGGCGTATTTGTTGGAGTACCGTGATGCGTCGAAGATGATTTCTGATTTTGTGAAGCCTATGGATGAGTTGTACCCGGATGGGTTTTTCCATTCTCGGGTTCGCCAGTTTTTGAACACGGGGCGCATGTCTACGTCTAAACCTAATTATCAGTCGATTAGCGGTGTGAATCGTCGTATGGTGACGGCTCGGGACGGTTTTTATTGCTTCGATTGTGATTTTTCCTCGATTGAGTATCGTGTGCTTTCGTCGGTTGCGGGGCAGCAGAATCTTGTTGAGCAGTTTTTTGATCCTGATTTTGATTATCACCGCACTATGGCGGCGATGCTTAACGGCGTTCCGTATGAGGAGGTCACCTCTTCAATGCGTAAGGAGTGTAAGGTTCTGAATTTTGGCATCCCCTACGGCATGGGTATCCGCGCGCTGGCGCAGACGATGTTCGGTAACACTACAGCAGCTTCTTGCGCTCGTGCGCAGCAGCTTAATGATGCGTATTTCGCGCATCAGCCTCAGGTGAAGTCGTTCTTTGAGCGTACTCGCCGTGAGGCTTTGGAGAATAGTTGGAATGCGTCGTTCTTTGGGTTCCCGCGTTTTTATAATAAAGCTGCGCAGTCTGAGGCTTCGATCCGCCGAGCTGCGGGTAACCTCCCTATTCAGGGTACCGCCGCAGATATTTTTAAGTTGGGTATTTGCCGTCTGTTTGATGATATTTTTCGGCGCGGTTTGCAGGGGCGTATCCTTTTGACAACGTTCGTGCATGATGAGTTGTTTATTGAGGTGCATAAGTCGGTGAATCCTGCGTTGATGTTGAAGATGGCTCAGGATGCGTTGCAGATTAGCATTCCTGGGTGGTGCCCGCTGTATATTGGGGCTGGGTTTGGCCGGTCGTGGTATGAGGCGAAGAAGACGGAGCTTCCGGTGCAGGTGCAGAATCAGGTGGTAGCTACGTTGGATGAGGACGGTTCAGGCGGTGTTTCGTGGTGGGATGGTGACGCTTCTCGTTTGGTGCCGTGGGAGGTTTTGTTGGTGAATACGTTTAAGCGTGATTCGGTGCTGGCGTATTTGAAGGATGAGAGTAATCGTGGGAAGACGCTTTCTCCGGTGGTGTTCGGGCATGTGTCTGAGTTGCTGCATGATTTGGCTGAGTCTTCGGGCGGTTGCGATGAAGACGGTAATGTGATGGTTGAGGGTATCGTTTTGAGCGCTGAGGATTTGCAGCAGGTTTTATCTCCTCTGTCTGCGGGCGCTTCGTGGGGTGCGTCGGATTATGTGGATGCGTTTTCTCGCGTGTTTGGGTGTGAGGGTATCGCCGCTGAAGCTCAGGTGGTTGATGTGGTGGTTTCGGATTCACCAGGGAAGCAGAAGGTTTCTGTGGATGATGTTCCTGAGGTTGTCGAGGATGTGTGGGAGCGCGCGGTTGCTCAGGTTGAGGTTTCTGGTGCAGCAGTGGTTTCGGATCATCAGGTGATTCTGGTGTCGTCTCGTATTTTTGAGACGGTGAAGCCTTTGGTGCAGCTGAGTAATGCTCAGGTGATTCGGAAGTATCCTGAGGTTGGTGATTCTGTCCCTGCGGGTGTTTATCGGGTGTGTGTTGCTGTTTCCTCGGGTGATAACACGGAGATTGAGGGTACTGAGTATTTCGCGTTTGCTGATTTGGTGATGGATATTGTTCGCCGTTGTTTGGTGACTCGGGTTTGATGTATTTTCTCAAGGTAAGGTAGTTGGGTTTTATTTCAACTACCTTATTTTGTTTTGGTGACTAGTATAATCATTGTAGTTTACAGTTCATGTTTTAGGGTGTGAGGTTTTTCGTGTCTGGCGAGGATACAGCAGTTTCCCCGAGTATCGGTTTTGATACTGATAATGTAGGTGTTTCAGGGTCTTTTACTCAGGAGAGTATCAGTTATCCGTTTGTGGTGATTAGTGATCCTAAGAATATTTTGACGGAGTATAAGGTTTCTCAGGTTCGATCGTTGGTTCAGGTATCGCAGTCTGAGGAAGAGTTGAGTGACGTTTCTTCCGGTGCTGGTTTTGCTGTGGTTGTTCCTGAGTATGTTGATGATTCTAACGATAGTCTTCTTGTTAGTTTTGATGAAAATTATTCTTCTGAGTTTTTTGGTGGTATTCCTGAACCTTCTACTGTTTTTTGTTTAGGTTATATTTCACGTGAAAAGTTAAGTGAACTTTTTGATTTAGTAGGAATTGATAACATTATTGTTTGTTTTTCTTCGGATGATGTTGTTAAGGGTAAAGATGCTTTAACTATTCTACCGTTAAATATTATTTAATGTGGTATAATTTCTGTAATGTTCTTTTTGTTTGGTGATTGTGGTGTTGGGTGAAAATGGTTCAGAACAATTTTAAATTTACAGATGATGTTCATCGAGATTTAACTCCGGTAGAACTATCTCGTTTACTTCATGACTACCCCGAGGGTAGTCGAATTTATGTTGAGAGCGTCGGCGGTCAAAAGTATGCACGAGGTACCGTTGAAGTTATTACCGCGCAGGGTGTTTTTGTACAGATGGACGGTATGGAACGTTCTATTAAATTACGCCCGCGCGTAGATAAGTTCGGAATTTTAGATCAAAACGGTCAGCGCCCCGGTCACGGGCTACACACTGCCCGCGAAGCACGAGAGGGTTCTATCTAATGACGGTACAAACACAGGCACAGTTTCTTGATTATCAACAGTTCTCAAAGTCCCCAGCGAATGCACAATTGGCAGGTATCGCCGTCCTTCAGGGAGTTACGAAGGCTTTAGCGAAGAATGGTCGGGAGTATTTGCGGTGCTCTTTAGTACTGGCACCTTCCGGTGATATTGAGTCGTCGGTGACGATCTCTGGTATCAGTTTTACCGATACGGTGGTTTCCGCTGTTACGGAGGAGCATAACGGGTGCGTTGTGTTGGTGAGCGGCAGTATCAACGAATATAACGGCTCGCGCAGTTTGAAGATTGACGCAGTATCGGCAGCGGATCAGTCTTTAAAGTCTCAGATTTTGGCTTCTCCCTATAATTCGCAGGAGATGATTACTGAGTTCGTCACGTATGTGAAGGATCGGGTCTCCCCTGAGGCTTTTCAGGTATTTAGTCTGCTGTTGCAGCCGGTGGTAACTCAGTTTACGCAGGAGTACGCGGCGCTTGCTTCGGGCACTCACCATGATAATGTGTTGGGCGGTTTGCTGGCGCACTCGTATAAGGTTCTGAAGTTGATGGGTCATTCCTTAGATACGTATGCGGGTATCGCTAAGCATGTGAACCATGATATTTTGCTGGTGGGTGTTGCTCTTCACGATATTGGTAAGGTTGTGGAGTATGCTGACGGTGAGATGTCTTCGGTTGGTAAGTTGCTATCGCACCGCACTCACGCTTCTTTGATGCTCTCTAAGATTGAGGCTCAGGTTGTGGAGTTGATGGGTGAGGAGTGGTATTACCGCTTGCATTCGGTGTTCCAGCAGCATCATGGGGAGTGGGAGGAGTCTCCGCGCACGGTTGAGGCTTATCTTGTGCATTTGGTGGATTCTTTTGAGGCGCAGATGTGTGATGCTGAGTTTGCTTTGCCGTTGGAGCGTAAGGCAGGTACCGCTTCTCGTTTGAGTGATGTTTCTGCTTCTGATTTTAATACTTTCCGTCTTGGCGGTTTTTTCTTAAGTTAATAGTTGTTTTTGATGTTATATAATAGGTACAGGCTGTTTGGTCTGTACCTATTATTTTGTTTGAGGTGTTACTGATGAACATTTATTATTCTTACTCTCCCACTTCGGTGTGGTGGCGAATCGTTTATTCTAACGGTTCTTTGTTCTATAAAATGGAACCACGTATGAAACAATTAATGTGCCGTGAGGAGTATGACACATTATCTCGGTTAAAGAGTCAGTATTTTGAATCTAAGACTAAGGATTTTACTATTCCTAAAACTTTGAAGGGTTTCAGGAATAAAATTCTGAAAGTGTGTATGAAAGATTCGTATGAATACAACAGTTATATTAGTAGGAAATTAGGTACTAGTTCTGGTTCTAAAACCAAGTATGTTGGTTTTGATGGTAAACAGTATGTTCCTTATACGATTGCTTCGTACAGTGAGTTTTTCTTTGGTGTTCAAAATGGCAAAATGATTGAGAAAATTTAGCCATTATGTTCAAACTAAAGTTTCACAACGATAATGTAAATACTCTGTATTTGTGGAGTATTGTTGAAGATTTAGATGATGACGGTCTATCTTACAAACATGTTTTTGAGGTAAACACTTTAGGTAAAGTTACTCACACTTGTTTTGTAAATGTACCAGGTACCGAAATTAAAATGTATTCTCGTGATGCTTATTCCGGTGCTACATTTCAGGCAGTGTTGAATAAGAACGCTTTCATTAATCAAATTCTTCTCATTTCTGTTTCGGAATTACCGAGTTTCCGTAAGTGGGTTCAGGAAGATTCTCTGACGGAGAATGGAAATAAACCAACTATTACACAGCGCGTCACACGATTCACTGCTCAACATAATGTGCAGATCGAGAATGAACCAGAGTTCTTACTAAGTCCTTCTTTCAAACGTACTTTTCTGACCTGTGATTACCGTCAGGAGTTCACACCGGTGAAGTCGGTGGATGTGTACGCGCATCTTGAGGATAGCTTCAACGGTTTAACACTAGTTTTCGTTGTGGTGTACAAGCAAGGGTGTAGGATTATAGAGGTATCGCGCTTTACCGTCTTTGACGGTGTGTTTCATCGGTGGGAGGTAGTAGAACCTCACCCTGAGTTGGTGTGGAAGAAGTACGAGCGCGATTACGTGACGCAAAGGAATACGTTTACTCGCACTTTCACGATCCCGAAAACACAGGAGGGTATCGCTTCTAAGATTAAGTATTTGGTGGGGCGGTATTATCTGTTAGGTGTATCTTTGGGGATTACGAAGAATCAGTATTCTAAGGATCAGGTGCTTGAGGTGTTTGACCGTTCCGGTAGCACGTTCCAGTTTGTTGATTCTGCAACGCTTCACAAAGCTGTGCCTCAGGTATTATTTTTTCGTTGTATTATTGAAGTGTAACTTTAGGAGGTAATGTTGAAACTTATTCAATACTTTTCTGATAATCGGTTTACTAGTGATAGTTTTCTTGGTTGGTATTTTGAGGACGAAGAAGGTACTTTGTTCTTCAACTACAGGAACGGTCGTTTTTGGATGTCAGCCCCATCGAACTATTTACCTGTAACTTCAATGTCTGTTAATTCAGATTTTAATAATCGTGTGATGAAACTTAAAACTGGAAAAGCATTCACCAATAATCTTTTGAAAATATCGTTGAAGCACCGACGCTCTTTCATTCAGTACTACGCTCAATATCCCAAGGTATCTGTTGCGCAACTCGCTCGAAATTACACGAAAATGGCAAAAGAGTTAGAGTTGGAGAACGAGTTTATCCCCAGGTTAGTAAACCACCCTTCTTATCGAGGTTCTACAACACCTGCTCAGAAGATTTATTTCCAGCAGATGCATCTCGCTCACCAAGCACAGGCGCGCCATAACGAAAATATATCGAGGTAGTATCCATGTATATTACTAAGATTTATGAGGATGAAGTAGATCGTTCTAACTTTGTTGCGTGGATGGTTATTTTTGGTACTCAGCAAACCTTGTATCGGGTGAAGTATAGCCGAGCTTTAGTTGAGATGTGCAAGCAGACTCCGCAAGTAAACGTGATAAATGTGGCGCGTAGTTTTCAACGTATCTTGAATTTGAAAACTGAGGTGGCTTTTGAGAATAACCTTATTCTTAAGTCAGTGAATAACAATCAACGTTTCCGTTTAGCGTATTTTGCCAAACATTCTTTCACGAAGGAACCAACCGCGAAATTCGCTCGACAATGGTTTACAGAGCATGAAGGTATTATCCGTGAGCGGGTTCTACCATCTGCCCCGGAACTAACGAACGGGCAGATGTATAACTTTATCACTGATGCGCAGCACAAGATTAGGCAACGGGAGGAGAATCTGTATGGCAAACGATCTAAAGCACGCCAATAAATGCCAGCTCTCCGTTATTCTTCAGGTGCGTAAAGGTAAGTTTTCCGGGTGGACGGTGGTGTACCCGTGGGAGGTAGTAATTTACCGTATCAATCCACAGAATCAATGTGTGATGTATAAAACTCCGGGGATGTCGTCGTGGGCGCAAATGTATAAACCGTTCAAGACTCCCAGTAATTTTGAGCAGCTGCAACGTAAAGTTGTGCATACCTCTATTAAGAATGACTCAGGGTATCGCCGCTGGTATCCGAAGCAGGAGAAGGATCGTCAAGGTACGGATACGATTAAAGCTGCGTGGCAGTATTTCCGTAAAGTTCTTCATGGCAGTGTCACTGTCGTGTACAAGTAAGAAAGATTGGTAAGTGTAATGTCTACACAGAAAACAGGTATTCAGTTCGCACCCGAGGAGCACATGTGGACTCTCTCGGTTCTAGCACCGGGCGGTACCGGTGTGTTTACGGTTCCGCTGCGGACTAATATTCGCGGTGAGGGTTTGTGGGTAGGTAACCGTCAGGTGCTCGGTGATGCACAGTTCCAGTTGCCTGCGTCTGAGTCTGCTCGTAAGCGGAAGATGGTGTGGGCTGCGATGCGCTATACACCGTTGTATGAGACAGGGTACGGTTTGTGGCTTGAACGTCAGGGTTTGAAGGATACTATCGAGAACGCGAATAACTATTTCAAGTCGATTTCTTAGGAGGTACCGCTCATGTCTGCTTTACAGCTTATTGAGGTGAAGAGCCCCGGTTGAGTGGGTGATGCGCAATAAGACGGATTCCGGTCAACCTTATGAAATTACGTTCCTGTTGAATAAGAATACTCGTAAGGTGAAGTTTAGTTCGCCGTCTACGGGTGAGAGTTTGGAGTTGCCTAAGGATTTTCCTGAGGTGGTTTATGAGCTTTCGTTTCTGAAGAACGTGTGTTATTTCTCCCTGATGTACTTTGTGTATGGTAAGGGTGCTCGCCGTTTGACTCAGGAGGAGTCGTTGCAGGTGTTGTGGAGTTCTGATTATCAGGTTTTTGTTCCTGAGCATTTAGGACGGTATTTCCGTTACCCTGTGAAGAAGCGCGGGTGGGTTCCGACTCCGCGTCCTGCTGATCCTAATTCTTGTCCGAGGTGGTAACTGTGGTTTATATATATATATACCTTGAAGAAATTATACGGTAGGAAGGTTATCAGGTATCATGTCCGAGTACACTGTCCGTTTCCGTGAGTTGCAGGCTGATTCTTTCAAGTTTACCGTTGAGAAATTTTTAGATGCTTACGCAGCACAGGTTGTTCGTCATGGTACTGACATTCACGCTTGGTATCGCGGTTCTATTGTGTATAGCTTGATTGGTGTTTGGGATTCTAACTTACGGGCATCTTCTAACCGTCGCCGTTTCCATAAGGAAGTTATTTATTATGCTTTACGGTCTGTTGCGCATGAGGATTTAGTGAAACGTTTCGGTCAGAATTACACTAAAGATGATACCTACAAGTTATTTTGTTGGAATGGCGGTAATATTGTGTATCCTAAAGGTATGGCACCGAAAACTCGTTATGAGTTTTAGTTAAGTGTGATTATTTCACACCTGGTTTGGCTCTTAGTGCAGACTAAAATAGTAGTTGCACTAAGAGCCATTTTGTGTGGAAGGTTTGTTGTGAATTTATCTGAGGTCATTGAGCGTTGTTCTTCGGTAGCGCATGAGTACGGTTTCGAGGTGAAGCCTGTTGATGTGGTAACGAAGCTCAATTCTGACCCTCAATATAAGTTACGTCAGGTTGTTATTCACGGTAAAATCCTTGAAGAAGTTTCCAAAACCGGATTTTTAGATAGGCTTCATGTCACCGATCCTCACGCTAAATTCCTGCGTGTGCAGGTGCTCGCGCTTCAGTCAAGGAACACCTTAGGTATCGCCCCCGGTACCTGTATTTTGTGTGTCCCTTCATCGTCGAAGGTTGTACCTGGTGAGGTGATTTCGACGAAGCAGCCGGTAACGTTGCGCGGCGGTGATATTTTCCGTGACGCAGGGCATTCGGTCAATGCTTTGGTGTTTCGTCAGGTGCGTAACGGTCAGCAGCGCAGTTGGCAGGTTCACCCGCAACCGATCACACCGTGCACTCTTCCAATATCTCTTGTGGATGCCGTGGAGGGTTCCGTTGAGTCTTTGGAGGGTGTGCAGTTTTTCTCTTCTGGTGAGGGGGAATTGAAGAAGGTACCGCTACCTGAGGTTAGTTCTGTGGATTCTCCGCGCTTTTCTGTTGTGCCTTTTTCAGTGTCGAATGTTCCGTGTGATTTTTCTGGGGAGACTTCTTTATTTCAGGAATTTTTAGATGGTTTGTATCACGATGATGGCGATTTTGATGTAGCTTCTCAGGTTGTTTTGCAGTCTCTCGTTTATTCTTTGGAGGATTTTCAAGAGTCCTTTTTCTTGGACGAATTTCTGATGCATCTTGTACATGATCGTCCTGATTGCTGGGGTAAGTACCGCAGTCTACTGTCCGATTTGACGCAGCAGCCGTCATTCGCTTCTTCACCTTCTTTTTGGGATGAGCACGGGCACGGTACCGCTGAGGTTGTGTTAGCAACGTTGCTGACGTGGGCTTCTATCCCTACTGTTTCTACCTATCCACAGTACCCGGTACAGCTTCAACCTAACTCTCAGGGTACCGCCGCCGAGCGCCTTTCGTGCGCGCTGTTTTCACCGTATGTTTTTGCGTTGTGTTACGGTTTATCGGTGCAGCAGGCGGATCGTTTAGCGCTGTTGTTGGGGAGTATGTTCCCGCAGCTTGTGGTTTTTGATGAGGTTACGCTCGTGCACCGCGATCTTTTGGTGGCTTCACGTGCGCGCCGCGTACCGGGCTTTTATTCTGAGGATTTGTTCGTTGAGTCGTGCACGATTCCCGTTGGTTTTGGGTACCCGTGGTTGCCCGGTTCTTTAGAGCGGGTGCATTTGGTGTGCTCTACGGCGGCTGGTACTGTCCGTGAACTTGGGTTTAGTGAGGTTTTATGCGGGGAGGGCGTTCCGGGTTCAACGGTAGAGGTTCTGGATGTCAGCTCGTTAGGTTTGATTTCTCAGGATGAGCGCTCGGTGCAATTGGCTTTCCCTACTGAGGTGTGCGCGTATGCTCAGGGTACGGGTTTAGCGGTGCAGAATGATGAGGGTATCGTTTTGGTGGCGGATGCTACGTCTTTTGCTCGGTGCGTGGATGTGTTTACACGTAAGTATTATGTGCCTTCCCTATTTTCGGTTGCAGGCGGTGAGTTGTCGCAGTGTTCCCTGGTTCCTCAAGGTTTACGTGATCGCTTATATGGTGCGCAGACGGTGACGTGTCAGGATAACCGTATAGGTGAGTGTATGGCTGCGGGAGTGCAGCATCAGAGTGAGAAGGGTACCGCTGCCGAGCGTATCGCGTGTGTCGGTACGGAGGATGTTCGGGGGGTTTTTTCGGATTCTCCGTTGGTAACGTTCCGTGCTGAGGATAGGTTGCAGTGTGTTCGTGCAGGGCAGGTGATGAGGTTTGATGCTCCCCCTGCGGTGTGTGATGCGCAGTGTTTGTATGTGCGTTCGGGTTCTGGTGTTTTGAAGCAGGTTCCGTTGTGGGGTGTTCCTACTGGTTCTGTGCTGCGTGCGGTGGATGTGGTTTCTTCGGCTGTGACGGTGGATTATGTGGATGATGCACCGGGCGCGGTGGATATTTCCCCTTCACGTATTGTTTCTGGTGATCCGTCGTTAGTGTGGGTGGTGTGTGAGACGGGGAAGAGGTATCGCGGGGAGCCTGTGGTGTGTTTGGTTCCTGCGGTTGTTTCTGGTGCTTCGTTTGCTGTGAATACGGGTTGGGTTCTGTCGTCTTGGGTTTTTGGTGCTTTGGAGGTTATTTCTGATTTTGAAGATGTATATGCTTGTTTTGATAAAGATTTAGTGGTAGTTGGTGTATCTTCTAGTTTTGATGTTTCTTCTGAGATTTTTTGTTCCTGGTTGAATAAGGTTTTATATTATTGTGAGTATTCCGGTTGTAAATTAGTTTTTGTTGGTGATGTAAATTTGAATAATCCTTGTTCAACTTTAAGTTCTCTAATTTCCTCTATTGTTTGATTTTCTGAAAGTGATATACTGTAAACAGTTGCTTGAAAGGGCGACGTGTTCCGTTTCTACGGTCAGTGTGTATGAGCATAATTGAATAACGAAACAATCCCATGCGGTTGTTTGTGAAGCCATAATTGAATATAGTTATAAACTAACCTTTATTAGTTCTCAGAAGGTTAGGCCACATGATAAGCAAGGTTCCCTCGGTTTTCTCGTTTCCCAGGGAACCTTGCCTTATCTATCCTTGATTTTAGATACATGTACCGTATAATAAGAGGCAGGGAATCATTTAGACAGATGTGCGTGAACATCCTAAATATCCTCCTTTCAGAGTAAAAATATGAGGTATTTACCCCACGGAACAACCTTTTCTGTTCCGTGGGGTTTTCCCATTATCCCTTGTTGTGCTTCTAAGGGTAATCTCGTGTGGTTTTTTCTCGTTGTTATACTGTAGGTATGAAAAAGCTGAAACTACCACGGGTATTGCCGCGCTCACTGGACGCGAAACGTTTACTGCGCACTAATGTAGCGCGAGCAACGGACGCGAACCTTGACGCGCTCTCAGATCGTGCGCGCCGTATCATGGTGGTGTTCGGTGTTATCACTATTCTTTCCGTGGTCGTGCTAATTATGATGGGTTTATTAGGTGTTAACACGACGAAGATGTTTTTTCAACAACCTGAGAAGTCTTCCGCGTCTGCTGTTTTCCACGGTTCTCAAGCTCAGTATTCTTCCGATGAACCTGTGCGCGGGTTCGACGCTTCCAAGCGATATGATGACGGTTTACCTGCAACGGTTCAGGGTAAGGTCGCGTCCTCGGCGGTGAAGGTACAACCAGAGGAAGACGCTTCCGCAGTTGAGGTGAGGGGGGAGTACTCCTCGGATCGTTATGAGAGGTCGGTACGTATTTCTCAGCGTCTTGCGCAGAAGTATCAACGTGCTTTTGTGTTTTACCCGGTGGTGCAGGTATCGCAGCAGGACGGGTTGGATTCTGGGCGTGATGTGCTTTTCGATAAGGCTTCAGGGATGTTTTTCCAGGCTTCACTAACCTCTGAAGGTGTGGAGGATAACCTATATTTAGTGTCTCAGAAGTCTTTGGCATGGCAGATGCTTGCGGATGTGTCGAAGAATTACGATGCTGAAGGTTCGGTGGGTATAGGCTCTTACGATTCGGTGTTGGGCGCGTATGATTACTCATTGGGTATCGCTTCTTCTGCGAAGGATCGTTTCGGGGTTGTGTCGGAGTCTTTGAATCCTAATTATGTGAATGAACTTTTGCGTTCTGAGGGTTTGGACGTGTCGATGAAGGTTGCTTCTCTGGATCGTAGTGATGATTTTTATCGTCGTGAGGTCGCGTTCTTTGTGAATACTATTAAGGATAGTTCCCGTAATTTCCCGAATAGTTTCTATATTGTTTTGCATGATAATGTGGGTAAGAGTTTATTTTTTCAGGTTTCCCCGGATGGTTCCGTGATGCAGAAGAAGGCGTATATTCATGACTGAGGTACAGCCTGCGCAGCTTAGGCAGGTATCGCGTTTAGAACGTAAGTTAGCGCACACGTCGCCGGTGTTGTCACGGGTGCGCGAGCAGTTTTTATCGGATTGCGCGTATGTGCAGGAGTTTTTTCAGCAGTCGTCTAATACTACTGAAGCCGCCGCGCGTGTATGCGAGTTGCGTCAGTATTCCGGTACCGCGATGGGTGCTGTTTTGGAGCGCGAAGGTGTGGTGTACCTTCAGGATGATATGTTTTCGGATACGTGGTTGCGTGAGTTACCGCCCGCGTTAGGTTTGTTTCCGAAAGGTCATGAGCGTAGGAATCGTTCGGCGTTTTTGCTGCGGGATCGTTTTGTGCTTCCGGTACGTGATGTGCAGGGTAATGTTGTGTCGTGGGTGGGGTGGTCGCCTGAGTCTCGACGTAAGTATGTGACCGCGAATACTTTGTATTTTTCGTTGGATAACCTGTTTTACGGTATGGAACGTTTAGGTTCGGCGCAGGGTTCTCAGGTCGCGGTGGTGGAGGGTATTTTTGACCGTCTGATGCTTGAGTCGGTGGGGGTACCGACTATTGGTGTGATGACAGCACGTATGTCGCCTACGAAGAAGGCTCTTCTTTCGTTGTTTTCGCGGGTGCTTGGGTTTCCTGATATGGATTCTGTGGGTGAGCGTGTAGTTGCTCAGGATCAGTGGTTTTCTGAAGTTTCGACACTAGGTCAGTATGTGCGGTGGAGTGATTTTTATGCTGCGGTGCAGAAGGAAGCCTCTGTTGCGGTGAAGGATATTGACACGCTCGGGGTTGTGTTGGGTTCTTCTCAGTTGCGGCAGGTTCTTGAACCGGTGCTTGTTGGGGTGGATCAGGTATCGCAGCGTGTGCAGTTATCTATGAGTTGAGCGGTGTTTATAACATAGTTTCGTGTTTTCTTCAACCTGTTTCTCTTATTGAGGTGTTTGTGCTAAGCTGATTTTATCTGAAAGTTACTTCAGATAATTCCTACACATAACGTACACGCAACGAAGGTTCTTGATGTATTACCACCCTTTTCATTCATTCCTGTCCGAAAATGCTGAAACACAATCGCATGACTGCGCCTGCTTTGTAAAACAGCGTCATAAGAAAAATACGCTTGAAGTTTTCACGGATTACTCTTCCCCAAAGGTGCGGGAGTTTGTACAGGATGTACCTAATATTTTGCAGAGTTTTGCAGAGAAAACGAACAAGTTCTTTGATTACGCTTTAGATTTATGCCGCATCACAGAAATGCAGGAAATGGTACGCGATGATGACGGGCAAGAGTATGAAGAAACGATCCTCAAAGTCGATTATGAAGGTACTGACGTTGAAGGTGAAGTATGTAAGTTCACCCTGACTCTGAAGATTTTCGGTGCGGGTTTTGAGCTGATTAAACCTGAGGTAGACTCCCGAGGTAATGTTTTTGAGCTGATTACAGGGTATGGCCGTAATCCGCGTACTGGGCAGGTGGTGCGTTACGGTGGTTCACCTCTTGTCGATACAGCTTATGCTGAGGAGCTGCGGGAAGTTTCCCGTGCATTATGGGATGTTGCGCAGGAGAAGACCGGTTTGGGGTTTAGGTCGGTGGCTTTTACCCCGAAGTTGAAGCGTGATGGAGTTTTGACGAATACTCGTTTCCATATCCATGTTCCGGTATCGCTTCAGACGAATGAGACGTTGAAGTCTTTTGTGAAAACGAAGAATAGTAATGGTTATGAGGGTAAGTATTTTGATTTGGCTGGTTTAGCTGAGTTGGAGTTTATAAATCCTTATGCTGATTCGTTTGGGAGTTTTTCTTCTTTAGCTGCATAGATTTTATATTGAGTGAGGCAACGCGGTACCTACAAAAGGTACCGCGTTGTTTTTGTGTGGGTTGGGACTTTATAATGGGGAAAGTATGTATATGAGGTTCAGGTTTTAAGGTTATGTTAGGTTCTACCCTTCGCGCGTGTTTTGATATTGATTATGTGACAGAGTTGGTGCCTGTGCGCGTGGGGCAGTGCTCGTGCTCTTTCTGTATGTCTCACCGGTTAGGGTCTTTTGAGGTGGGGCAGATTTACCCGGTATCGACGTCTTCTGTGAAGGGTGCGGATCGTCAGTTTCAGGTGATAACGGCGCGTGGGGTTTTCTTGTGTGATGCGTCTGGTTCGGTGTTGAATCGTCAGGGTAAGTTTTTGAGTTTGTGCCAGTTCACCGGTAAGCGTGTACAGGGTTTTGTACAGGTGGTGGATATTTCTGAGGGTTTCAATGAGGGTAAGAATCGTGATGCGGTGTTCATGGTAGCGTATCGTGTTGAGCAGATTCTTTGTAGTGTTTTATGTGAACTTGGTTTTGATCCTGTGTTTGCTTTATCGTCGTGTTCGGTTTTAGGTTTTTCTAATCTCACTGATGTGAATATAGCACGCTGTTTAGGACTGAAAGACGGTACCGCTTCCCGCAAGGTTTCTTCTGCGGCGTTGTGTAAAGATGTTTCGTTTGTCCGTCTTGTTCGTGATTATATTCGTATGTCCCGTGTTCTTGATAATATTATGGGAAGTTTGAATTTTAATTTAAACTGATGTGAAGAATTTTCTGTTTGGTTTGATTTTCTTTTCTTGGTATTATTTTAAATGTACAAATTCATGTACTCCATTTTGTCCCAAGTAATAATCAAGAAAGAAGTTCAATTATGGCTATCTCTTTCAACGCTAACGCACTACAGGCGCTCAATCAGTCAGCCGCAAACCAGGACGACTTCTCTCGCCGCCAGTGGAATAACTCGCCGGTAGAGGATGATTCACGTCCTCTTTTCAGTATCACAAAGTCTTTCCTTGAAGAGTGGGGTAAGGACGTTTACCCCGGACAAACCGCCTGGTTCCGTATTCCAAAACTATTTACCCATTATGATGTACACGAAGGTACTGATGACGAAGGTAACCCTATTCCTCCCACAATGGGTACCGGTTGTGCTTTCGTGCACAAGCATCAGATCCGTATCACGAACGAAAATACCCGTAAACTGGTCGAGGGTCGTGATGGAAACGATGCACCAAAGATGTCCGTAGCATGTACTAAAGGGTTTGAGTACTCAGATCACGAACACACTTTTGATGGTAACTGCGCGGTCTGCTCTTTGGTGGAGAACATCGGTACTTTTGTGAATGAAGCTGTGAAGCTGAAGGGTGAGGATGAAGGTCTTACCCCTGAGCAGATGCGTGACGGTAACCGATATATTCCTTCACTGCGTAGTGAGTGGAAGAACCTTCGCCGCGATCACCGTTTTGACATGGCTTCAGAACGCCGTACCGCTGAGCTGTATTTCCCGGTTGCTCTGATGTTCGTGGCTAATGATCCGAAGACTCAGCAACCACAGACTCATATTAAGCTGATGTACCTGCGTATGAACCTTGCCCGTTACCTTGACCTTCTGAAGGAAAAGGCTAATATCGGTAAGGATATGTTCAGTGTAGCGCCTCAGGATAATGAGATTGATTATTCTGAGATTCGCCTGACGAAGCTCAATGAGTACCCTGAAGGTCTTGTGGATACTTGGGTTCGCGTGCAGTTCGGTACCGCACCTCAGGGAAAGAGTATGGCCCGTGATGCCATGAAGGGTGCGAAGTGGTCTATTGAGCGTGATAGTAATCCTGAATTTTTGAATGCTCAGGCTCAGAAGATTGAGGAAATGTTCGCTCAGGATATTGCGGATGCTAAAGCTACTGCTTCTGAAGGTGAAGAGGTTCATACGTGGGGTGTGGCTGACGTTTTCTGGAATATTAAGGAATGCCAGATGCGTGATGTAGTTGAGATGGAACAGGTTGTTGAGGTTCCGCGCGCTGAGCTTGAGGTTGAGAAGGCTCGTTACTTCGCTGAGCGTGAGGCTCGACAGCAGGGGAACACTGGTGTGAGCCAGCTTTCTCTTGGTCTGGCATCCGCCTCGGCTGGTAACGCTCAGCCTACCGCTCCTGCTCAGGTTGGTGGCGCTCAGGTTCCTCAAGCTCCTCAGGCGGTTCCGGCGGCTGTTGAAGCTGCCCCGGCGGCTCCTGCACCAGCTCCGGCTGCAAGTCAGGTTGCGAGCGCACCCGTTACTCCTGTAGCATCAGCTGCCCCGGCGGCTCCTGCATCACCGGCTGCTACTAATTCGGTGGAGGCACTGCTTGGTACCGCTCCTGCTCAGTCTGCGCAGGCAGCACCCGCTGCTCCGGTTGCGAATGATGTGACTGCTCAGCTCGGTCTGTAGTGTGTTTGATTGAACGGGGTTAGTGTTCTTGACGGGCACTAACCCCGTATTTTTGTGAAGGTTCATGATGTTTTCTCCTGATTCATTATTTAAAGGTTTTCACCCTGATTACGATAGTTTTTACACGGTTCCGTGGGAGGCTTTACGTGAGATTCATTCAATCAAAGATGATATGGATTCTTATGAGGTTGTTATTGGTGATTTTATTGTTGAAGATATAAATGCTTTTCAAGATAATTTATTATCGGGATACATACCGTTGAGTACTCATTTACGTATAGAGTTGAAAACAAGGGTTATCAATAATATTCTTCTTAAATACTTTGGGTTAGGTGTTGTCAGTTTCGTTATTGTTCTTGCAATGATGTTTCAGTTTGGTTTTAAAAATATGGAAACTCAGAACATTATGACCGGAACTATTTTGTCTTTCATACCTATATTGTTTTTCGGTATTGTTGGTATTTTTCAAAATTCTCGTTATTCTAAAGAAGCTATTAGTTATTATGATGTTGAAGAAGTAAAACTATCTGAAATGTACAATGTTCTTGATTCTTCTAATCAAGAAATTTTACGTAATTGGTTGAGTATTATACGCGGTATGCGTAGTGATGTTTTGCAGATTACAACGTTTGACAATCTTTCACATGATGTTGTTTTGTTTTTGCGTGATTCTTCTGAGTTCGTTGAGGGTATTAGGTATGCCTATAATAATGTTAGTAACATTAACTCTTTACAGAAACGCTATCTGTATATACGGAAACAATACCAATCCATAACGGACGGTATTTATTAGAAGGATATAAAGACATGCGAACACCTTATGTCACACAAACCCCGTACAATTTTGTACGAGAATTACTCAACCAAGACGATCTAAAAAACATGCTGGAAGCCCTCAAAGCGTACCGCCGAGGAACCGTCAGAAGCGGCTCTATTTCCGGTCTGCCAACTCCCTCAAGTGAGCAGCAGACGAAACATAAGTATGTGATTCGTGATAACCAAGAGTATTGGCGACTATACGCCCTCACCTGGCGTAACCTTCTGATACGTTGCTTGAACGAGTCCGTGCGCCGCACAAAGGTTTCCGCCCGCCCTTACGGTATCGCCTTTAAACCGTCAGTACCGATCCCGGCGCGTGTGGATGATTATACGTTCCCTGTACTCTCGGTTTTTTATGAGCCAGCAGTGTACGAGTATTTGAAGGAGCTGTTTGAGCAGACCGGCGGTGAGCCATTTCAGACGTATATTCAGTTTGGTGAGTCGTACCGTTTGGTGAATTTTAAGGTGACGCAGGAAGGTTTGTACATTTCTAGCGCACCGTCTCAGTGGGTGCATCATTCAGCGTTGAAGTCGATCATCACGGCAGCGCACCGTATGGGGTACTCTATTTTCTGGAATGAAGGTTCTTCCATCACTCATGTAGGTAACACCGGGTTCCGCAGAATTTTCCCGCAGCGTCTTTATCAACAGTAAGTTTTCAAGGTAGGTTAGGTGTAGTTGTTATGGCTGTTTACGCTGATATTTCTAGTGTCCGCGTCACTAATTTTATGAGTTATAAGGATTCGACGGTAACTTTTGACCGTGAGGGTGATACGCGAAATATCCTTAAGTTTGAGGGGCGTAACGACACTGGTAAGAGCGCTTTCTCCCTGGCCGCCCTGCTAGTGCTGACGAATGCTTATTATACGGAGCATAAGAATTATATCCGCTCGGGTGAAGAATTTTTCCGTGTGGTGCTCACTTTCGTTGATGGTGTTGTGGTGGTGTACGAGAAGAACATCTCGGGCGCATCCTTTTACGATCTGTATAAACGTGAAGGCGATCAGGTAAACGCTACACCTATTTTCCGTCGGGAGAGTGAAACAGGTATCGCCCGCGCTTTTGATGTGGTGCAGAACGCGACACGTCTTTTCTCTACCCGTTTTGAGGGGGAGGCTTCGGATGATTTCTATTTCGCTAAGTCGGTGAAGGAGGTACCGTACCGCCTTCAACAGTATTTTGGGATGCTCTCAACAAGTGATGGTTTATCGGTGAATTATGCGGACGCTAACTCACCGAAGTTGGGTGTGAATACGACGGGGTCTGAGAACGCGAAGATTTTGAATGAGGTTCTTCAGGCACGCTCTTTGACGTTGGCTAATGAACGCGCGAACCGCCATGTTTTGACTACTCAAGCGCAGCTCGCTTCTCAACGTGAGCTGTTTAACGTGTTGAAGGAGGAGACACAGCGGTACGAGCAGGTATCGCAGGCGTTGGTTTCGGCGGTTGGTGCTGAACGCGAGCGCGCAATGTCGGTGCAGGAGAAGTTGCAGGTATCGTCATCGGTGGCTGAGGTAGTGTCCCGTGCCGCGCAGGTGCAGGTGTTACCTGCGGTTCCTCAGGTGGGTGAGGCTGTTCAACAGCAGGTTTCCATGTTGGCTTCGGTTCAGCAGGTGGTTCAGGGCGCAGCATCGGCTGTGACGGTTCCTCAGGTTCCGGTGGTTGATGCTGATGCGGTACGGCAGATGCAGGATTCGGCGCAGGTTTCTTCTCTCATAGATCAGGCACAGCGTGTTTCGGTGTTTCCGCCGGTTCCACAGGTTCAGTTCCAGGATGTGCAGGTGTTGGAGCAGGTTTCATCTGTGGTTCGTTTGTGCGAGTCGGCGGCGCAGCAGGTTTCGGTACGTGATCGCACGCAAGGGGAGTTTGAGCAGGTGCAGCAGCAGGTTTCGGCTGTGGTGGATTCTTTGCGTGAGGATGGGTTTACAGTATCGCGTTGTGGTAACTGCGGCTCGGTGCGTGTGGTGGATGCTGACGGTCAGGAGATTATTTCGGATAAGTGCTGATAGTGTCTAACTGAGGTTTGTTGTTTCTTTCCACTTTAAAGAGGCTTCGTATACGCTTTTGTATAGGTTATTTATGAAAGTGTATACGGAGTTTTTCTGTTTTTGGGTGTTATACTGTAATTAGATTTGTTAGTAAAATAGGAGTTTTTATGTGGTCTTTTGTTGGTAATACTTTGGTTTCCGGTGCTTACTTTTGTCACCATGTTTCAACCGGTGCGAAAGATGTAGTTGCATTATGTCAGCGTAAGCTATCCGATCTTCTTTTTCTTTAGAAAATAATACTTCTGAAAGGATTCCATTATGTTCGATATTCTCAACAGCTTTTTAGGTTTTGGTTTCGACGTTTTCAGTAATTTCATGCAAGCGGTTACTTCCCTGAATTTCCAGCAGGAGAGTTTTCCTGATTTTGCGCAGTGGGCGGGTGTAGTGTTCTCCGTTGGTTCACCTGATCCTGAGCATGTACAGCGTATGGTTGAGATGCAAGAGCAGGTGCGCTCGCATACTCTTGAACCTCACGTGGTGGAGAGCATTAAGGCTTCCGCTCTCGGCGGCGTATCAGTTACCGATATTGCAGCTTCAACACTGCACTTATAAATACCTCTACTGAATAATTACACTTTGGAAGGATATAAGAGCACATGAGTACTTTAAGTGAGGAGAAGGTACAGTACACCTCCCCTACCCCTGTCTCAGACCTGTGGAATAAAACAGCTCAGGTATCGCGCGGTCTCGGGAACGATGTAAACGCAGCCAATGAGATGGTGCAGGCAGGCGCGCACATTATTATCGGTGATACCCACTTCTCCCCTAAGCAGGTTTCGTCCCATCACGATTACCGGGCATCATCTTTGCGTTTGATGGTACATATTGTGCGCCTTCTTCAAGATTTGAAGAAGCAGTACCGCTCGGTAGCGGTCACGTTTCTAGGGGATATTGTGGGGACGAAGGAGAATAACCCCGCCGATCCGCAATTTAGGTTCGAGCTGTTCAACTTCTTCCGCCTCATTAACTCTATCTGCGAGTCCGTAACAACGGTGCGTGGTAACCATGATTTCGGTGAAAACCCAATGTTTGCAGAACTTGAGGTTGCTGGATTTGTAACTAACCCAAAGTGGTTGGATGTACAGTTTGAGGTATCGCCCGAAACGACGGAAACGGTACGTTACCATCTGGTAAATTATGGCAACGCGAAGTCTGCTTCGTTTGACTTCGGTAATGTTGATTACCAGATCGCGTTATGTCACCAAGAGCTTCAAATTCCAGGGTATTCATGGTATGACGGTAAAGATGCGGTGGATGCTACAAGTTTGACGAATTTTAAGGGTTTGTCGCTGGTGGTGTGTGGGCATCTACATGAACCGTGGCGTTCGTTTGAGACGTTCCCTATTGCCGCTGGTTTGGATGAGGCTTCTGAGTGCGAGATGTTTTATCCTGGTTCCCCGGCGCGTGTAGCTCGGACGGAAAATTATAACGACTGCAAATATGTTTTAACAACGGTTCAGAATGGTGCAGTGGATGTAAGTGTTCATGATTTCGGTTTGTGGCCGGCTTCCGAAGAGTTTATCGGTGATACCTCCGATGATTTCGATAAGCATGTGAATAATATTCCTGAGGAGGAGTCTCGTAGGCGTGAGGCTTTGAGTGAGATTTTTGCTACTCTTGCTGAGAATCCTGTTTCAGCTTTTGATGTTCCTGAGGCAATTGGTCTTATTGCACCTTCTGATGAAGTGAAGGATGTTGCTTTGAATCATTATGAGTTAGCTCAAAATGATTTAGTTGAGCAGTAGTTATAGTTGTTCATTATATTTTGTGTGATATTTTAGTATCAATAGTTTTCACATCTGAAAGGACATAATCGTGTCAAGCCAGGATACCGTAACCGAACTTCGTACTCTACTACAGCAACAGAACACGTTACAGCAGCAAGTCGCGCAGCACAATGCTAACGCAGAAGCGACACGCCGTAACGCGATTGAAGCTATCAAGAAGTATGACGAAGCCTACGGAACCGATCTTCTCAAGCACGCGGGTGAGAATCAGCAAAACCTCACACAGGTTCTTGAGGTTCTTCAACAGCATATGGCGAAGCATAATGCACAGGTGCAAGAGTCAGCACAGAAAGTTCAGCGGTATCTTGCGCTGTATCAGGCAGGGGATTATGCCGCCCTGAACCGCGAGTTCGGTACTGGGGAAGAGCTATCCGAAGAACAATCACAGGTACCGCCCGCAGCTGTTTCTGCTGCCCCTGCACCTCGGAATGTTCAGGAACCGCAGAACACACAGGTACCGCAGGTTGGTGTGCCTGCTCATGCTGAGGTTCCTGTAACCCCAGGCGCGGTACCACAGACCCAGGTTCCACCTGTTCAAAATACGACGATTGGAGAACCTGCTACTTTTACAACCCCCTCAGGTAACAGTCATTCTGTGGAGTCTTTGTTCAGTATGCCGCAGGTACCCGCCTCGGAGCCTACTTCAACTGTGCAGCCTAGTTCAGCACCTTCCACTGAATCTTCTAATAATTCCGAAGGTTCCTTTGATTTGTGGTCGCAGCTGAATCAGGGTACACCTGAGGATGGAAAGATAGGGTAGCGGTTTTCATGAGTAATTCTGTTGTTTTACCGTATTCTGCTTTCAAGGATTTTCTGGATTTATGCGGTAAATTCAAGGCTGATAAAGCAGGTAATGTTGCGGTTGTGATGAAGGTTGATCCTTTCCTTTCAGAAGGGCTTAGTAAGGTTCCTTTGAACGTTCAGTTTTCTTTGGTGAGCGGTGTTCGCGTTCATCATAAGGTGCCTTCAAGTCAGGTATCGCTTGAGGGTGACGAACCGTGGATTTTTCAGATTTCTGTTCCGAACTTTTTTCCTTTGTTTGGGTCTTTGACAACTTACCCGTGGGTTCGTTTGCGAACTGAAGGTGAGTCAATCTCTGTTGAGTTTTTTGAAGATGAAGTAACTGATTCTTCACGTTCGGTTATGTCACTTTCACTTGATTGTGTAAAAATGACACTTGCTCTTTTACAGAGTTTGGAGTTTGATGAACCTACAAGTACTTTTGATGTAGATGCTTCTGATTTACATAATAGTGTTTCACTTTTGCGTACTACTTTGAAGGATAGCGGCGTAGGTTCTAAGGTTTATTTTGGTGATAAGTTTGTTTTCACTTTTGATAGTAGTATTACAAACTATTTTGTAACACCGTCTTCTAACCTTTCTGGTTGGATTCTTAACGCTAATTCTGTCAGCGTTCTAGAATCTCTCACTAAGCAAGTTATCAAGGAAGTAAACGGTGAATCTGAAAATAAACCTACATTAAAATGCTTCGTGGAGCGTCACCAGGACACGCAACAGCTTATGCGGGTTCATCTGTTTTACACTTCTACGGACGGTTCCCGTATAACGTATGTCTCTTTAGATAATATGGGTACGTTTATCCAAACTGAGGATATTATCACATCGGTATTGCCTTTAGAGTCGGAGGTTTCCCAAGAGTCGTATAACCCTGCTACCGGTGTTCATTCTTCGGCCACGGTATCGAGTGTTCAGCTGCGGCATCTTCTAGCTGATATGCTTTCTGCGTGCAAGATTACGACATATACTTCTGTGTCTCAATCTTTTGTGAAAGATAATTCAGGTACTCGTGTTGATTATTCAACAATGCGTACTCAAGGTAGTGTCAAGGCGAAAGAAATTTTTGGAGCAGTTGAGCAGGTATCGCTTTCTATTGATATTAAATTGTTGGTGAAACTGTTGTTTGTTCCTGACAAATTTATGGAAGATGGTTTGTTAGTTCAACATTATTTCATTAAAGATGGTGTTGTTCTTATTCACACCACAGATAAGGATAATACGTGGGGTAGTATTGTAAATACCTACAACCGTTAAATCTGAAAGGTTTTCTCATGGATTCTTGGGATACTCTGTACTACTCACTACAGAACGATCTGAAACATAAAGCTGACACAGAGAAGCGTTTCCAGCAGGTCAGTGAGTCTGTTGATGCTCTAACTCAGGAAGAACAGATCGCCCTGGACGCGAAGAAGGTGCTTGCTTCGGTGGCCGACGAGCGTGCGGATCAGGTGCTTGGTTTTATTACATCTGTCGTGAATAAAGCGCTCGCGGATATTTTTGTAGGAAAAACCCGCCGTATCGAACTGAAACGCACACTGTACCGAGGCAAAATCCCTCATATCAATCTCGTGTTGCATACGGAGCACGGTGAGCAGAGTATGAAGCACCAATCGGGGAACGGGCTTCAGCAGATTATTGCGTTCATTTACCGACTGTGCCTTATTGAGGTGCGCGGTCTGCGTAAGATCGTGTTTATGGATGAGAATTTGTCGGGTGTGCATTCTGTAGCTATGGAGGATATGAAGACCATTATCGAGTTGTTCCGTGATGGTGGTTTTCAGTTCTTCATTATCGAATATCGTATTCCTGAGCAGTTCGGTAAGGTTGTTGAGGTTGTACCTAACCCTCAAGGGTTTTCAGAACTTGTAGTACGGCACGATCAGAATAGCGGTATCGCTAAAGATTCTGATGTTTCTTCTCCTGGTTCTGGTAAAATAGTGTCTAAGGATGCTCAAGAATCTTTGAATAATTTAGATGCTGTTGCTTCTAATGATAAACTTTTCGCATCTTTATAAGTTGTTGTGTAGGTGTGTACTATAAGGTGTATCCAAAGAGGATACACCTTATATTTTTAGGTTTGGTGATTTTATGGCTCAGTCTAGTAATTACTTGTACCAAGAGCTGTTGAAACTTTTGGGTGGTAGTAAGTTACTTGGTGGTGAAGATATTCAGTATGGTAATTGGTCTCCTAACGGTGTAAAAACTGTTGTTATTACTTCTTCTTTCCTGATGGTTGAGTACCATAAACCTTATGTGAAAGGTAGCGTACCTTATTCTTCTAAAACTCTTGATGTGAATAAGGTTTTACGTGATAAGGTTACTAATCCTAAGTCAATATCTAATATTCTTGGTCTGTTGTACCGTTATAAGAATTTTTATACTCTTGAAGAAGTTATCATTGACCGTTCTTTAGTTGAAGATATTGATTTTAACTACTCAGGTTTCTTGAACAATATGGTTTCACAACAGAATAATGGTAAATTCCGTTTCAGGTTGCTTTCTATTATTTCTTGGAATCCAGGTTCATTTAACGAATTTAGTAACATGGTTACGAAGTTGCGGGAAAATTCTTCAACTGATTTGTTAGCACCTATTTACGCTAAAGCAGTCGGTTCTCAGTACGTTCAATCATCAGAGGGTATCGCTTCTAAAGATTGGTTTTCTAAGTTTTATTTAAATCCACGTGATTATCAAGCTGATTTAAAGGACGGGAAACTTTATCAGTATTTTGTTGAAATTGCACGTGGTTTTGGTGTTGAAGTTGATAACGACACTGCGAGTAATGTTTTAACTCAAGCTGAGGAAGATAATTACAATGTTATTCATTCTTTGGTAATGAAAGATTTAGATTATATCCCTGACTCTGCCCAGATTTTAAAAGTTTTACACGATTACTCGAAGAAAGATGCAGATTTAAAAACAGATTATATTCAACGAAAAATATACACTACCTTCAGGGAGGTTATCAGTAACCACCGTGTTATACCTGGTCTCGGTTTTTATCTCGAACATTTACCTGACCCTAGTGTTTTACCTGAGGGTGCCGATATTTTATTGAAACAAACCGGACGTAAGGTTTACCGACTTCTTCAGTTGGCAGGTGCCCCTAAAGTTTCTTCCGCAGATTTAGAATCATACTTAGGGCAGGACAAAAGCGGTATCATACAGCGGTGGTTTACCGCATGGTTGAAGGAAGCGATGCGCAGTGTAGGTTCTGATTTAACGCCTTCTGAACGTGAGCTTTTGGAGCAAACCCTCAAGGACGTATCGCCCCGTACTATGCTCGGCACATTCTCGGCGCTGTGGAATTTTTCAGATCGTCTAGAGACTTATCGACAGAACCAACCACAAGATGAGGGGGATACTTTATCTCAGGAAATGTCTCAGGTTTTTCTCAGCCGGTGGGGTCAGGAACTTGGATTATCTCATTGTAATAGTTTCCTGAAGAGCTTACCTCTACAACACCGCGAGCAGGTTCAGTCTTTGTGCCATATGTTCCAGTTCGCGGTTACACCTGAAATACGTCAAGAGTTCACAGATGAGTATCCTTCGGTGATGCGTCTTTTTACAGAAACTTCAGATGTTGATTCAGTGCAGGGCAGTGTGTTTGAGCTGATCGCGTTGATGTACAACTATATGTTCCTTTCCCATACTAAACCTGATCTTGCGCAGCTTCTTGAGTCGTTGCAGACCACCTCAGAGGGTATCGTCACCCCGCAGGTTCAGGGCGGGTTTTTGAAGTTTGAGGTGAACGGTGAAGTACCGAGTACTGTAAATTCTTTGGTGAAGAAGATTTTGGAGAAGTTTGCGAAGTCACTCGCATAAGGAAGGTTTATGATGCAGGAATTTTTGAAGAATGTGATGCAGGCGGCGGTCAGCACAGAAAGCCCGAACCTGCTGCGGAATATTTATGTTACCCCGAAGAAGCTCGTGGTGGAGGCACATTTACCGATCTTCGGTGGCAGCACTTTCACTACCGCGAATTTCCCACCGGTCAATAACCTGTTGGCACTGCAAAATGTGTTGATGTCGCAGGAGGTTCTGCAACCTCTCACGTCCCGTAAGTTGGGTTCGTTGGAGGGGGTTTACGTCTCGGAGGGTTTGGGCGGAGCTAATACTGCGAACCACATTGCTCAGAGTGTTTCTGGGGAGTATCCTTCTACCCCTTTGCGTTTGCATGAGGTGGGTTCGGTTGCTGATGATTTTGAGCTGCCACAGCAGGAAGGGTACCGCTTAGGGTCTGCCGCTGGTGTGGTGGCTCAGGAGTTTTCGCACGCGGGCAATATCCTCTCGCAGGGGTCTACTCACCGGGTTTTGCCGTGGTTTGAGGTGCTGTCGTTGGAGCCTGAGCATTATGCGCAGGATGTTGAGGGAGGTGCCCTGTATAAGATTTTGAAGGCTTCTTCTCAGCATTGGAATGAGCGCCTGGCTGAGGAATTATTGCACGGGGACGACGAAGAGGAAGGTACCGCTGAGGATTCTGAGGAGTTGCCGCAGGGTGATGATTCTGAGGATGATGCTGAGCAGGGTTCCGATCAGGATGTTTTGACGGATGAGGATGTTCAGGAGCTTTCTGAGCTTCAGAAGAGTGTGCGTGAATTTTACGCGAACGCGGCGCGCGGGGTTGTCGTTGATATTGCTCAGAACTATGACCGTATTTTCAAGTCCGGTTATGAGATTCTTCACCCAGAGGGTGTGGTATCGCGGTCTTTGGTGACGGGGCAGGGTACGTTGTCGCGTATTGTGAATGGGCAGCTTCAGGAGGGTAAGCCGCAGCAGGTGGTGCAGAATCTTTACACTGAGGTGTACGAGAGGATGGGTCTCACAGAGGTTCCTGTTCGTTCTATTGCCGACATTGCTAATATTTTGGTTTCTGGTCGTTTGGCGGATGGTTCCGGGGTAGATAATATTCCTGATATTTCTCAAGATTCTAATAAAGTTGGTATTTTATCTGCTGGTGTTAAACCTATTTTTCCTTTTAAGATGCTTGAGTTTGCTTTTGGGCAGAAGCAAACTTCTAGTTCTCTTGATGATGGGGATTTGAAGGTTTATCAAGGTCATTCTTCTAAGAATAATTGGGTTGATTATTGTAATCACGAAGTGAAAGATAGTTTGTATAACGCTATCTTGCACACGGTTGAAGTTTCATTGAATAATGCTGATCTTTTGGAACGTTTTTATTCTGAAGAAGCGCAGGAGATTGTTTCTAATATTACTGAGACGTTCCGTAAAGCATTTTTGACGTGTGTCCTTATTTCTAAACTGGATACGAACGCTCAGGGTGAGTTGGTATCGCTGAAGGTTCGTGTTTTAGACCCTTATGATGCTTTGCCGCGTAAACGTAACATTCTTGAGGATATTCTTCGTAAGTCTTTCGGTGATGTTCGTTCATTGGATAACGTGGAGGTTTTCGATCCGCGTGCTAAAGGTAGTTTTGTCGAGTATACGTTAGAGTTGGATGCTCTTTTAGCGAATGCTAATCCTTTGTTTAGTTATCATGCCGCTGAGGTGATTATTGAGCAGGGAGACGATATTACGTTTGATTCTATGGTTCTTGGTAAAGGTTTGGACGATAGTATTCTTCGTAACGGGTCTTCTGTTATTAATTTTAGGAATAAGATTGTTCATCTTGCGTGCGCGGGTTCTCGTGCAGGTAAAGGTGTTGCCACCTTTAGTTTTATGGGGGGTGCGATCCTTTCCCGCAAAGCATTATTTTATAACGATAATAAACCTGATATGGCTTCAGCGGTATCGTACCTCTCCAAAGGACGCGCTTTTGTTATTAACGGTTCTTCTCTTTCCTCAGCGGATGGTTCGGATATGTTCGGGCAGTACCGTGCAGGAACAAATTTCGTAGGTGCAACGTATACCTATATGCCTGAGTGGCTAAAGGGTTTCTTCAAGTTCGATAACGTCCATAATGCCACGGTTAAACATTACGGTGATTTCGTTTATCTCAAGAGCATGATTTTTGTTCTGGGCATTATCGCAGCACGCGCTCTTCTCTCCGGTCAGGATGGGGATATTTCCGCTCAGAACCGCGAGAAGTATGAACGTCTTGGCGGAGCGAATGGCGTAACCGCTATCTTCGACGAAGTAGGTATCGCCTCCACCGGTTTGAGTCGTTTGTTGAACGACGAGATTAAGTCGAAGGGCGCGAACACTAACTACGCCCGAGACTATAAGAAAGCCTTGGATGAGCAGAATATAGATAGTTTCAAAGATTCGTACAAAGATACTGTACCGACACGGGAAGGTTACTTCATCACGTATTGGCTGGATTCTATCAAAGAGTCATTCCGGTATATGGATCGGCTAAACCGCGCTGATTTGCATAACGGCGAGTCAGCGGTTTCCGATATTTTTGTGCTGACGCAGACCCCACCTCCCGTTTTGTCGTTACCTGAGGTTGAAGAGCTATTCCCTGAGCGCACGAAAACCCGATCTTTCATGAAAGGTGTGGATAACCCTTCTGCGATTATCGGTGCGCTACCGTTTATGTTCCCTTCTGATGCTTTCTTCGGTTACGGTAACGGGTCTAACTTTATGGGGCAGAACAATAAGGGATCGAAGGCAAGCCAGTATTTGAATAAGGTATCGCGCCATTTCGGGTATGTACCTACCTATGACGCGGGTACGGTAGCAGCGGCGGAGACGGTACGACTTGGTAATAGTGAGGGTGTGACGTATTATAAGCCGTTCCTCACGTTTGCGAAGAGTAGTGTTGAGGACTACCCCTCCCGTAACGCGAACAAGTTCATGAAGAGCGCGGGCGTGAATGTTGATGATGTTATTGCTCGTAACTCGCACCCGGATAACCCGAAGGATTACCACCCTGCGGTGGGTATCCAAGGGTATTTGAATTTGTGCGGGATGTCGGATCAGAACATTGAGGATTCGCTCGCGTTATCAGGGGATATTGCAAATTACGTTGTTCAGAAGATGGGCTATAAAGGCACTTGGCAGGAGTTTATGTATGATTTCCGCCCGGAGTGGTCTATTTTCTCTATCCGCGATGTAGCCGAAGCTGTTGTTTTTGATACTCCGGTGCAAAGTACGGTTGCTACCCGTATGCCTGATTTCGTCACAGTCTACGGTGATACCGCTACCTTCATGGAGGATACGCCTCTCAATGCTGAGAAAGCTGACGAAGGTCTTCAGATTGTTCCAGGTCATCAGCAGGGCAGTGTCACACAGGGGTCTTCCGATGATCTTATTTCGTTCGATACGATTGATTTCTCAGAGGATGTACCCGCACATGATAACGATAATGTGCCTTTAGTTGAGAATACGGCGCTCACTGATGATTCTGAAGGGTTCGGTGAAGAGGATTCTCAGCCGTGGGATTCTGAGGACGTAATTACTCAAGAAATACCGCAGGTCACTTCCCCGCAGAATGATTATCCCCTGGCGAGCGCCTTACCTTCTGCACCTTCTGCACCTGAAGAATCACCACAGGTATCGCAACTGCGCGAGCAGGTGGCAGCATTACAGCAGCAAGTTCAGCAGCTTCTCGCAGCACGTGAGATAACACCGCATCAGTTGCAAACTGAAGGCAGCGCACTTCCGCCGGAGTTCGCGGTTGCTAACGTAGGAGGGCGTGTAGACGGGGATCGGTACGAGCCGCTGAATGCGTTCGGTGAACCGGCGGGGTTGTTCGATTCTGGTTCGCAGGTACATATGCGTGATTTTGATGAGAACACACCGGTGAACCGTGAGGGAGCTATTATGTTGCAGCAGCATATTACGCGCGGCATTTTTGCTCAGGGAGCGGTTCGCCAGATTTCGGTTCAGGATGGTTTAGTTTATGTGAACCGTCGGCTGTATCACCCTGTTTTTAAGAAGTCGTATTTGGAGAATGTTCCTGATGAGTATTTCCGTGAGTTGCTTATTGATTCACGGGTAGCTCAACTGGTGGATTGGAACATTGTCTCTGTGATGGGCGCTAATACGGTGGAGTACTTGTCGCTTTCTGATGAGGATTTCGCGCGTCGGTATTTTAGTGTCCGTATGGGTTGGGGTGGCCGTCTGAATCTTGGCGATGTGTTTGCACGGTTCAAGGTGCTCAAGGCGTGTAGTGTTGGCACGTATGTGTTTACGTGGGAGAACTTTGAGAATACGATCCGTCAGATGGAGAGTGATTTTTATGAGCCGTCTCGCGCGCAGCTGGTTTCGGATTCGATTTCGTCTTGGATGACGCGCTCGCGGCGTTCGGTGTTTGCCCGTGCATCTGAAGCTCGGCAGAGTGAAGATTATTCGGCTTTCCAACGTATTTGGCGTGTAGGAGCCTATTCGGGGATGGGTGTTGCGTTGGCTACCGGTTCGGTGGTGAAGAATACGGCTTCTGGGACGTGGCGCGCGTTAGGTGATCGTATGCGTAAATTCTCAACTAACCTCTCGAAACTATAGTTTGAAGATGGATTGTTGAGTTTGTAATACCCTTGGGTTTGGTTATTCAGACCTGAGGGTATTATTTTGTGCCTTCATGGTATTATTAGGGTAGTTATTGTTGATAAATAATCACGTATTTAGTAATTGTGTAGTTATTTAGGTGGGTTATGTCTTCTTGGACTGAGGTCATGCAGGTTTTCTCCCTAGAACCAGGGGAAAGCTACCCTGTTGCACACCTGAAGAAGAGGTATCGCGCTTTAGCGAGAATCACCCATCCTGATATGGTGGGTGACTCTTCTCGTGACGTGACGTTTTCTCAGGTTCAGTTGTGCTGGGAATTTATAGAGCAGCACCTCAGTGAAGGTGTTCTCAACGTCGCGCTTCTTGAAGAAAATACCCAAATTCACTCTTCACACTATGATACGGTTGGTTTATTAGGTGATGTGGTGGTTCCCTACGCATGGGCACCGCTGCAAGTTTATGTACAACGCTTAGAGGAGGTGGCGTAATGCCATTTTTGAAAGAGGATACAGGTGTAGGTACGTTGCAGGGACAGTTTATCCCTGAGCTAGTGGTCTCGGATAACGGTATGCAGCAGGGCGGGCACCTTTACGGTGCTATTGTTCCTTTGCAGGAGAATGATTGGGATGACCCGAGCACACTTATAAAAGATGAAGTATTTGAAGCCCCTGGTTTGCTTCTAACACAAGGACAGGTAGTGTACGCCTATCGCGGGGAAGAATTTCTAACGGTCGCCGATCTTCTTGATAGTTTCAAGAAGGCTGTGGCCGCAGCTAAAGAAGAAGAAGGTGACGGATTCCAGTGGCAGGACTACTTAGATGATGTAGAGGTCGCAGTTATAGGTATTCCTGATACGGAGGATGACGAAGAAGAGGGTGAAGACACTGTTCTCTTTGATCCTGATTTCTTCTCTGCCGAGATTGAGGAGTTGGGAGAGGATTATGAGGAGCTTTCAGAAGTGGAGTTCTCGGAGGATTACGTGATGATGCTTTTTGAGATGGTTTCTTCAGTGTCCCGCACACAACAAGCGTTAGGTGACATGTAGTCGGTATCGCTTGTACTAAGTACCAATTTTTCGGGATAAGAACTAATATTTTAGGATAACGACTAAATTTTTAATCTAAGTACCAGGTTTTAAGGTGTAAAGACCAGAAAACCGTTGTTAAATACCAAATTATTGAGATAAGTACCTGATTTTTGAGTTAAATACCAAAAATCAGGTACTTATTTTATGTCTATATTTTACGAGTAACCCTTATTTTGTTGTTACTCATTGTCTATTTATCCAGTATTACCCTTATTTGGCATAGTTATGCTATTTCTCAGGTGATAAAACATGGATAATCTTTGTATTTAGTCCTTATTATGCTTGTCGTAGTACTTTTGGGATTTTTAAGTTTTATCTAGATTTTACTGTTGTCTAAGTGATATTTTACAAGTAGTTATATTTATATCAGTGATACACCTATTTGGTGTAGTTATTGGTTTTCAAGTAGTCTTTTACCTTCAGTAATCTTCTACTAAAACTTTGTTTTCTTTATATTTATATTCAAATACATGTTTCACTGTGATTTTCAGTGTAGTTATCGGTTTTATGAAGTGCTTGCGAGCGCTCGCAAGCACTTTTTGTTTAACAAAGAACATATTGTAATCATATATTATCCACTGGTCTTGTGATAGTAGTGTTTGGTGTGGTTATTAAGTTTTCAGGTGTTGTAGTCGGTTCTTTGACTATTTGAGAAGACCTCTCGTGTGTTGTAAATAGTCCTTCAATTCTTCAAGAAGACCTCCCATTTCGTGTTTTGCTTACTTAGGAACCGGTTCTGATTATTTAGTCTCAGGCATCGCTTCCGTAAGGTGTTTGGGTAGGTTTATAATGAGTAAAAACGCCCTAATTGAAAACGCCTTAACGTTAGGGCATAATTAGGGGTTGGTCTTGTTTTTCAGACTAAACCCCTTCACTTCCCTGTAATATAAGGGGTCTGAGTGAAAAAGTGCTTGTTTGAGGTAAATATGCCTCAACGTTGAGGCATATTGTTTTGAGGCATTAGAAAGGTCATGATGGAGCAGAAAATACCGCAGCGTATCCGTAACTTCTTCCTACAGGTTGCAGATATACAACAAAATACATATGTAGTTAGTTATGACGAGTTGATGGAGTGTTTGGAAGTACTTAACGGGTATGTATCTGAAGGTGTGTACACAAAGTCCACTTCAAACAAGGAGATCGTAGAAGCTCTACTGACCGGAGAGTCTTTACAGGTTATTGCGGAGAAGACTAATAACACTACCAAAGCGGTACGTTCAACGCGGGAATATCACAGTAAGCTAATTTTCGAGTACTTCGGTGCTGATATTTTTGACAAGATGCGAGAGTACGCCGCTCAGAAGGATATTGAGGGTTTTCATGAGTATGTCCTCGCTCTCACTGATCGCGGGAAGAATCGTAAGCGTTTTCTCGCCTTGGTGCCGCAGAGTGTGGTTCCATCAGGTTCCGGTAAGGTGAAGGAGTATAAGCTATCGGAGTGCCGTGAAGAGTTTCGGGTGTTGCAGATGTTTTCGCACGCTTCGGTGCGTGAGCAGCTAAAGCACGTCGAACAGGATAAGCTATTGTACCTGGTACGCTTCTTGCAGCAGGACGGGGTATCGAAGCAACGTGAGGTTATGTTGCAGGCTCTTACGGAGCCTTATGAGTTTGATAACGGTACAGGTAAATAATGCAACATCAGGTTATACATATTCATGATATATTGCCGTTTCTTGATTTGAGGAAGCGGTACAGTATGGTTATTCTCGCTTCGGTAGCTCAGGTGTTTGGTCGTCGTGGTTTTAAGGTATCCGTAAAGGGGTGTGAGACCGCTTCTACGAACTTTTCTTCAAGTATCAAGTTCCTCCTGTCGGTGGTGTACCATCAGGGATTTTTGGATATTGACCCTTCAGTGTTTCAGGAAGGTTCTCTGAAGTCTTCTAATAAGCTGGTTCCTACAGACCGTCATTTTTATGTACATCTTCGTGAATGGTTTGATAACCATCAGGTTCAGGATGGTTATAAGGTTACTCATACGTTCCATGCCGAGCTTTTCCGTGCGCTCTACAATTCTCAGAAGTCGCAGCATTTGTTGTTGGAGCTTTATTACACGTTAGCGTTTGCCGAGTTTGTGGGAAGGTATCGCGGGTTTTTTGATGAATCATTTGAAGTTGTCGGTGAGCGTATAGTTCGGGATGACTTGTTTTTGGAGTTGTCGTATAGCGCTGCCGAAGCTAGTGTTACTTCTGCTTATTCTTATATTGTGAGTGTTCTTGAGTCTGATAGTGATTTGGCTGAGCATGTTAGTATTTATGTGAATAAGGATGTTGGTTCACTAGATTGGTATTTGTTTCAGAATAAGGCTTACGATATTCATCACCGCCAAAAGTGGAGTGTTGAAGATAAACGTCAGCAACTTTCTGTTGTTGATTATAAACCCGGTGACATTCTTGTGTTGTGGACTACAAAGAATAATCGTTGGGGAACTACTTATATTGATGATTATTCTATTGTTGAGTATTTAGGTGTTACACCGCGTAATGAAATTCGTTTGAAGAAGTATCCTATACCTAATACGAAGCATGAGAGTTATGAGCAATTCTCTGTTATTGATGAACATCGTAAGTATCTTTTTAAGGATATTTATACGAAAAAACCTCAACCTTTGTTTGAGTCTTTCTCACTTGTAAACGTTGCTGTTGATACTTTTTATTACGATGAAATTTATATATTGTCTCCATTAGATGCTTTTGAGGAGGGTATAACTAAGTCTTTTACGGATTCTGAGGGTGTTCCTGTTTCTCTTGAGATGTCAGCACGTGATGCTGTTTTTCTGTATTTCCACTCTTGGGGTTTAGAGTTTGATTGGAGGCGTTTTTATTCACGTTATTATCGTGACGGCGCTCTTCCAGTGTGGTTTGATTATTTCTATGAGGAAGATTTACCACCAGTTGAGGAGGTAAGGGTATCGCCGCAAGTGGTGCGTAAGCCGTATTATGTGGATGGTTTACGGTAGTTGTCCGTTTCTTATGGTTTATACTGGTTTATATTACTTATATTTAGTTTTGGATAGGTTATTAGGTTATTAAGGGGTAGTGATGAAGAACCGTTACAATGTTCCGTCGAAAGCAGATCAGCGCACGTGGGGTACGTTGAGCGCAGTGTATGAGGTGCAGCGCAACCCTTATGGAGTGAAGCGCATTCCAAAGGAGTTTCTGTTCGCCGCTCACGGTTTGCGAGCGCAGACTCTTCCTCAGGAGCAGGTAGAGTTTTATAGGATGCACAAGACTTCAGGGTTCCTACCTGGTATTGAAGGTTCCAGGTTTGTTCTTGATGAGGGTATCGCTGGTGTGGTTCCTGGTCTTTGGCGTGTGTCTCGTGTGCGTGCTGGTAGTATGCGCTCGGATGTATCTTCTGAGGAGGTTTATACCTGGGATGTTGAGTTGGAGCGTTTGGGTTCGTGATCCGTCCGTGTTCTTTAGCTAAGTCGTCGTTGTCTTTCTGCGTTTCTAGTGGTAAGGGTGTTTACGCTGTGCGTGTGCGTTCAGTTGCGCATGGTATGGATGATTTTCTTACTGTTCCATCTCGTTTATTGGAGAGGAATAATAGTTTAGTAGGGTTATTGGATTTTATTGTTCAAAGTTCTCAACGGCTGGTAGGTGTTGCTGGTTACTATGTGGTTGAGAATATTTCTAATAGTTCTTATGCTCGTTTGTTTTCTGGTGATGGTCGGGTTGTTAAGTACTTTTATCGTTGTTCGTTGAAGAAGGTAGTTGATTAAATGGTAAAGTTATTCTTTCTAACACTGTAGTTGAAGAAAATGCTTCTCATAAAATTGTTATAGAACATAATTAGTTGTTTACATTTAGTGTACTGATTGTTTGACTTCTCTACATATGTTATAATTTAAAGGTAATTGCAAATCAGTATTGCATTACACTCTCTAATTATCACTGAAGCCCCGAGACTCTAACTACTTGTGTTGTGGTTGGGGTTGAGGGGTTTTCTTTTGATTGTGAAGGATTGGTTTTTGTGGTTGTTTTCTCCCCCATGAACGCTATTTTAGACGGTGGAGTTACTAAGGGTAAGTCTTCAACAGGTAGTAGTGTTTTCTCTGACTCGTCTCAGAGTGAGAGTTCAGAACAAACTAATATAACTACTCAGAATAATACTGAATTAACTACATCTGCTAATACTTCTTCACTTTCTGATGATTTCCCTACCCCGTTGGCTCGTGCGTATGTTGAGAAGCTACGGACGATGTACGATACTACTGAAATGGAGCCGGTTCTTAAGGTTCCTGGTTTTCAAGCGATCTTAGCGTGCGCGGGGTCAGGTAAAACTACCACCTTGAAGCATAAGGTGAATTACGGTATTTTGACGAAGGAGCTGACGGAGCTGGTTCCTTTGGCTTCGGATGTGCGTCGCGTACTTTCCCCGGTGTTGATTTGTACGTTTTCCCGTGAGGCAGCTTCGGAGCTTCGTTCGGCGTTGGTGCAGTCGCAACAGGATATGGGTATCGCTGGTTTGGACGGCGGTTTGACGGTGAAAACCCTTCATGCTGAGTTTTTGGATGTGTTGAAGGCTTTAGGTCTTCTTTCACATAAGAATTTGGTGGAGAATGTGGGGGATAATAAGAGGTGGTTGCGTGAGTCTTTGCGTGATTATGGTTTGTCGTTTAATGCTGAGATGTTGAATGATTTGATGTCTGCTTTGAGTTTTACTCGCAACGTTTTAGATAAGAAGCGCCGTTATTCCCATCCTTTCTATGATGATAACAATATCTCACCTGATGTTATTGATTCTGTTCTTGATAGTTGGTTTGATAAGCGGTGGTCTTCTGGTTATTTAGATTTTGATGATATTCAGGATATTCTTTACAAGTTTCTTTACGATGAAAAAACTCCTCAGGTCGAGCGAGATTTCGTGAAGAATACGATAGCATCCAGGTATCGCGCTATTTTTGTTGATGAGTTTCAGGATACCTCCGAGAAACAGTTCGCTATTTTGAAGGCTTATTTTGAGTCTGTGCAGAAGGCGGTTGTGATTGGTGATGACGATCAGTTAATTTATTCGTGGCGCGGTTCTGATGATAATATTTTCCACAAGTTTGTTGAGTTCACGGGTGCTGAGGTATCGTATTTGAGCACTAATTACCGTTGCCCGTCCGTTGTGGTTGATTCTATCGTTCATTCGATTGAGCGTAATCATTCACGGTTTGAGAAGAGTATCCGCGCCGCTCGTGAGGGAGGGCAGGTATCGCTTACGGAGTTCCCTACGTTTACAGCGATGCGTTCGGCTTTGGTGGATGCGGTGCAGGCGGATGTGGCCGCTGGTAAATCGGTGGCGGTGCTGTGCCGTGTTAATTCTGATGGTCTTTTACCTGCGTTAGCGCTTTCTCATGCGGGTGTGCGGTTTTCGGTTTCGTCGCCGGAGATGACGTTGAAGTCTTATATGTCGCAAAGCATGTTTTCTCTGGTATCGCTGGTGCGTGGTAAGCCGTCGGAGCAGTTGGTGAAGGCTTTATCGCAGCTGGTGTATGTTTCGCGTCAGCAGAAGCCTCAGGTGGATGCCGTAATAGGGCAGTTGCAGCTGTGTAAGTTGTCTCTGTGGCAGCTGTTGGAGCAGGAGGAGAAGTCTCAGCAGGTTTTAGATCAGCAGCAAGATTCTGATGTCCCGCAGTTGCAAGGGGATGCGTTGCCTGAGGTTGTGTCTGATTTTAGGCATACTGCCCCGAGCTTGTATAAGGCTGTGTTTTCGCTGTTTGAGGCGTACCGGGAGACTGTCGGTGAGGCGGTGACGTTGCAGGAGTTGGCGAGCGCGGAGGTTGAGTTTTTCCGCCGTATTCTTACTTCGGTGCGTGCGCGGTATTCTCGGGATACGGATTATCAGTTGAAGGCGCGGGCGGTGTTGGATGTGCTTTTGTCGTTGCTTGATGATTTTGAGTCGTTGGATGATTTTGTGCTGCATATGCGTTATTTGGAGTCGGATTTGTCGTCTCGGGTGGTGCGCGGTTCGTCGTCTGTCTCGTATGGTTCTCGCCGTGTGCAGTCGGTTTCGCGTGCGGCGGTGCAGGTGGCTACGGTTCATGATTTTAAGGGTCGTGAGGTTGATTCGGTGTATATTTGGAATGATTCGGTGGGGGTTTTCCCGCATAAGAAGTCGTCGGATATGCAGGAGGAGCGTAGGTTGCATTATGTGGCGGTGACGCGGGCGCGCCAGTCGGTGCAGGTGTTGGCGTTGCAGGATCAGGCGGGGTGTTTTGTTCATGAGATGGTGTTCCCGCCTTCGGATAACCCCTCACAATCCGGTTCAGATGATGTGGCGGTGGAAGTAGGTATCGCTGGTTAGTTCCTTGTTTTTGTAGGGTTTTGGTATAGGTATACGTGGTATAATGTAGGTGTTTTTGGGAGGTTTTTATGTCTGATTTTTTCTCTACTCACCCTCAGGCTTCTCAGGGTTCTGCGCGTCGTCTTTCGCGGCAGGAGCTTTATGAGAAGAGTTTGAATGAGCCGTTTAAGTATTCTGGTTTCGGGATTTTCTTTGCAGGTTTGGCTGCGCTTTTGTTGGTCTTTGGTATCGTTTCTGCACCGAAGAATTATGTGCTTTCGATGACTCTGCTTCTTTTGTTTGCGGTGTTGTGGTTTGCTAAGGTGTGGCGCGATCTTGGTAGTTACCGTGAGGATAATCCTGAGGTGTTTTTGAAGCCTTATGGGTTTATTTTCAAGCAGTGGTTCTCTAACGTTGTTTCTATTGTTTGCTTCTTGGCTTTCGTGTACTCTACTAGTTTTGTGGAGAGTGATGTCAATCCGTTCCGCTTCTGGAATTTCTTTTTTGGGTAACCACTTACTTTTCGCTTTTATAACCCTTTCGGGGCGCTCGCATAGCGTTTCGGGAGGGTTATTTTTCGTGTGATATACTTTTTCTTAGGATTTGAAATTTTGAAGGAGTTTATCTCATGTCTTTCTGCACCTTCCTTGATGACAAAGCGATTAAGGCTCTCGCATCTACTCCAGTTCACAGTTATCAACCGTTTTTCGTTGATATTGCGCAGCAGCCGCAGCAAGGTACAGGAGGTATTCGCCTGTGGCCGGATAATGTGCAGGTCGGGTATGTGAAGTACAGTGAACTACCTGAAGATATGCAGGAGTTCGTATCGCCACAGCGTCTTGAGAGTTTTGCGGTGGTAGTTTCCGATCAGCGTGAGCGTTACCCTTCTTTGTGGGAGTCCTCTGAGGTGCTTCCGCAGCAGGGGAAGGTGTTTTTTAATTCGTTGAAGTCCGGTTCGGCGCGGGAGTATTTTAACGCTGATGTTTTGGTGCGTCCCGATTCTTCGGTGAGTGTTTCTTTGGATGCTGAGGATGATTCGTCACCGTGGATTTTGACGGATACGATTTCTTTGCCGAAGGATGTGCAGTCTTTCTTTTCGGTCATTCCGCTTTCTGATGATGTGATGTTGGTGCGTTTGCACGCGGGTATTGTCCGTGTGATGGGTGAGTATGAGGATTCGGTGAAGTTTTTGGCGCGCGGTGTTGTGGATGATTTTGTGCAGCAGGTGCAGGATTCCGCGTTGTTTATGACGGTGGGGTTTTCTGAGATTCCTGGGGTACCTCAGAAGGTATCGCGTGCAGGTGTGCGTGAACCTATGTTTTTGACGTTGGGTACGTCGTGGGAGCTGTCGCCGCGTGGTTCGGTGCAGTCGTCCTCCCGTGTGGTGATGGAGGCTTCGTTGTTGGTGGATGGTGGTCGCGCGGTTGATGAGCAGGATCAGCAGGAGCGTGATAATGCTGAGCGTGCACAGCAGATTCGTGAGTTTATGGCTTCGCGTTCTGAAGGTTATGGCTCGCAAGTTTCGATGAAGCAGTCGCAGTCGAAGACTTTATCGAAGGCGCGTCGGGTGCGTACTGCACGTCCGCAGTCTAGTTTTAAGGTTAATACTTTGATGCAGGCGTTGAGTTAGTGAGGTGATGCGTTGTGAAGTTGCAGCGTAAAGCCTCTCATGCAGTTTCGGATATTTCGGGGATGATTCCGCCGGGTGCGTCGGCTCAGGATGTGTTGTTGGGTTATACTCAACGTTATTCGGATGAGGTTTTGAAGAGGTATCCACTTTCTATGGCAGGTGCTGAGGGTCTTAGGGAGGGTTTGTTTCTTCCCAATCCTGGGTATCGTCCGGTGCAGCGTTTGCGCGGTGTTGAGATTGCTTCGCGTATTTTGGATGAGGCGGTGCGTCGGTATCACGATAAGTCTTTTCCTGATGCTGAAGTTCTTGTGTATTTTGACCCTGACGTGGATGGTTTGATTGCTGGTCGGTTTTTTGTTGAGGTTTTGATGCGGCGCGGGGTTCGCCCGCGCTATGTAGCTAACTCGAACCGTGAGCATGGTTTCCGTTTAGATGTTTCCTCTCTTGCCCCAGGTTCTACGGTGTTTTGCGGGGATTTTCTGGTGGAGGATGAGGTTGTTTCTTCTTTGGTGCAGTGCGGTATTTCGGTGTTGTCGATAGATCATCATGAATGCCAGTCAGATTTTATTCACCATACAGCCACTCAGGTATCGCCGGTGAATCCTTCGGGTTCGTTTGTTGCTGAGGGTGTGGTGATTAATAATCAGTATCCGTGGGAGGATGCGGGTAATCGTTTTCAGTCTGGTGCTGGTGTGACGTTTGAGTGTTTGCGTGAGATTGATGTGAAGTTGGATACGGCTGATAATCGTGCGTTGGTGGGTATTTCTCTTTTGACGGATATTCGTGATATTGAGCAGGTTGGTGCTCGTGCGTGGTTGTGGGAGTTGTATCATCACTCGAAGCAGTCTAAGTTTTTAAGGTATTTGTTGGATGCTACGGTGACGTTTTCTAACGGGTATGGGTTACCTGTTTTTGATAATAGTTGTGTGACGTTTAGTTTTTCACCTGCTGTTAATTCTTTGTTCCGTTTTAACCGTGAGATGGACGCTATTCGTTTTATTTTGGGCGGTGGTTATCCTTCTACCGGTTTGGTTCGTGATAATAAGTCTTTGACTTTTCAGAAGTTAGGTACTGAGTTTAGGGAGCAAGTTTTTTCTACCGCTGTTATTGAGGATTATGGTTCTCTGTATGTGGTTTCTATTTCGGAGACTGATTTTACAGAGGTTGAAGCCGCGTATGTTTCTAACTTTGTGGGGTTGATTTGTTCTCGTCTTTCAGGTGAGGGTAAGTCTGCTTTAGGGTATTGTACGAATGCTTTAGGTGAGGTTACGCGCGCTTCTTTCCGTGGAAATAACCCGACAGGTAGGTACCGCGAGGAGTTGGTGCGTCAGCTCGGTTTGGATGGTCGCGGGCACTCGGTGGCTTTTGGTGTGGTTGGTTTGCAACCGTCGGTTGATCTTTTTGAGCGTGTGAGTGCGGTGTGTCAGCAGGTGGATGCAGGGGCTTCGTATCGTGTGCCGTATGTGACGGTGTATGATTTGGAGGATTTTATGTCGTCTGCCGGGTATAAGATCGCTGATTATAATCAGTATGTTTTGTCGCAGAACCGTGTTCGGGTGCGTTTTGTGGGTGAGTGTTATCAGGCGGTGGCGAAGGATAATTTTCAGCTTTACCGTCTCTCTAACACGGCTCGGCGTTCGTTGGCGGTGATTCGCGGGTTTTTGTCGGCATATCAGCAGGGGCTTGATCCGTCGAATGCGCTGTTGGAGGTATCGCTTGATAATGGGCAGGTTGCTTTGACGGTTTCGTCTCGTTTTGAGGATGATTCTTCGCGTGAGCTTTCAGGTGAGGAGTTATCCAAGATTTTGTCGGTGACGTGGTGATTTTGTATATTTTGTGCGTTTACTGATGTTTGCTTACCTTTTCTGGTGGGTTATTTTTGGTGTGATATAATTTTTATATCTTTTGAAAGGATTATGTTTAATGTCTGTCTCTATTCCCGTTTCTCAAACTCTTACTGGTGTAGCTACTCTATGTTTTGATGTTGGAGCTTCACAAAATCGTATTCACGTATCGCTTCCGTCCACCTCTGCTGAGGGCGGTGCGTATGAGAAGGAAGTTCTTTTTGACAACACCTATCAGCGTGATAATAGTCTTGTGATGGATGGGGATACTGCCGCTTCTTCTCAGCGTTTTAAGGTGCAGGGTACGTATCCGCTCACTGATTCTAAGGGTGTGACGAAGGATGTTGCACTGGATGAGTCTCTTCTTGCTGGCGCTATTGTGAAGACTTTTGCGCAGCCCACGTATCGCCCTACAGCGCTTGAGCGTAAGTACAGTTCGCGTAACACGGTTTTTTCCTTGCATCTTGCTTTCGCTCATGCTTATCTGGCTCTCTCGGAGCTTTCCGGGGTTCCGGTGGAGAACATTCAGGTCTCGTGGCGTGTTTTTGTTTTGATTCCGCCCCAGCATTCTAAGGTGGGCGATGACGTTGAGGGCGGCAAGAAGGCTATGGCCGCTTTGGTGCATTCGGTGAAGAATATTCATTTTGAGTCCCCTCAGATCGTGAAGGATATTGCGATTGCGCCGGGTAATGTCGCGGTTCTTTCTGAGGGTTTTATGGCTCTCATTGCTTCTCAGTATTTTGAGAAGAAAGTTTCTCAGCGGGACGGTACGGTTAAAACTGTGATTGAAAGCTACCCGAAGGAGTCAGCTGACGGTCATACATCTACAGAGCTTCACCCTGGGGATGTCACGCTGATTGTTGATATTGGGCAGGGCACCACTGACTTCTTTGGTATTGCCGGTGTGAGTACCCCTATTGATAACCTGATTGGTACCGCTGACGTTGGGGGTAATAACGTCGGTGCTGTTCTTGCTCAGATGTTGATAAGCAGTAAGTACGGTATTGATTTGAAGACAGTTGAGAAGCAAAATGAGGCTGTTCAGACTTCTCGTATTCGTGTGGGTGGTTCTTTGAAGGGTATTACCGGTTTTGTGGATCGTGCTCGTCAGCAGGTGGCGGAGACGTTGCGTGAGAAGCTGATTCGGTTGTTCGAGTCTTCGGGATTCTCGCTGTCGGATGTGACTCATGTTTTCTTTACGGGTGGGGGTTCTTTGCGAGGTACCGCTGTTCGTGAGGGTCGTGAGGTTGTGACGGATTCTTTAGGTACGTTGCTGTTTGAGATGTTGCAGCAGTACGGGTTGAGTGATGCGCAGCGTATCGAGAATGTTTCTAATGATCCGCAGGATGTGCGTTTGGCTAATTTGCGCGGGCTTCGGTTGATGTCTTTGCACCCGAGTGTGAAGGGTTATTAGTAGGTTTCCGTGGGGTCTTAGGATGGTGTATTTTCTACCCGGTACAGCGTTCTGAGACTTCACGGATTTTATATTGTTTGATATTTTGATTTATTTGTGGAGTCTTTGATATGGAAACTCAAGGTTATGTAATTTTTACTCAAGGTGCCTCTTCTAATGTTTGTAAGTGGTTATCTAATGTTGCTAAAGATAATTTTAATAATAATGTTTTATGTGTACCTTGCAGTGCTTTAGATAAGATTCCAGATTTGTTTGTTAAATATTATGAAAAAGACGGTAATTATTATGAGCCTCTAGGTTTTGTTGGTTTTTCTCAGGATAATCAGACTAAGGTTATTGAGTCTACTACTCGCTCTCATGGTTTTATGAAAGATGAGTACCGTTCATTAGATAATGAGTTTTTAGATATTTCGTTTAGCGGCTCTTTACAGAGGTCACATGCCATAGTAATAAAAGATAATAAACCTGGTTTAAATCAGCTAGGGTGTTCTAATGCTTTCAGTTTCTTTGTGGTGGTAGCCTCGGTGCAGGAATTAGTGACGTATCTACGAAGCACCCTGGAATTTGAGATTTCTGAAGATGTTGAGGTTCCTGAGAATAAGGTGCAGGTATCTCGTTCTCCCTTGGATTTTGGTCTTCCGTCTGCGGTGCCTACTTCTGAGAATGAAGTTGCTTCGGTGCATCAGGTGGATTCTTCGGTGAGTCAGTCTCAGGTAAAAGAGTCGTTACACGCAGATGCGAGCGCAGGTGATTCTACTGTGTTTGAGAATAAGGATGACTCGGAGCAGGTTCCGCGTAATTCTGGTTTCTCCAAGTTTTTAGATCATTCTTCTGAGTCTGATAGTGACCTCGATTCTGGTAGTGACTTGGGTTCTGATAGCGACTTGGATCAGAATTTTTATGATATTCCAGAGAACACCGAAGCACAGGTATCGCTTAGCGAGCTGAGCGCGGATGATGGTTCATCGGTGGTGCAGCAGGTTTCGGATTTTGTGGGGGTTCCTTTTTCTTCGGCTCAGGAACTTAGTGAGTTTGTGCTTCAGGTGATGCAGGAGAAGGATTTTTCTCAGGAGCAGATGAAGCGGTTGCAGCTTGCGTTGACTCGCTCGAAGACGGAGCAGAAGGCGGCGTTGCAGTCGCAGGCGTTGGCTTACGATCAGCGTATTGAGACGTTGCAAACTGAGGTTGAGGTGTTGCAGGATACGCGCGAGCGTTTGCAGATGCGGGTGGATAATTTAGGTTCACCGTCGTTGGTGGATTCGTTGCGTGGTTTGTGTGCGTCGTCTTTGTCGCTATCTCCGGTAAGTTTGGATATTCCTGTGGAGTCTGCTCTTGGTAACGCGAATTTCTTTACGGTGAGCGGTTCGCGGGCGAAGGGTTTTTATTCTACGTTATCGTCGATGTGCCTCAGTGCGGTATCGCGTTCTGAGGGTGATCTTTTGTTGTTGGATTTTGGGTATCCTTCAACGGCGATGTACACGTTTGCTTCTTCGTTTGTGAAGGGGTCTTCGCAGTGGTTGCTTTCTGAGGATTATCGTTCGGTTTCTGAGTTTACGGTGAAGCATCCTAAGTCTGATAGTATTCAGATTTTTTCTCTGGCGCAGGAGCAGGTTCCGCCTGTGTTTTTGTGTTCGGTGGATTGGGTGAAAATCTTTGATGGTTTGAAGTCTGAGCCGTATAAGTGGGTTACGTCGTATTTTGGCGATGTTGATAATGTGTTCGGCGTTAGTATGATTTCAAGTCTTCCTGAGGGTAGTTCTATTTATCTTGTGTGTGAAGGCGATTTCCTACCTTTATCTAATCTTGTGAATACTTTGAAGGTTATCAAGGATAGTTCACCTGCTATTTTAAGTTCTATTGTTCTTCATATTTATAGTTACCGGAATTTGAAGGTAAATAATATTATTTTGGATACTTTGTATAAGTTCTTGGATAAGAATAAGCAGGTGGTTATCCATGAGTAACAAAGAAGGTATCGCTTCTGAACCTTTGGTTACTGTTCAGTGGCGTGGGAAGGTTCCTCAGAGTGTGTATGATTCTGTGGTTGCGCCTTTGAAGTCTTCTAAACAGTTTTTTTCTGTGATGAAAGCTGTTTTACTTTTGTCTGCGTACAGTGAAGAATATCGTGACTTTTTGTTACGTGAGTCTGAGCATATGCAGGAATGTGATGAGTCTTTGCGGGATGTTGTTAAGTCTTTAACTGTTTTGAAGTCTCTTCCGTTGCCAACTCTGGACGGTGAACCTAATGCAGATTTGGGTTCTGGGGTAGAGGAATATAACACCTTAGAGTTTTCTAAGTCGTCTCAGAGTGAAGGTTCTGTGGATGTGTCTTCCTTCACGTCTGAGCTTTCTGAGGTGCGTTCCCTATGTGAGCAGATTCTTTCTCAGGTCTCCCGATCCGCTGATGCTCAACACAAGGTGCCTTCAAGGACTGAGCAGGTATCGCCGAGCGAGCAACGCTCTGACAACCGTCCTGCCCCGGTTTCTGCGGTGCGTAAGGCTTCTTCTTTTAGTGTTGAGTCTGAGGAAGATTTTGAGTTGGAGGAGCTTCCTGAGTTAGAGGAAATTTCTGAGGATTCTACTTCTACTGATTCGGGTGCGCAGCAGGAAAGTTCTTCTGTAGGTGGTTTGCTTGATTTGGCGATTCGTGTTTAGTGTAGGTGTTTGTCATGGTTAAAATCAATTCTCAAAATATTTCTCGTGGTTATTCACGGTCGCGTGCGACGTTCTTCAATGGTGAGGATGTTTCTGAGTTTGTGAAAGCTGCTCAGTATTCTGTTCATGATGATAAACCTTTTCCTACATTAGGTGAGGGTATTATTCCTGTGTATGGGGATGTTGATTACGGTTCTGGTCTTGACGGTGTTCGTTCTTCTGATTCATCTGATGAATTTATGGATTCTTTGTTTGAGGAAGAAGGGTATGAGGAAAAACCTCGAAAGAAATTATCCCGTAAATTAGTTGTATTTTTAGTTCTTTTGTCTTTAGTGATTGTGTCGGTGGGCGGTGTGTATTTGTGGCGTAACTTTTACAAACCCCCTCAAGTAACCCCTCACGCATTATCCCCCGGCTATCAGGTAGCGCAGTACGGCAAGAAGGTTGCCGAGGGTGATTTAACGAAGGGTAATTTTAAGTATCTTTCTCAGGAGTTTGACTATAAGAAGCAGATGAAGCTGGGTCGTGAGTTTACGAACGCGGTGCTCGGTACCGTGCATTATACGTTGCCGCAGGTTCAGCAGAAGGATATTCACGGGGATACGTATGTGAAGGACGATAAGCCGGTGATGGTGGATTCTGATCTTCTTAACGAGGATACGGTACAGCTTACCTATGTGGATTGGTCGGCTTTGCCGCTTTCGGATGCGGTGGTGAAGGATGCTATTACGTCTTATGGTCTCTCGTTGGATGATCCTGAGCTCTCGTCGAAGTTACCGGATGTTTTCTCGCAGTATGTGGTGACGTTGGCGAAGCGCGGTAAGTTACCGACGAAGACGGTGAAGTGGAAGCCCTCGATGGAGCGTTATGTGACGAAGGATTTAGATGAGGACGGTAAGGATGATGCGGATGCGCAGCAGGGTTACCGGGTGAGCGCTGAGGAAGATAAGGCTTTGGATACTCTTTTGTTTGGGTCTAAGGCTTTGTTGAAGAAGCTCTCTGATTTTTCGACGTTTGCTTTTGGTGAGAAGGCGCATACGTCGAAGGAGTGGACGGCGTATGTGGGGGATGATTTGGATGTTGATTCTCAGTTGGTTGCCGCTTCGCAGAAGGATGCGGTAGCTACCACAGGTGAGGTATCGCAGCCTGCTTCTGATTCTCATGGGGTGCAGTTTAATTCTAAGAAGCAGACGGCGAATGCTTTGTATTCGAGTGTGCCTTCGCAGGAGGTTTATCCTTCTACGGTTCCTCAGGGTTATTGGTTGGAGCCTCTTTCTGGTTCGTCGTTGGTGATGCCGATGTCGTGGACGGGTGTGTACCGTTTGCAGGAGCTTGTGCCTGCGGCGTATCGTCAGAAGAATCTTCCGGCGTATTCTACACCTGCCCCGGTGGGGGATGGTTCGCGGAATGATCCGGCCGGTTTAGGTGTTCCTGTTTCGACGGTGTTTATGGCTGGTGGGGATCAGACGAAGCCGTTACGTGTGACGGTGCGTGATGTGAAGATCGGTCAGGATGCTATTGATTTTTTGGTGAGTAAGGATACGAACAGGAATCGCGGTATTACGACGCTATCAAATACTCAATATGTGGTTGCGGTCACATTGGTGGAGAATTTGTCCCCTGATGAGATTACGGTGAAGTCTAATATTGCGCTTTCGGATTCTCAAGGTAACGTCACGTCTTCGGCGGGTAAGTTCTTTGGTCTTACGGATGAGGTGAAGATTCCTCCTTTTGGGCAGGCGTATGTGGAGTCGTGGGTTTCGTCTCCGAATTTGCAGGAGAAGTATCTGATTTATGGGAAGGATTTTGAGCGTAAGCATGAGCCGGTGTGGTTGCGGCAGTTGGCGGCTTCGTCTGGTTTGGTGAAGGCTGAGCAGGTAGGTTCGTCCGCTTCACCGTCGGCTTCCGCTAAGAAGTCCGCAAAGTAGGTTCTCACCTCGCGCGGGAAGGTATCGCTGGTTTTTGTTGGCGGTACCTTTTCGTGTGTTTTGAGTGGTTTTGTGAGGGTCATTTATTTTTAGCTTCATGTTATAATTTACGTGTATTTAGTGTGTTTGGAGTGTTTATGTCTGCTGTGATTTCTCAAGATGTTTTAAGTTATGTTGTGCGTGATATTTCTAATGTTGAGGAAGTATCATCGGTTAATCAGGATTTTGTTATTGAAGTTTTAGAGCGGTGGAATGCTTTGATGCATTCTTCTCATAATTCTTTATGTGATTTACCGTACCGTGTTGCTGGTGTTTATAAAAACCGTTCAGGTTCGCCGGTGTTTTATCTGGATAGCTCTTTGCAGCATAATTTCAATATTTTTGGGTGGATTCAGGATGTAACCGGTGGGAAAGTTGTTCTTCAAGGTGCTTTTGCTCTTGAGAAAGCGAAGCGTTACCCAACGAGCGCTTTTGTGTACCGTCAAGCCCCTTCCGTTTCTACTGCTTCTCGCCCGCAGAACATTACCACCACAGCAGGTACCGCTCACGTCAGTGCTCCTTCTCAGGTAGAGGCGGCTCCTTCCCAAACCTCGAATGGTGAACACACGGGTGTGTCGCGCACTTCTTTTGGGGATGATGTGGACGCTGATTCTCTGTTCGATACCTCGGGTTTTAACCTCTCGGCGCGTGGGGATGATCTTGTAACAGACAACGAGTCCAATAAGTCCGAGGAAGACTCAGGTACCGCAGACCCGTTTAGTGGTTCTGGTGCTGATTTTTCGGCGTTTAATGCGGCGGCACCAGATGACGTGGATTTTCCGGTGAATGATTCAGCTGAGGTTTCGGAGTTTGATGAGGTGGATGCCGCCCTGTTGCAAGTTTCCGCTGAGGATTCGTCCGAAGTTGAGGATGATCGTACTATTGCGGTTTCGGTGCCTGGTTCTGCCCCTGAGCGTGATTTTTTCCGTTTGAGGGTTCTTTCAGGTGGGTATCGCGGTCATGAGTTTGAGATGTCGGCGTTTTCGTCTCGGTCGTATGTTGTGGGGCGTGCTGATGAGTCGGTTGATTTTTGTCCTGCTCCGGTGAAGACGATTTCTCGTAATCATGCTGAGTTTACGGTTGCTCAGGTGGATGGTGAGAATGTGTTGCGGGTGCGTGATATGGGTTCTGTGAATCATACTTTTGTTTCTCGTGATAAGGGTTCTCATTTTGAGCAGATCGGTTCTGATTTTGTTGATGTGAAGGTGGGCGATTATGTTCGTTTTCATGATGTCGTTGTTGAAGTTCTTTAGATAGGTTTCAAAGGTGAATAGTTATTTCCACTCTTCTTCTAATTTTGATTTGTTTTATCAGACAAATCTCGGTTCTCATTCTGTGAATGAGGATTCGGTCTATATTTCTGAGTTCAAAATTACTTTCTCAGAGGATGACACAAAATCTTACCCTGCCGCTATTACTGTTCTCTGTGACGGTATGGGTGGTTTATCTCAAGGTGATTTTGCTTCTCAGACGGTTATCAATCATGTTCGTGACGCTGTACAAGGGTCTTTTATTGATTTAGAAGATTTTGACGGGCAGATTATCAAAAATGCAATTCAACAGGCGAATGATGTTATTCTCGCTCATTCGTCCCAAGGAGGGGAGAAGGTATCGTCCGGTACCACGTGTGTGGTGGCGTTGCTTTTTCCTGAATGTGTGGATGGTGATTTTAGTGGTCGGTACGTTGTCAAGGTTTTTTCTATTGGGGATTCTCGGTGTTACATTCTTCGTTCTGCTGATTCTTCTTATCGTTCTGAATCTGCTGCTTCCCTCGGCCGCGATGTTACCGGTATGGCTTATGAGCGCTTAACTCAGGATGATTCTCTACTAGAGTTTTACCGCCAGCAGAAGGCGATCTCCAAGGTAAAGCTACCGGACGGTAAGCAGGTTTTCCGTGTGAGTTATCAGGATTTCCGTAAGGATTATGTGCCTGCTGAGCTGCTGCGGCTGCGTTCTTCTCTGATTGCGTGTGTGGGTGTTGAGCCTTTGATTGAGCCGCGTATCCAGGAGATTACGTCGATCTTAGAGCCTCACGACGGTATTTTGTTGGCTTCTGACGGTTTTTGGCATCGTTTAGATCACGTTACGACATGGTGCCGTGACATTTTAGAAGGGGACGAAGTTCACGTATATTTAGGGGAGTTGATGCGTGACTTTATTTCTCACGGTGAGCGCGATAATTTATCTGCTTCCGTGATTCGCGTTCGCTCATCTGCTGCGGTGCAGGAGGTTTCTCATGTCTAATCAGTCTGTTTCTGCGGTGCGTACAACTCGCCAAACGTTTCAGCGCCCGGTTCTTCAGGTTGGAACGATGCTGGATGAGGGGCGCTATACGGTAGTGCGTATTTTGAAGACGAACGGCGGCATGTCGAACGTCTATCTGGTGCGTAACACGGTGACGGGGAACCTATTCTTTATGAAGCAGGTGGTGGATTTTGAGTCCGCGTCCGCCCTTCTGAAACAGAAGGGTATCGGGTTCACGCCGGTTGAGGAGGAAGCGATTCGCCGTGAGCAACGTTCTCTTGTCAATGAGGTGAATGTCCTTAAGCATATTGCTAATCACACGAATTTGACGCAGGTTCCGGTGGTGGATTTTCACGCGGTGGATAAGTCGTTGGGTTCGCGTTTTATGATTTCTACGTGGTTTTCTAATACGCATACGTTGGATTCGGTGATTTCTGAGCGCCGTAAAGCTGAGGTGAACCTTTTTGAGGAGTCGGTGATTGAGGAGAATGTGCAGATTATTTTGTCGTTGTGCTCGATCATCGGTCAGTTGCATCAGGGTAAGTATCCTGTGGTCTACCGTGATGTGAAGCCGTCTAATGTGTTGGTGGATAAGTCGTTGTCGGGTTCTGCGGCTCGGGTGGATTCGTCGGCGCGTATGTATTTGGTGGATTTCGGTATTTCTGAGGTGATGACGCAGCCGTCGCAGCGGGCGCGTGAGCTGACGGGTACGGTGGGTTTTTATGCGCCGGAGCAGATGCGTTTGGAGGGGTCGCAGCTTCCGGTTCTTGATGTCCGTTCGGATATTTATTCACTAGGTTGTACACTTTATAACTTGCTGACAGGGTATCGCCCGAACGATAAGTTCCCTTTTAAGGATGAGAACGGCGAGCAGGTTCTTAAACCTATTCAGCATGAGGGTGAGCCGGTTGATTTATATAAGTTTTCAGTGAAGTACCCTGAAGGTTTGCGTCGGGTGATTCTTAAGTGTACGCAGCCGAAGGTCTCGAAGCGTTATTCTTCGGTGGCGGAGCTTATGGCTGACGTTCAGGATTACCGTTTGCAGGATCAGCAGGTGCGCTCGCAGTTTAAACGTAAGCAGATGATAGTACGTTCTCTCTTTGGGGTATCGTTGCTGTTGGCGGCTTCGTCGGCGACTGCTGCGTTAGCGGCTTCGTATCAGGCGAATGCTGAGTATACGTCTGCGGTGCAGCAGGCGCAGCGTTCTTCGTCTCCGCAGGATTATGTGCGTGCTATTGGGATGCGCCCATCTGAGATGAAGCCTTATTTTGGTTTGGTGTCGGCTCTGCGTGCTGATGGTGTGTTTTCTTCCGAGGATGAGAAGCTGCTGTTGGATGCGGTATCGCCTCACCTGGGGGAGTTGAAGTCTCGCCCGGATTTCGGGGATTTAGCGTATCAGATCGGGTCGCTGTATTGGTTCTATTATGATTCTGGTTCCGGTGCTGGTGCGGAGGATTCGTTGGTGCGTGGGCAGGCGCTTTCGGTGTCGTGGTTTGATGATGCGTTGCAGGCGTTCTCGTCTTCGGATTCTAATTCCTCCCATGTGGCGGAGGCGCGGCTGTATTCGGCGGTGGGTCGTTTTCACCGTGATATTGCGTCCAGTATTCGTGAGTCTTCGGATTCTGGAAAATATAAGGCGGTGTGGGATTCGTTGCAGTCTTCGCAGTCGTTGGGTGGTAACGATGTGGTGAATGTGCAGCGTAATCTGACGTTCGCGTATCTAATTGATTCGTATGGTGAGGCTTTGGTTTCTGACGGTGTGTCGTTGGAGGAGATTGAGGCGAAGGTGAAGGATGTGCAGATGTTTGTGGATAATTTTAGGCAGTCTCCTACGGCTTCTAAGTCGGTGAAGGCTTCAGTTGAGGAGCTGCGTAAGGTTTCCGCTTCGCTGCCGTCTACGGTTCAGACGATGAAGCAGGTGCGGCGTTAATGGTGATGTGGTCTTTTATTTTGGGGTTCGCAGCTATCCTTGTGTTCCTGATTGCCTTAGTGTTGCGTATTCATTGGCGTATTGGTGAGCAGGCTCGGCGGTTGTCGGGGAAGCATTACAAAGCTTCGGTGCGTAAGTTTCAGCGCCGTTTGCGGTCGGGTTCTTCGGGGACTACTGCGTTTGTGCGTGGTTCTGGTCTGTACCGTGATGATGTGTTTGAGTCAGATTCCGAAGAGGGTTCTGATTTCGTAGTGGTTGATGCTCACGATCCTACCTCGGATGCGAAGGTTGCGTTGCAGTTCGGGCAAACGTCTCACCAGGTATCGCCTACGTTACCACAAGGTTCTGTGCAGGGGGATGCGATTTCTGATGTGGATGCGTTGGAACAGTTGCAGTTGCAGAATTATTCGGTGCCTTCTCGGCGCGGTCGTTTAGTTCCGGTGACTGATTTTAGGTCTTTTTCTTCGTAATGTTTTAGGTATTATGAGATTAGTTTTTCGTTTATTTTATTGGATTGGTGGAAGAAAGTAGGTAGGTAAAGATGTCTCGATCTTTATCTGACGTTTTTCGTAAGAGTGCTGCTGCCTCAGTAATTGCTTTGACGGTAGGTACATCTTTTTCTCCGGCTTCGGCTGCGCCACGGGGTAATACTCCTACCCCGCAGCCTTCGGGGGAGAATACGTCCCGTCAGGTTCCGGTGCAGGGTTTCTCGATGCAGGTTACTAATGCTTCCGGTGTGATGGAGTTATCCTCCGGGGTTTACCTGGCACCTTCCGGTACCGCTCATGTTCGGGTGGCGATGCCTTCGGGTGCGCGTGCGGATATGGTGAAGGTTCAGGTTGTCGGTGCCGATCAGAAGGTGCAGGATGTGAAGCTCGCCTCTACTGGTGCGCTCTCGTTGGAGGGGAATGTTCCGGTGGTGGGGGTTTCCCGTGTGCTTTTGAAGGTTTCCCCGCAGGGAAAGGAGCAGGAGGTTTCGTCTGTTGCTTTGGTGAATGACACTTCTCACCCTGGGGTACCGCGCGCTGCGTTTTCAACGGAGCCTACGTTGATGAACGGGAAGAAGACGGCGGTTGTCCCGTCAGGGTCTTCGGTGGATGTTTCGCATCTGGTGGATGATTTCTCTGGTGTTGCGCATGTGGCGTTGCAGCGTCGGGTGGGGGATAAGTGGCAGGATACGGATTCTCAAGATTTTGATGCTGCCGCTATTGCGTCTTCCCGTGATAAGCAGGTTTCTCGTGATGGTAAGGTGACCTTGCGCGCCACGGGTGGTTTATCGGCTTCGCTGCGTTTGGGGGATTCTGGTGAGTACCGTGTTGCGGTTACCGATGCTTCTGGGCGTGTAGGTGTGTGGTCTTTATCTGATATTGGTGCTGTCTCTGATGTTCAGGTGCGTGATTATGCGCCGTCGAATATTGGTTTCTCGACGGATAATAAGACGTGGCAGGCGCAGGGTGCTACAGGCTGGATGAAGTTTGATGATGCCCCGCTTTTGCATGTTGCTGTGCATAATGAGGGTTCGTTTGTGGCTCGTAATGAGGTTACGGTGAACGGCGTTCCTGTGGTTTCTGATGATATTGGTTTTGATGCGAAGCGCTCGGCGCAGTCCGGTTATGAGGTGAACATTCATGATCTGGTGGCTACGAAGAAGGTTCCGCCGTCGGATTCTGGTGTGTATCGGGTGCAGGTTGTTTCGCATGGTTTGTTCGGGCGTTCTCAGAATGCTTCGTATGATGTGCGGTTGGATTCTTCAGCGCCTTATATTTCGGGCGCTTCGGTGACGGGTGCGCAAGCGTTTGACGGTGGCACCTTGTTTGCGCATGACGATACTGGGTTGTCAGTGTCGGTGCAGGAGCATCAGTCGGGTATCGCTGCGGTTGATTTGCTCTATACGGATTCTTCGGGTGCGCAGAAGGTGCAGAAGCTCTCTGAGTCCGGTTCTGGGGCTTTTGTGGGTGCGTTCCCTGATGGTTCTGCGTTCCGTGTGCGTGTACGGGATAATGCAGGTTTTGAGACGGTGAAGCCGCTCACTGAGTTAGGTGTTCCCGCGTTTGAGGCTGTGGTGCATGATTCAGCTGCCCCGAAGGTTTCTTTGGTGTCCGCCCCGAAGACGTTGTTCTCTAACGATGCGGGCGCGTGGGTTGCCGATAAGCGTGACGGGGTTACGTTCCGTGTTTCGGATGAGCATTTCTCGTCCGTTGCGGTTCAGCTCAACGGTCGCACGTTGGAGCAGAGCCAGTACACGGTTTCCCCGGTGCAGGGTTCTCGTGATGTGCTGGTGCATGTTCCGGGGTCTTCTTTACCGTCTGAGGGCGCGGTGCAGTTACAGGTGACGGCTTGGGATAAGTCGAAGAACTCCGCGAAGGAAGGTACCGCTTTTAATGTTGATGCCGCCGCACCGTCACAGGTGCGCGCGTCGCTGCGTCAGCGTGAGGATATTACGGTGCACCCGTGGGGTATTTATACACGTAATTCTCAGGGTTTTGTTGTTGATTTTGCGGCTTCAGATTCCGGTTCCGGGGTGAAGACTTTTGAGGTGCTTGATGCCTCCGGGCGTTCTCTAACGGTAGCTGAGGCGCGCGGTTCTTCCGCTGCGGTGCAGTTACCTGCGGGTGCTTATGCTGTGCGTGTGTACGATGCTGTGGGTAACCGTACTGTGGATATTAAACTTTCGGAGCTGCTGGGCGTTCCTGATTCTGCGATGCGTTCTTTTGTGGTGGATACGGATGCGCCTCGGGTGGATGTGTCGGTTCCTGATGCGAAGTTTACGGATTCTTCCGGGCGTATCTGGTTTGATGGTGATGTTCCGGTTCGTGTGAATGTGCACGATAATACGTCGGTGGCGCGCGCTCAGGTGCGTGTGAACGGTCAGGTGGTGAAGGAGTTTACCGCTGATCGCGCTGTTTCTGAGGTGCCGTTTGAGGTTTCGACGAAGGGTATCGCCCCTAATGCTGACGGTTCGTATGTGGTTGAGGTAACAGCTGATGATGCGGCTGGTAACCGTGGCGCGAATCAACGGCAGGTGTTTGTGGATGCTGCCGCCCCGCAGGTGGTTTCTATGACTGCGGTGAATCCTTCGGCTCAGCTTTCGTCTGCTGCTGGGCAGTGGGGTGCTTTCTTTGCGGGTTCTTCCGGTGCGGTGCAGGTGAAGGTTGCCGATGCTGCCCCGTCTTCCGGTGTGCGTGCAGTGCGGTATTCCCTACGTGACGCAACGGGTGCGGTCAAAGGTACTGGTGAGGTACCGGTGAGCGGTGATAACGCCATGATTGATGTACCGGCTGATTTCAAGGGTTTTATCACGGCTTATGCGGTTGATAATGTCGGTAAAACCTCGGATGGGTATGATTCTACAGGGCTATTGGTGCAGACTCGGGGTATGTTCGCTTCAGCGGCGCGCGCTGAGGTGAAGCTACCGGACACCGATCATAAGGACGCAGCAGGGGTACCGCTGTATAACGCAGATACTCAAGCGAGCGTTTCCCTGTCTCAACCTTTTGCTGGTATTAAGCATGTTGCTTACGGTGTGGGGGACACGACGTTAGGTGAAGGTTCTGTGCAGGATTTGGTGGCGCGTGGCGTGCTATCGGTGGATGCTCAGGATCGTAACCTGGTTACAGGTGCGCATTTTGGTATTCCGGTGACGGTGAATGTGGATAATGCTCGTGTGTGGGTGCGCGCGGTGGATAACGTAGGGTATGAGTTTGAGGATTCCAAGCAGGTTTCCGTCGATAAAGATGCCCCGCAGGTGAATGTTACGTATGACGGTGAGGTAGCAGAAGGCGGTTTCTATAACAGCAACCGTACCGCTACGGTCACGGTGAAGGAACGTAACTTCTCGGCTGCTGGTGTGAAGCTCTCGGGCACGCATGATGCTATCTCGGATTGGGTGCAGGTGGCACCTGATACGTGGGTTGCGAAGGTATCTTTCACTCAGGATCGCACGTATCAGTTCGGTGTGCAGGTGACGGATTTGGCGGGTAACGTATCGCAGAGTTATCAGTCTCCTTCGTTCACGATTGATAAGGTTGCCCCGTCGCTGGATGTGCAGTTCTCGGATAATTCCCCGTCGAATACGAATAAGTACCGTACTAACCGTACTGCTCGTGTTGTGGTTCGTGATGTGAATTTTGATCCAGCTACCGGTGTTCGGTTTGAGTCTGTTGCTGGCGGTGCGCAGATTGGCGCTTTCTCTCGTCAAGGTGATGCGTGGGTTGCTGATGTGACGTTCGCATCTGAAGGTGAGCGTCATTTCGCGGTTCAGGTGAAGGATAAGGCGAATAACTCTTCGCAGCGTTTCGATTCGGGTGTGTTTGTGGTGGATACTAAGGCTCCTGAGGTGAGTGTGAACGGTATCGCCCCTGGTGTTTCCTATAAGCGCGATCTCGGGTTTAAGGTTGAGGTTGCGGATCGTGAGTTTGATGCTGAGAAGTCGTCGGTGGTTCTGCATTCTCGCAAACACGGTGATGTTCCGGTGGATGGTTCGTTTGTGAAGTCTGCGGATTCTTCGACGTTCTCTCGGGGAACCTGGACGTTTAAGAATCCTCCGCGTGAGCAGAAGTGGGACGATGTTTACACGTTGAAAGTGAAGATGGTCGATTCTGCGGGTAATGAGGAGACTCGGGAGATTCCTTTTAGTATTAATCGTTTTGGGTCTGATTTTGTGTTTGAGAATGAGGATTATCAAGGTAAGTTCTACCGCGAGCTGCCCGCTGATATTGTTTTGAATCAGACTTCGGTGGATCGGATGCGTAAAGACGGGTTCCAGGTGATCGCGTTCCGTGATAATAAGCGTTTGAATCCTGAAGATGTGCATTTTGAGGTTGAGGAGTCCGGCGGTAAGGATTCTGACTGGAATTACAAGGTGCGTATTAATAAGGATTCTTTCAAGCAGGACGGTACGTACCGTATCCAGTTGGTTTCTACTGCTGAGGATGGTACTCGGGAGTCTTCAGCGACTCAGAAGGCGCAGGAAGGTTCTTCAGTGGCTCAGGAGTACGCTTTTGGTATTGATGCTACCCCACCGCAGGTTTTGGTCTCGGGTATCGACTCGAACGGGGCGTATAACGATGTTGAGCGGCACGTGACGGTGGATGTTCGTGATCTTTCTGGGGTCGCTGATTTCAAGGCGCAGGTACAGAAGGGCGATAAGGTTGAGGATGTGAAGTTCTCTCGTGGGGAGGACGGTAAGTATACGCTTCTGCTTCCTGCTGATTCGTCCCCGCAGGATGTGTCGTTTACGGTTCGTGATGCGGCCGGTAACGTGTCGGTTGAGAAGGTCTCGAATGTGTTGATTTCTACGAATGCGTTTGCGGTTGCTTCGCATCATGGTTTCTGGCGTTACGTTGGTCTTGGCTTGCTGGCTGGTGGCAGCGGAGGTTTGTTGTACTGGTGGCGTAAGAAGCGCCGTGAGAAGACTGATGAGCAGGCGGAGCCGGAGCTTGGTGTGTTGGATCAGATTCAGGCTCAGGGTGCGACAACAGGTACTTTAGGTACGGTGTACGCGCTTTCAGGCACAGGGGACGGTACCGCTTCGAATGAACGTGTTCAGGTGACTCCGGTGGATATGGTTCCGGTGGATGTTCCTGAGGTTGATTCCGCTGTTTCGGATGCTCAGCTGGTTCAGGATGCTCAGGTGGTGGGGTCTTCGGGTGATGATTCGACGGTTCCTGCTTCTGGCGCTTCTGAGGATGATTCTACGGTTCCTGCGGGTGATGATACTGCACCGGCTGTTGATGATTCCACAGTTCCAGCGTCTTATGAGGATGATTCTAACAACTAACTGTGTGAGTTGTTAGGGTTGTAGATTAGTCTCACAAGAGGTATTTTGTTCCTCTTGTGAGACTTTTTCTTTTTGTTATAATCGTTTTGTTATTTAGTAATTTTTAGCAATGGAAAACTTTATGTCTCAAGGTTTTAATGATTCTTCAGTACACGTATCAACTGTGTTGAATAACGTAGGTACTGACGGAACAGGTTATCGCAGCTTCGATACTGACAGTGCCGCACAAGGTACCCAACCTTTCGATATGCAAAGTTTCCTAGCTTCATCAGGTACCGCTACTGTACAGACGCAGGAGCAAGACCCGCTCGCGGGCATACCTTCTTTAGCACAAGCGCAACTTCCCTCTCCCAATGGTGAAAGTAAGCATCTCTCGAAGAAGCAGTGGTTGCAGGATGACTCGTCGTTGAGCAAATCGCGTATCGTTTTGGTGGATTTTAACCATCTGATTCACCGTTTTGTGAACGCGGGGTACAGCAGCAATAAACCTTACAGGCTAACCCACACCGTTATGGTGGATGGGGTGCGCAAGACGTTGGAGACGAATGTTCCTGACGGTATTTTGAAGTTTTTGGTGCGGGCTACCTCTGGGGGGTATGACCGTCTTGTGGTGGTTTCTGATCTTCCGGTACCGTCACGACGCGCGTTGTTCAACGAAATTCAGTCTGTTTTCGATAATATGTACAACACGTCAGCGTCGTACCCGCAGGCTGCGCGAGCACGTACCGGCTCTATAGAGGTAGGGTATAAAGAAGGGCGTAGCTCGGCGTTTTCCGCACAGGTGCGTGAAGGGGTACGTATTTTGTGCGAGCTTCTTCAAGGCGCGGGTGTACACGTTATTTCTAAGCAGGATTATGAGGCGGACGATCTGATAGGCGCGCTGGTGCGCCGTTTGAAGGTTTCTGAACCTGATACGCCTATTGATGTGATTTGTAATGACTCTGACCTTCTCCCTTTGGTGGATGAGCAGGTTTCGGTGTGGTATCGCCGCACGAATCATAAGGGAGATATTTTCCCGCCGTCTTCACACCCGCTGTATAAGTCGGGGTATGAGTGGGTGACTCCGCAGAATTTTTCGCAGGTGGTTTCTAGCCTTTCGGCGTTTAAGTGCTCGAAGAAGAATCCAATTGTGGTACCGCTCGGCGGTCTTTTGTTGGTGAAGATGCTGCGCGGGGATAAGTCGGATGGTATTTCTGGTGTTCCTGGCGCTACCCCTTCGTTTGTGAATGATGCTCTCTCTCAGCTTCAGGAGTCTTTTGGTGCCTGGAATGAGAAGCATGTCCGTGATATTCAGCAGGGGCGTTATCAGGCGAAAACACTCGGGTCTGTGTTTGCCTTCGGTGGTTCTTATGCTGCGATGCAGGATGCGTTGATTCCGTTGTTTGTGAAGGATGAGGTTGTTCTTGCTCAGCTTCGGCAGTGGGTGCTTGCTGAGCGCGCGAAAGGATTATCGGGAATGCTTTTTGAGCTTGAGTCACTAAGCCCCGCTGATGCTACCGGTAAGAGCAAAGGTAACGCTTCAGGTGTTCCTGTTTTTGGGTTGGTACCGCAGGTGCAGGCTTTGTTGGAAGAGTTGCGCGGGTCGGTGGTTGAGCATAAGAAGGATCGGTTTTTTGGTGTAGGTTTGGTGGCTCGTGCGTTGGCGAATCATATGCTGATGGATTTGAACTCTCCGTTAGGTGGTTTACGTCTGAAGCTGCGTGAGGATGCTTTTGAAAGTCAGCAGGGTATCCCTGTGTATGATTATGAATTATTGAAGAGTACTGCCGCGATGCGGTTAGGGTCTAATTTAAGTGATAAGTATTTTGCTGTTGCTGGAAGGGTTGGTTAGTTTAAATGTCTACACTTTTTATGAATAAAATTCCTCAAGAGTTTGTTGATATTCTTAAGCGTAAGAATAAGTTAAAGAATTGTAGCGTGTTCGGTGCTGTTCATATTTTAGGGGTGTATCCTTTACCGCAGGATCATGATTTTTATGCCGGTGGTAAAGCGATTGAGTATGTAGAGGTACCGCTTATTAGTTCTATGGAAAACCTGCTTGATGTAGTAAATTCTTTACGTAAACGCACCGTTTATGTCACTAAAGAAATGTCTCATTTTGTGGGTAATATAGAAGTAGGTTTAGACGGTATTATTTTCGTTCAACATAATGTTGAGGGTGATTATGTTACCGGTTTTGAACCTTTGGAATTACAGAAATATGGTACAGACGTTATGTATTCTTTACCTGATGAGGAGTCGAAGTGAATCCGACAGAGTATCCTAATGGTGAGTTTCCTGGCAAGATAGCGGCGGGAAAATCAGCAAAGTTCCGCAAGCCGCCGCACCGGAACGTACCGCGTTATACTACTCCGAAGATTTTTGAGCCACCGCGTAAAGTAGAAACAGGGTATCGCTGGGAGGTTTTCTACGCTTTTAAGGTGACTCCCTCAGAGCATAATGATAAACGTTATATTCTGGAGGGGTGGTTTGCGCGGGATGTGAAAACACAAACTCCGTGTTCTCCCACTACATTTACTACAAATAATTTGGATTCGTGGTGTGAGGATTTATACGGTATTTCTCTGATTGAAGATTACAATTATGCTTCTGATCGCCGTGATGATGTTTTAGCTAAAAATGGTTCATGGGAACCGTTTCCTCGGTATATGCTTGAACACAATTCTGTAACATTTGGTTTCGTCCTTTTATTGGGTTATAAGAAGGGATATAAGAAGCCTAGCGCTCTGGTGTGCATTGCACCTTTTGAGACGTGTCTCGGGCAGATCATGTTTATAGACGGACACACTAAGTTGTGTCGTATTGAAAACATTCTGATTAATGAAAAAGGTTACACCACGTACCGTATGACTCCTTTTACTTTTGACGGTAAAGCACAGCGTCCTTTCTATGTGGAGTTTACAAACACTCATGAGGATTCAAAGGCTTATGAAACTGGTGAGTGGTTTATGACAAATCATCAGCTTTTCAAGGCTTCTCAGGATTTTAATGTACCGGCGTGGGTTGTTTTTACACCGAAAAGCTCAAAAGTTGTTGGTAAATATAACGGGGAACCTTTATTACAATCTGACTGGGCTACTGGCCGTGTCGCCCCATATTGGGAAGGCTCGGATCGCGTTCTCTTGTTCAATAGCGTTCGGGCACGGGATGTTGTCACGGATGCGAAGGTTTATTTTGAGAAGTTAGGTATCAAGGAGGTTGAGTAAATGTTCATTTCAGAATTTAAGGTGGAACAGGGTGTAGGTGTGCGAAGTCAAACAAAATTGACTTTACCTGATTCTGTGGATAAAACCCTATCCTGGCAGGTGTTTTACGCTACGAAGGTGGTACGTCCCGGAACTCAGAAGGATGTAGCACACTTGCACGGGTGGTTTGGTTCGAGTATTCCTAAGAGTGAGCCTTTTGCCCCGAAGAAGGTTGTGACCGGTGCTCTTTCGGCACAGACCATGAAGTATTTGAAGCTGAATCATGTCTTTGATGCTCCGGTTGCTTCTACAAGTCCTCAACTAACTGAGGTACGCCGTCGCCCACAATATGTATACCAGGGACGGGTTCTATTATTGGGGTATCGCCCGGATCGTGTGCGTCCGGTTGAGGTTATTTGCGTAGGTACGTTTACGTATTCTGCTGCGCAGGTTGATCTGACGGATTCGTGGGTTCTCATGAAGTTCGGGGAAGCAAAGATAGACCCAATTGGGGTTCGTTACATTACCGGTACTCGTTATAACCCTGTTTCAGGGAAAATTTTAGGTACGGTCGAGTACGACTATTTCGGGGGTGGTACATTACCACTTCCGGGGTCGTTTGTGGTGATTACGAAGTTGCTTCGTCCTGCGAATGGTAGTTCACGTCAGCGTAGTGTGCGTGGTGATTCTGATATGTACGCTTTTTGGGGTCGTGAGGTTTCTTTGTGGTGTTCGTCAGAACCTACTGAGGTTCCGAGCGCGCAAATGTTGTTGTATAAGTTCTGGGGTGTCAGTGTCCCGGATTCTCAAAAGTAAAGGAAAGAAGGCTGTTTATGTCTGGTAAGAAGTCCCGTAAGTTTAATGGTTTTGTGACTGATTTTAAACCTGTTGCAGGTACGCAAAGTGCCGATGTTACGTTGTTGATTCTTCCTGATGATCCTCAGGTAGCTCAGAAGATTCAGAACGTACCTCTGGGACGTAAAGCGCGTACTGTTACGGTACGTATTTCATCTAAGAAGATTCCTGTGGGATACGGTCTACTGTCTCGGTTGGTGGGAGGCGGTATCGTCTTCGTGGAGACTGAGGTTATCCGCAATGTTGAGCATATTGTGACAACACATCAACTTGCCGTGGTGGATAACTAAATGGCTTACGTCTATAACGGTTCAATGACGCTTCAACGGCAGGCTACATCTGAGACTTTTCTTGCTCTGGTGATCGGTACTGTCGTTGAGGAATCTGGGGTGTTGGTATGGCAGGTGGTGCGTTATCCACCTGGTTTTGAGGCTTCCCGTAAGTCTGTTCCTGTCGCTTTGTTTGGTGGGCAGGTGAGTGCGGTGAAGCGTCTGGTATCGCCCAAGGGTTCGTCTGTGTGGCGTGAGTATAAGGATTGTTGTGTGAACGGTGAGGTGTTTTCGTTTACGGTGTCTGATTTTCAGGGTCAGACGGTGGTGGATGATTGTACGTTGGTTCCACGTGATTCTTAGTTTCGTTACACATTTTCTTTTAACATTTCTACAAATTTAATAAGGTGGTTTTCTCATGGTAACTGTTTATTCCAAAACGGATTGCTTTCAGTGCAAGCTCACGGAACGTAAGCTGACGCAGGAAGGTATCGCGTTCAAGAAGGTAAACATTGAGGAGGATGCGCAGGCGTTGGAGCATGTGAAGTCTTTAGGGTATATGCAGGTTCCTGTGGTGTTTGTCAGTGATGATCGTCATTGGTCTGGTTTTGTACCTGACAAGATTAATGATTTAGCGCATGATTTGGTTGCCGCATAGTGTTTTGGCATAGTTATCTGTAGAACATGATATAATGGCTCTAAGGTTTACAACCCTTAGAGCCATTATTGTTAGGAGTATTACCATGTTCATGTTTCGTAAGTCATCTGAGTGGAATATCAAGTCACGTAATGGACTTGTTCTTACCGATCCAGTTATAAGGCATTCCTTGTTTTTGATTCCACCAAAGAAGAATTATTGGTGTCATAAGAAAGTTCAAATTTCGTTTTATAACTATAATCTTCCTGTTTCTTCAAGTACAATAAAGGGTTTTTTCGATAGTGGTACTAAAGATAGTGTAGTTTTACGTAACGCTCTTTACACTGTTTTGTCTTATGAAGAGTATTATTTTAATTCTCATCGAAAGTTTGAGTCTTATATTAACCTTTACACAGGTGCTGATTGGGATTCTATTCCTGAAGCATTTGTTGCTGCCGATATATTTTCTAAGGTTTACAGTTTACAAGCTAAATATCTCCTGAAGGGTATCGCAAAGGTTATTCTTGGATTAGCTACTGTTGATGAGTTGAAAATACCTTCTTCAGATTATCTATATAATGCTCTTCTTAATAAAGAAGAAGGTATTTCTATCAATGAATATTTGAAGAATAATGAAGTGACTTCTTTCATGAGTTTGGATTATGAGTCAGTTATTTCTAAATACACTGAGTTTTGTGATAATCATCCTAATTTTGTGAAATAAGTGGTTGTTGAAGAATGAAATACGTATCACCTCTACGATATCCAGGTGGTAAGGCGCGTTTAGCTCCTTTCTTGAGTGATCTTTTGAAGGATCAGGAAAAGCCTTTACCTCACGTGTTTGTGGAACCTTTCGCTGGTGGTGCTGGGGCGGGTTTGTCGTTATTACAGCAGGGTGTTGTAGAACATCTTGTGCTCAATGATGCTAATCCAGGTATCGCCGCGTTCTGGTCTTCGGTTCTGTATCATACGGATGAGTTTTGCGATCTTATCCGTAGTACTTCTGCTTCTTTAGAGAATTGGTATCGGACGAAGAGTATTCTTGATAACCCCTTGGGTGTCGATACTTTGACGTTGGGTTTTGCTGCGTTCTTTTTGAATCGCACGAATCATTCGGGAATTATTGAGAAGGCACGTCCGATTGGTGGTTTGAAGCAGGACGGTAAGTATAAGATTGACGCGCGGTATAACGTTGATACTTTGATTTCTCGTGTGCGTAACGTTGCTGCACTGGGTTCTCGTATTGAGGTTTATCAGCGGGACGGCGTTGATTTTCTTAGGGATTATGCTTCGGTTGATAATGTGCATGAGGTTTTCGCGTTTGTTGATCCTCCGTATGTTGTGAAGGGTCATCAGCTTTATGGTTTTGCGTTTACTCAATCGGATCATGAGCGTTTGGCTGATACCTTATGTTCGGTTCCTTTTCGTTGGGTGCTGACGTATGATGATTCGCCTGTGGTGCGGGGTTTGTATCCGCAGGCGTGGTGTTCTGGTTTTGGTATGCCTTATTCGGTATCGCAGTCTCGCTGTCGTGGTCGTGAGTTGATGGTGTTTTCTGAGGGTGTTGTTCGTGGTTCGAGAGTTGGTGATGATATTGAAGTGGTGAAGTAGTTTTTTTTATTAATATTTTCTGAAGGGAGTGTTTAGTTATGAGTGATAATGTTCTATTTCTTATCATGAGTACATTTGTATTTGTTGTTTTCGTTATGTTGTGGCTAAATAAAGTTTTTGAAAATTATTACCGGAAGTGCTACCGCAAATTACTAAAACATCAGGGTTTCATTGATGTATCTCACGAAGACTTTTCTAAAACAGGTGTATCCAAGGTAGCGGTGAAACTCGATAGCGACTATTCCTCTATTTATGGAGGTTATCACCTGAGTTGGGACGAATTATCGTTACTTATTGCTCAGTGGGAGCCTCAAGGCACGGTGCGTATTGAGACGCAGGGTGTTGTATCGAAGAAAGGAAAGCTCAAGCGAGTAGACGTTAAGGTTATCTGCGATCTTCATAAGGGCGGTTCGGTTACAGTTTTCGCGTGTGAGGGTGAGTCTTTTGGGTACCCTGTGGATTCTGTGAAGCGTTCTTTTGTGGTGCGGCGTAATTCTCAAGTGGCAGCAGGTACCGCTTCTTTAGGTGTTCCTGAAGGTGAGTATTCGTGGCTATCGCAGTCTTTCCGTGAGGATGATGCGTATCTTGTTCTAGGTTTGGAGGTAGGTTCTGATGAGTGAGAACATGACGTGGGCTGCTGCCGTGGTTGCTTTGGTGTGGGCTGTTGCGATTATTGCGGTTGTTTTACTTCTTTCTGAGGTTCTTGAGTTTATCAATAAGGTGTGGAGCACCCGTAAAGGTTTCCGTGTTTTGTATGCTCAGCTTCTTAAGGAGCAGCATCTTGCGGATACGGTGGAGCTTGCGGAACAGGAGTCCGAGTTTCCTCGTGCTTTGATCGCATTGATGGAGTATGCCGATACTATCGGTGGCCAGAGGTATGTTCCTTTTGAAGAGTTTTTACCGTTGTATCAGTCGTGGCGCACGCACGGGGGTATGTTTGTGGAAACTCAGGGTGTGCTGCATCGTAAGCGTGGTGTGTTGAAGCGGATTAAGGTTCGTGTGTTTTGTCAGCGCTCGGATGGTTCACAGGTGGATGTGTTTGTGGGTGAGGCTTCTCGTGACCGTACTTTGTTGAAGTATCCTTCGGATTCTGTGAAGCGTGTGTTCGCGTTGGAGAAGACGACTGAGGTGGCACCTGGTATCGCTCAGCTGACGGTTGCTGAGGGTTGGCTTGATTTTTGTGGTAAACCTGAAAACCGTCACACTCAGTTAGTCCTGAATTTGGATGTTTAGACGGATTTTTGATGCTCGTATATCTTTTGGGTATAGTTATTTTTGGTGTGTGATACACTAGAGGTAGGAAGTAAGTTCAACTTCCTACCTCTTATTTTGTTTGAAAGGTTCACTACTCATGAAGTCTCTTTACCCGGAACAAATCGGTCAGCTTTTCCGTCAGCGCGCTTTGAGCGGTACTGTAGCGGATATTGAAGAGCCGTGTAATCTCTCGAAAGATTATCTCCGCGAGCATTATCTACAATTCTTTGCTGCGGAAGGTCTTGAGTGCGTTGAGGTATACGGCAGCAAGGTATCGCATGGGCACGATGATGTGCTTTCAGGTGAGTGTGAAGAGTTTGAGGGCGCTTGCGATCGTAATGATTTGAAGAGTTGGGAGCCGTTTTATGTTTCCACTGATCTTCTGCGCGATATTTTGGATTATTCTGAGCAGGATTTAAAGGAGATCAGTAAGTTATCTAAGGTTACTGATCTTGATGTGCTCGGCGCCCAGGTGTACGCTTCGGAAGACCTTGTGTCTGGTTTGCGGGTGCATCAGGTGCTTCCGGTGCGGGAGCAGGGGCAGGTATGCCTGGTGCTTTCGTATCCTCTTCCTGAGGAGTTGTTCTATAAGAGTGTGCGTCGTGGTCTTATCCTTGTTACCGTTCAGGTTCCTGAGGGTCGGTGGGTTGATTACCGTGTTGGGGAGTTGAATTTCTCGCTGATTCAGGTTTCGACAAGTGTTCGTGCTGAGGTTGATGTGCAACCCGTTTTGTATGAACCTTTGTTGGATGCGATCTCTGCCTTGGTGCAGGATTATGTGTATGCCAACCCTACGTCGAGTGCGAATATGCCTGTGGTTTCGGTATCGCACCTGTTGGATACGTCTGATCTGCGTTTGTGCGATGTTGCGTCGTCTCGTCAGCCTGTCTCGGTTCAGGGTCTTGTATTTGAGGGTGAGACGGGTCAGGAGTTTAAGTGCCGTTCTGCGCGTTATGTTTTTATTCCTGGTATTGGTGTTTGTGCTTTTGCACATATTGAGCCGGATTATCGTTTCTCGAATGATGTTTGGGATTTTTGGGTGCTGATGGGTGTTCCCGTACATGCTGATGGTTCCGCTCACTGTGCTGTGTATTGGTATGACCGTGATGTTTATCAGTGGAAGTCTAAGATTTTTGAGATTGATTGTGAAAAGTATTTGTCTGAGGATGATGTTTTTGAACATGAGGCGTTTGACTTTTTAACTTTTGATGTTTTTCAGGGTGATTCTTCGGTTGCTTCTCAGTTTGTGAAGTTTATGACTTTGCCTGATAAGTTCTCTTCGGCTTTGCTTTACAATAAGGTTTCTCAAAATCTTGGATACCGCGTGGTTTTCCCTGGTTTTGGTGGTGTGGTTGCTTATCAGAGGGAATTGGATTAGCCGTTAGATGTGGTGTCCCCGTAGTATCTGAGTTATGCTGCGGGGACACAGGGAAGGTATCGCCATGACTGATGTTTTTAATTTATATTTGAATAATATATTTGATACAGCTTGTGCTTTTACTTTTGTATCTTTTGTATTGTTTATCATTTTTGCTTTGCAGGTTTGTGAGGATAAGTTAAAAGATAAAGAGTAACATGTTTTTGAGTTGTGTATGTATATCTTTTTGATAATTTCTGTTGGTTGTTTTATATTTGTTAATATAGATTTGTTGATTTTAGGTAAGTTTAATTGTTTCTATTTTTCTTCTTTGTCTGAGCAGTGTGTAGGTTACTAATGTTACAATATTTATCAGATTTATTTCATGTAGTACTTTTTAATTTTGGCATCACATTTATTGTTTTAGGTTTTATAACTGGAACATTGTCTGTTTTGTGTTTGGATCGTATTATCTTTAAAAATAAGTTGGTACCTACAAATAAGTCTGATTTTGTTGTTAGAATAGTTGGTTTAGTTTCTACAACTGTGTTTTTAAGTATATTGTTGTTTTGTAGTGTTGGTTTCTGGCTTGTTCAATATTCGAGGTGATGTTCGTGCCCCGTAAGGCTAAGATTAGGTTTTGGACTATTCGTATTCTTTCATTGGTGTTGGTCGCTTTGAGCGGGTATGAGTTTGGGAGTAGGTTGTGAGTCTGTTACATGTTTTTCTTTTAGTAGAGATTATTTTATTGGTTTATCTTGGTATTAGTTATACGATGTATGTTTATACCAGGCATATTGTTTCTGAAAATTATCCTGTGGGTTATGATACTTCAAAGTATACTCGTATTTTAAAACGTAATCAGTTCTGGGAACTTAATACTGTGATTATTATTTGTTTACAAATTGTATTTTTGTCAATAATTTCTACAGTTTATGGTATTTCATTTTTAGTACAATTACTTTAAACAGTTAGGTGATGTTTTATGATCCCCAGAGTTTTACGACAATATTATAAAACTACACCCCCAGGTACCGCTTCATTGAAGCCTAAGGATTCTGATGTTCTTCAGCATTTGCAGTTTATTCAGTCGTTGATTAATCGGTTTGATTCTTCGTCTGCTACGTTGAAGGGTTGGCTTATTCCGGTGGTGACGGCTTCGTATGGTTTCGCGTATGTGAATCATAATTTACTTGTGCTTTTATTAGGTATGTTTTTCGTGGTGATGTGTTATGTTTTAGACTCTTCTTATTTGTTTTATGGTCGGCGTTATGTTGATCTGTATAATGCGGTGATTTTGCGGGATGGGTCTATTCCGTGGATGTCGCTTGATTGGAAGAATATTCCCGAACCGTATCGCCGTTCGCGTCTTTCCGCGTTTGGGTCGCGGCTGTTGCTGATGTTTTATGTACCTATTTTTGCGGTGGGTGTTGGTGTGGCGGTTTTGATTTTGTCGTGATGGGTTGCTTCTTGTGGGTATTTCCTTTATTCTGTTGAGGTAGGAATGTTGAAAAGGTCTGGGTCTGGAACCTTTAAGTGTGGGGTAGGTGCTGTGGTGCCTACCCCGTTTTCTTTGTGAGGTGGGCGGGGTTTTGTCTTTTGGTGATATGTTGTTGCGCGGGTTGCGTGAGGGTTTTTCTGCGGGTGTCGGAGCTGATGCCGCTAAGAGTATGTCGGATCAGTCGTCTCATTGTGTGAAGCATGTTGAGGCTTCAACTCCTTCTTCACGCGCACAGGGTGTTGGTACCGCTGCTCGGCGTGAAGGTTTTTCGTCGTCTCGGCGTTCGTTGCGTGTGTCGCCGTCGGTGGTGGCTGGGTCGGCTGTGGTGTTTGGTGCTGCGGGTCGTAATTTGTTGCAGGGTGAGGATTCGTCGGGTTTTAGTGATTTTGCGGTGCGTCGTGGCGCTGCGGGGGAGATTGTGTCGTCTCAGTCGTTTGTGCGGTTATGTTCGTCGGCGCGTTTCCCGGTGTATCGTGTGGATTCGGTTCGGTTTCCGGGGTCTGCGAAGGCTGATATTGATGCTGTGATTATTACGGGTCATAAGGTGTGGCTTGAGGATTCTAAGAATTATGGTGCTGGTGTGGTGACGGTTCAGGTTGAGGATCGTGTCTTTGGTGTGAAGGATTTGAAGGGGCAGTGGGTATCGCCTAAGGTGCAGGCTGTGTCTTTGGTGCATCGTTCGGTGCACGGTCATGAGCGCCGGTATAGTAATTCGTTGGTGGTGGCGCGGGCTAAGTTGCTTTCTACGGTGAAGTCTATGGGCGGTTCTTTGCAGAAGCCGTTGATTATGTTGTCGAATTATGATTGTAAGTTTAAGAATGTGAAGGATGCTCCTTTGTTTTTTAGGAATCCTAGTTTTTATAAAACTATTGCTAATAATTCTGCTCCTACTGATGATGTTACGGAGAAGTTGTTGAGTTATTTTGTTTCTCTTCGTGTGAAATAGTTTTGTGTGGTGTGGTTGGTTTTATTCTGTATACTGAATGTTAGAAGGCTCCTTCATGGGTAGCCCTCCACAGGATTTTTCTTTCTGGTGAAAGGTTTTAGACTTGCTCATTATTGGCAAATTCTTTTCTGAAGATTCCGTTATGGATAAGGAGTCTTACGATTACGCAATGGATGATATTGCTCGCCCGCTGTTAGCGTCAGGGCAGGCAGAGCGGGTATCGCGTGTTACTCCGTTTATCGGTAAGACGTATGCAGGTGGCGCGTCGGTAAAGGTATCATATAGCGCTAACCCATCGGTTCCAGATGTGTTGAATGTTTTGGCAGAAGCACACTATTTAGATGATGGTTTCATTGCTTTAGATATTGATGGTTTGGAAGGGGCTTCTGGTAAGCAACCTGTACTGGTGGTTCCTGTGGTTCAGAATAGTTTACTGGTGGGCAGTTATCGCTTCTTGGATAAAGAGTCGGTGCGAGAGTTGGCGAAGTCGCGTAATCTTAAGAGTATGCGGACTAAGTTCGCTAAGTTACCGTAAGGTTAGCGTAGTTTCATAGTTTTATAGTTTTCCTGTGGAGGGTTTATCCCCTCTGTGTGGTGGAAGGTTACGGGTGCTGTGGTTCTCGTAACCTTTCGTGTATGTGGGAGGTTTGTTGTGAAGGTTGTTTCTTCGGCTCAGTCATTACGTCAGGAGTTGGCTCAGGTATCGCGTTCTTTGACGGATCGTAAGGCGCAGCAGGGTAGTTCATCTCGTGGGGTTTTTTCGTTGCCCCTGCCGCCGCAGGCGGGTGAGTGGTCGGTGAAGCCTTATTCGTTGTTGCAGGTGCAGGGTTTTTCGCGTGTTGAGGTTTTGCCGCAGCATGTGGTTTCTGATCCGTTGTTTGAGACTTTTTCGGTGTTGGAGTCTTCTCAGGTGGCGTTTCAGCGTGGCGTGAAGCTGTTTCGGTATCGCACGGATTCGGTGAATGAGCGTGTGGTGAATGTTCGGACGGGGAAGTTTGAGGTTGAGTCGGTTCCGGTCTCGAATGGGTCTGTGGTGGTGTTTTCGTCGCGGCAGGTGCAGGTTCCTTTTGGTGCGCGCACGTCGGCGTTTGCTTTTGGGCATGTGGGTGCTACGGTGCAGGGGAATGCGGGTGTGTCACGGGGTGAGTATGTGGCTGATTCTTCTGTTTCGGTTT